TATCGTACTCTGCCAATTGAGTTACACAACAAGCGTAAAGCCTGTCATGATGGGACTCGAACCCACAACCTCGTCATTAAAAGTGAAGAACTTCTATTCTGCACTATCCCTTGTTTACTGAATTTTCAATGTTCGTTAACTACTTACTTAGTATATCATGTACTGTTTTGTTTGTCAACATTTTATTTTTCTTTTTTATAAGATTAGAGAGAAAAACGCTAAGAGTCAGTTTTTGCTACCATTACACCATATGATGGTTTTATCCACCACACTCGGATTCGAACCAAGACCTAAATTTTTACAATAATTTGAAGTAACTCTTGACTACACTACTCTATCTTATTTTAATGTGTTATAATATGGGAGTGGGCTTGACAAATAAAGTAAGGGCAAAGCTCAGATAATGCGTCCATTGACTAATGGGTATTTATCAATTACACAAGGTAAGATAATCCTCTCCATTTATATAGTATAGGTATTTATCCCTATTGCTATGCTGATGAACTTTTTGTGATTGACCACTCGCATATTATAACACACTATATTAAATTTTCAAAGGTCATAGTACTCTTTGCTCACTAATATTCGCTAAATTAAATACCTTGCAGAACTTTATTATACATAATATGCGTTAGGTATAGGTCTGTTCACTCTTTTTGGCTATGCAGGGAGCTTAATCTCTCTTATTTTTATTAACTTATGTATTAGCATATTAACATAAGAATCAAACATCAATAAGTATTATTTAAGTATTCTCATAACTCAAATTCGACAATTTCAAACTCGCAGTCTCAAGATACTTAATTTAGCAAATATTAATTTTTCAAAGTTCATTTCCACTCTCTTATCTTACCATATCATTTTGTACTTGTCAACACTTTTTTATACTCTTCTGTTTGTATATTTTTTGGTTATAAGTTGCATTGCTTAGTACTCTTTTATCTTACCATACCTTATTTCTTTTGTCAAGCTTTTTTCTTGCTTATGTACTTTAGTCACTGTATCCAAGGCAACAACACTTTCAAAGAAGGGAAATAATTTTTACGCTTGCCCTGTCTACATTTACTATCTTACCACATAAGCTTTTGAATGTCAACACTTTTTCTTATTTCTTTTAATCTAAAATGGTGACTTTCAATTTTTGCTTTCCGAACTTCAAGGCAACCTTTCTGTTATTCATATAAATATCAATTCGGTTACCTACAATAGCTCCACCCCTATCCTGTACAGTAAATATGTATTTGAAACCCTCTATCCTTACTTTAGTTCCAAACTTGTACTTTCTATCCATTGCAATAGTAGTTCCCTCTACTGCCCTCCTACCACTTGTGGTAATGCCATAGCCTTTATCACTTGGCAACTTACCACATTCACTAAAAGCTAGGGTATACGCTGTAACTGTAGCTGTAAAACTCTGTTCAGCCCTTACAAATATAGAATTACCTAATATAAAAGCACTTAGCAACCCTATACTTAATATCTTCTTTAACATGTTCTACCTCCTTATTTTTGGTTACCTATTCATTGTACACTATGAATAAAGTATTGTCAATATATTTTGCCAAAAACAGCATAAAAAAAAGAGTAGACAGTATTTGTCTACTCGGTGAATATGTTATTTCTAGAGCCATTTTGTTATTATTTAGCAGGAGATAATGCATTAAGTACTTCTGGTGGGATTTGAACCATACTATTTCCATTTCCACTTTGTACAGCAGAAACCTTACCATCCCATTTCTTAATCCATTCTAATGCAATAACTTGTGTTGTAGCTGATGCTTGAATCTTAGCGTTTGAATAAGCTACTGCATCTGCTTCAATTCTTTTCTTTGTTGCTTCTCCATCTGCATCAATCTTTTTCTTCTCAGCTTCAATTACTGACCTTGACTTTTCAACTTCAATCTGTTGTAAGCCTTGTATAGCATTTACTTTAGCCTGTATTGCTTGTTTTGTTGCTTCATCAGGTCTAACATCAACAATACTTAAACCTTCAATTAATATTCCATCTGGTAATAATGACTCAGACAACATCTTATAAGCTTTCATTGCTACTTCTGGTCTTTTACCACCATAGATATCAAAGATACCATACTGTGTGCTTACTGCATTCATATTATCTTTTACAAACCTTCTAATATATGTATCTGCAATTGCTTTTGCTTCTTGTCCTCTAAATTTATTGAAGACATGTTGCAATTTAGTAGGTTCAAAATGATATGTATACGAAACATCTACACTTACTGGCTTACCATCTGCTGTACCAACATTAATTGAATCATCTTCTTTACTACCTTCTTTTGTGTCCTTTGACAAATAAACTGTTTCAGTACTTACAGGATACTCAGTAACATGTTGCCATGGTGACATTATATGCCATCCTTGACTAAGAGTTTTTTCTTCAACTCCACCATTTGTGTTATAAACTACACCTACATATCCTGCACCTATTGTTGTGAGACACATGCAACATGTAATAAATATCAAAATCAATATTGCACCTACTAAATATCCACCTGTTTTAAACATAATTATTCGCTCTCCTTTTCTTCGTTCCAATTTTTTTTGAATTTTTGTACATCATCATTAAATATCTTACCAAGCCATCTAAAGATTCCTGCACATATCCACCAGATTAAAATAAATACGAAGATTATCAAAACAAATAACACTACAAACGTTAATGGCATTTTAATATCTCCTTTCTCTGTGAAATCTTCTAACAGTTTCATTATATCACTTTCAAACTAATTGTCAATACATTTCTTTTATTTTTATGTATAATATAGTGAAACGATATACATTTGGCATGAATAGGACTTTTAAACACCTTAACACCCCTCAAATGAAGTTTTACTACTCTTAAAAATAACGTTTTTTGCAAAATCCGTACTATTGAAAAATCATTTCCTAGACTGTGTTTTCAGGTTTTAAAACTCGACTCAAAAAGTAAAAAGTGGGAGTCAACAGTACGGTTTTTGCAAAAAACGTGAGGTAGTCAACGGTACGGATTTTTCAAAAAACTGACGAAAGGAGTACTATAAAGATATTATATTGCAACTTCCATAAATATATATAATACAACAGTTTTAAAGAAATCATAACTCAACAGTTTTAGGTGTGGGACACCTGAGAGGAATTAAAACGTGATTCTTTCATCCTTCAAATAATTATAACCTTCAACATCCTTGGTCTGTAGACATTTCTCATATTTCAACATCAGGTCTTCATAATACTCTAATATGTACAAATACTTCTTTCCTGTTAATATCCTTTGTTGTGGGCTTCTTGCTATATTCTCAAAACCGATTTGTTTTATATCAGCATATTCTTGACGTTTCTTATCTGTAATAGGCTTATATATGTTATGATAAACATACTCAATATGCTCCATAATAGGTATTTTATATCTATTATTACCACCAGAAGCATAACTCGATTTACCATTATCAAGCGTTGTAAACACCTTATCAGATGTAACCTTATCTAAGAGCTTATATTTACTATCTATTAAAGCATTGAAAGCCTGACTAATAGTTTCTTTTGACATTCTTAATTTATCTGCTATCTGGTCATATGTAGGAAAAGCATAATGAGTACGCATATATTTATATATTATGTTACCTGAATCATCTTCTTCATTAGATACTGTAAAATATGAATACCTTACTAACACATAACAATATATAGCCCATTCATTAGGCTTTAAGTCTGGTAGGATAATCCTAATAAACTCTAAAGGTAAAGAGATGTAGCCTTGTTCTTCCTCACTATAGTTTGTATTGTAGATGATGGCAATATTAAGTGTTGTAGAACCCTTAATATCTTCCTCATTATGTTCAATAGAAATGATATGATTAGAGTGTAAATGCAGTAAAACCTCTTTTATCTTGGCAGGTCTTATGTTAACACTATCCGATATTAAATTGATATTTGTTGTAATGAAATATGGATTATTTGTTTTTGTCATAAGCCAGAACATAATATACCATCCATCGAAAGTATAGTAGTCCCTGACCAACGAATTGTTGATGCTGTCATATTTTAACTTGACAAATTGACTATAGGTAATCCCTCTAGAATCAAACACTTTGTCTTTGAATATGTATTTAGCTGATTTATGGCTAAAATATGTATGAATGTCTTGTAGTGATTTGAATTCCTTCATAAATAACTCCTTCTAGTACAGATTATATTTATCATACCATATCAATTTTTTACTGTCAAGTTAAAAAAAGAACCTTGCCTACCTACATAGACAAGGGATTTGACATAAAATAAATAAGAAAAATAGTTTTATTACTCAAAGAAGTTTGTACACGAATTAATGTACATTTTCATCTTACCACACCTTGAATAGTTTGTCAAGTTTTAATCTCTATATTCTGTTAGGGATAATTTTCCATAGTATCCACCACCACTTACCTGATATTTAATATCATTGTGAGTGAAATTTTGCCAGTAGTCATACTGCCATCCATTTGTGTCCCATTCATCACTATCAATATCAATACCTTTGTCTTTTAGAATCTCAAAAAATACATCAGGAGGACAGGAATCTATCTCTAATTCTTTTATCTTTTTCTCAAATAACTGGTCAATACCATTATTGATTTGTTTCTTTATGTCTGCTGTTAATACTTCAATCTTAACCTTTACACTCATAATCCTGCTCCTATCTTACCATGGTAGTATGTAATTGTATTTCATAGTAATGCTCCCTAGTAAATCCTTCTCCAATAGTGGTAAATCCTGAACCAATGAAAGCTCTATCATCAGTTATTCCTGAATGTTGGATATAACTATCATTATCTTTTACCATATCAACATATTCAGCTAATTTCTTAGCATACATGTTTCTTAATTCAGTCATAGCCACATTTTCATCTGTAAATGTTCTTGGTCTTATCATCTTCCCATCACAAACACCTATTATCACTAATATCATCATAACTAATCATCTCCTTAGTTTTCATAACTGCCAAATTCTACTTTATATACACCTCTTTCAGTATCAGAATAAATGTTGAACTTTGCCTTGTTCTTAGATAAGTCCATATAACCATGAAATATACATGTTGTATAGATTTTTCCCTGATATTCACATTTGATATCAGGAAACTTTTGCCAATTTTCTTTATTATTGTCATGTTGATATGTTATGTTAAGTGTTTGAGTTTGCATGTGTTGTTTATTATAAATATCTGTCATTCCTGCCCATACAAATATAGCACCTATAATTATAACAACAACAAATGTGGTAAAGGCAGTAGATAACACACTGATAAACATATTATCACTACTAACCCTTTTCTGTGGTATAAGCTGTCTAAGATTTGGTATCATTTTACATTCACCTCTCGATTATTCTTGTGTGTGCTGTATTAGCTTTTTCTCAGCCTGTCTACGTTTTGTAGTGTCAAGTCTTTCATCTTGCTCCACCTTTGTAACAGGCACTACTCCATGCCAACTACCTCTGACTGTCTTCGATATCTCATATGAGGATAGTACCTTCTTTTTGAGCTTCTTCTTACCATTTTTCTTTCTTACCATGGTTACCTCCTATTCACTCTTATAACACTTTAAAGCTTTAAGTTTGTTCTCAAAATAATTAAGAAGTGTTCTATTATATTGTGAAGACTCCTTATTATTTTTCAATGCATCAATTATCTGTTCAATTTCTGACTCTGTTAAATTGCATTGAATCATGACTACCTCCTATACCTTAACAACATTGTAAATTGAATACTTTCTGCCTATGAACTGTGTAGCAAAAACATTCTTTGCTTCTTCCTTTGAGCTTGCAGGGATACTTCTAACAACATCTGCATAACTTCCATCATCCTGTTGAACTTTAGCGTAAATTGTAAACATAGCCATTACCTCCTTAACTCATAAGTATCTTCTACTTCAACAATTCCTGCGTGTTTATATCTAGCCCTACAACAAATTGTAACATCTTTATCAATTCTTTTTAACATGTTTCTTGCTCCTGTTTCTGTTGTAAAAGCAATTGTTTCACCACATCTGCAACACACTATATTATGTAACTTACCTGCAATTTTTATTGTCTTTGTTGATGAACCACCAACCCTTCTTAATTCAGCTTCAAATACTGGATGTTTATCTTTAAAAGGTTTCTCCATAATATGTAATGCCCAATGTGTAAGTTCATGATGTATTACGCTATCAATAGTTTCCTCTTTGTAATATCCTGAAAAAAGTAATTGGGCAAATACCATTTTGATTCCAACATTTACATCCTTTCTGTATTGATAATATCCTAGTTTTTTGAACATCTTAGTACTTATCTCTACAGGTAAGTTGAATTCCATGTTCCAATTCTTTAGTGCAAACTCTTTACATTTTCTTGTCAATTGGGTAATTGTCATATTGACCTCCATCATCTAATTTGTTTGACCACTCTTATATCTTATCACTTATAGATGATGTTGTCAATATTATTTCACATATTATTTTTTACAAGCTCCCTACTGAATAAATTATAGTAATGCAGTATTGTTTTTTTGCTTAAGTCATATTTCTTCTGTACTAAATCAACACCACCATTACTAAACCTATCCAGTAAATCCCTTTTGTTTTCAACAGTCCATATCTTTTTTGCTCTGGTGCTTTTAGTTATAACTTGTGTGTCTTTAAACATATCATTAATGTCTAAGTTCAAAACCCCACACATTTTAACTAAGTTTTCAAATGTTAATACTGATGCATGAGAGACATTTAAACAACTCTGAAAAGAATTAATCTCCATTCCCACTAAATCAGCAATATCTTGTCTAGTGCCATACTCTTGAAGCAGTCCCTTACATGCATTTTTTAGATTTGTTTTCATCACCTTCATATCTGTTTGTTTATACTTTGTTAATACTTCTAACAAATTGCTGTTTTGCATACTTACCCTTTCCCCTTTCAACTCCTAAGTTATTTGATTTACTTTATCAACTTCTTTTAAAAGAATATGATATACTCTTATTGCTTCATGTATTGCCCCTGACTTATCAGTTGCAGATACTATGTACTCACTTCCATTATCTAAAATTACTTTCCACCTTAACATATATTAACCTCCTATTTATAGTATAGTTCAAACTTAACCATGTTATACCATGGGATATTAAAATTTTCCCAAGCAAGCCTTTTGGCTTCATCCTTATCTTCTGCCTGTACTTGTATGTAAGTTCCATCTGCTAAGAATATAACCCACCACTTATTCATCCTACACCTTCCTTAATATAACAAATATATTTCAGGATGTTCAGCAATATACCATAAAACTAAAGCCAACAAGACACCTACAATCAAAGGAAATCCTACGTTATCAAAAAACTTTTTCTTGTTAAATCTTAAATTTTTCATAGCTTCCTCCTTAATGAACACATTTTTTACAGTCATTATTTGACAAACACTTCTTGGCTTTACCTGTCTTACAGTTTGGCAGTTGACACTTCTTATCTTCTAAACACTTATCAACCTTTCCACATTCTACACAATATGCTACTTTCTTTGCCATAACCATAACCTCCTGTGAATTTGTTTTGTGAACCTAAATACATTGTATCACAGGTAAGATAGTGTTGTCAATATTATTATTATCGTTTTTATTAATATTATTCACTATATAACAGAAAAAGACAAACCAGTAATGATTTGTCTTTTTCTGTTATATAGTGAATTACCAATCAATAGTTATTGAACCAAGATTATATTCCATAAGGTCTGATGCAATATCAATACCTTTTTGTGTAAATGTGGATACCTTACCTTCTTCGTCCCATGTACAGTAAGATTCATCATCATAAATCCAATCCATAATTGTTGTGATATCAATAGTTTCACACCTATTGTAATCACGTTCTTCTACTAATAAGTATCTAACTTTTTCTCCTGCTGATTGAAGCCAAGGAAGGTCTTCTTTAATTGCAAACTCTAACCAGTTGTCAAACCTTTCCTGAAAACTGCCTAACTCACATAGTTTCATAATTTGTTTACTAACTAATTGCTTTAAATCATCAATTTCTTTCATCATATTTTTTAGATATGCAAGGTCTTTATCTTCAACATTGAATGATAAAGTTTTGGCAGTACTTAGTATTAAACATCTTCTTACCTCTACATATGAATCATCTTCATAAAAAGTATACGCTTTTTCATTAGGTATTTGAGGATGTTCCATATATCCTTTAATGGTATTAACAGTATTGCCAGACTTAAATGGTTTCCCTGACACCTTTATGACTTGTTGATTAATTTCACCTACTGGTCTTGGTGGAAATTTCTTAATCTTTACTGGTGTCTTAGGTGTAAACAAATGACAATCAATACAATGAAGACAAACTGAGTTCTGAGATAAAACACTTTGCTCATATTCACATTCTACGCCATTAACTGTAACACACATTATTCTGTTACCTCCCTATTCTTAAGATATAATTCTTTGCAGTTCTGAGGATAATCTTTTTTGTCAAGGTGAACGCAAGTCCATCTTTTTTCTACACATGACTTATATGAAGTACAGGACATACAACATACTTTTTCTATGTTTTCCTCACAGTCATTAGCACCATTAGAACTACACTTACATATAAATTTAGAGTAGTCAAGGTAAGGTTTAGCAATTTTAGTAGCTTCTGCTAAGTAATCATCATCTGTCCATTGTTGACCATCTGTTCTACGTCTAAATACTGCCTGACCTTTCATTTTAACAAACTCATATGCCACAGCAACATCACCTTGACATATATTTATAGCCCTTTTACATTCCATTAAGCTACAGCCTGTTCTAACTCTAAGCTCATTGATTTTTTTGTATATCTGATTTCGCATTATCCCTTTTATCTAACATATTATCTATTTGAGATATTAAATCATCTATTTTCTTCATACCCTCTGTAGGCTCATAGCAGGATAATTTAAGTGTTTCTGATTCAGTCTTAGGTAATTTACCTCTTTGCTTATAAAACTCAATAAAAACCCTTGTATGTCCTATTAAACACTTACCAAACATAAGGTGTCCAAACAACACCTCATTTATTTCTTCCATGCCCTGACTCCTGAATTTATTTATCTGAGCAGTCATTATTTCTTCCTCATTTGAATCTGTAAATACTACTTGTTTATATTTACAATCAAAACAGTTATTCATCTTTCTTCCTCCTAACTCATACTAAAATCATTTATTGGATACTTTAAAACTCTAAGCCAAGCGTTTCTAAGACTTGGAAATGCATCTACAATAACTGGTGGACAGTACTTTTTTATGTAATCTAAGTCATTGTCTTCAAAAGCCTGTCTGATTTTAGTAGCACTTAGACCTTCAAAAATAGTGCTTCTTTCCATAAAAATGAAGTCAATTCTTGCCTGAATATCAGCATCAAACCAGTTTAACATAATTTCTGGTGTATCACTAAAATACATACCAAACTTTTTTGACTTAATCCTGCTTACAATGTTATAGTAAAGGTATTTTCCCCATTCCTTAACATTTTGAATATCACCTTCTTGAGTCCAATCTGGCAGTTCATACACCTCAATCTTATCTGCATACTGTTTGCCTATATTGGTTGTAATGGCTTCTTTTAGGAACTTGATTCTAAGTTCTATGGGGAAAGGGTTTCTCAACATACTTTCTTTATTAGAACTTCCTAAAATAATTATTGCTCTACGATTCTCTTTACACATTTTCTCTACAACATAGAGATGTGCATTATGCATTGGTTGCATTCTTGCTAAAAAAACTCCTATTGGCATTATTCTTTTTCCTTCCTCTCTTCTTGAATTGCGTAACGTAAATTACTTATTGTAGTTCCATAGAAGTCTTTAATGCCTAAAAGCTTTGTGGCAATTAAAATACCTTGCATTAATCCTTCTAGTCTTGCAGTTTCAGCGTGGTCATTGTGTCTCATACAAGTACACATTTGTCTTTCATACTCAATGTATATTAATGCCAAACCTAGCTCATTACTATTTGTTTCAGACATGATTTTATTTGCACTCTTCACTTGCTACCTCCTTTTAAATTCTATTATTTGACATTTAGATTTCTCTTCTTTAGGGAATAGGACACATTTAGGTTTCAGGCAAGTTCCCCAAGACATGTGAGGGCATTTACTTCTAACACATTTCCTTAAGAACTCTCTGTCGATAGTCCATCTTTCAGGCTGACCTTCTCCTGTTTGATATTTGTTGTGGCTCATGCCATCACCTCCATACCTATATGTTACCACAGAATTTGAATACTGTCAATATTATTTTTAATCCCATGAAAGCAATATTTTACAAGAAAACCAGAGTCGATTTAGAGAGATTAGCTCCCTCATACTCTGGTTTTCTACCTTATACGTTTTTCAATTTTAATTATCTTCCTTTTTATCATACTGCAAATTTATATGGAGTATGTTAGGTTCTGAACTGTATTGATGAAAACCAGTTATCACATGTCCATCTTTTAACATTTGATTCAATGCTTGTATCTGTTCATCTTCAAATTTTGTCAACCTATTTAAAATGAATTCTAAATTGGTTTTTACTGTAGTTTCTTTTATTACCCTTCCAAATGGATTCATTAAACCATCCTTTCTATCTTATAATCTTTACCTGAATCATCTCTGTCTCTTGTTTTGCTTCATCTACAAACGCTTGAAATGCTTCTATCTTTCTATTAGCTCCTTTTATGTATCTCTCAGAGCTAAAATAATCAAGATTTGTAGGATTTTCTAAGTTTTGCTTTGTAAACCTTATTTCACCTTCCATGATAGTTACTAACTCTCTTATCTGTTTAGCTGTTAACTGCATTTCAACACCTCCTATTTTCTTTTTACATATACTACTATTAAAAACGCAAATGTAAGAGCTAAAGCAATTAATCCTGCAACATTATCTCCAACTTCTATCTGCATCTCAACACCTCCTATATCTCTGTTTTATCCTTGGCATTACCTATTTTTGCTTGTAAAGCCCATTTGTAATTTTTCAATACCTCACTCACTTGGTCAAACATTCTCTTGTCATAACCATTTGCAGTAGTAAATTCTTCTTCTAACCTTACAGCAAAGCCTTTTGCCCATTCCTCTATTTCTTTTATCTGGTAAACGATTGTTTCTCCATCACTTATTGTCAACTCATTCCCTCCTACCACAACTGCTGATTCATATCAGTATCGTTAATGTGTACTATCCTTGTCTCTGGCACATATACTACCTTCTTACTAAATACTTCTGCAATGAACCTGACAGGAACAAATATTCGATTATCTATCATCATTGCTTCTGGTGAATATGCAAGTTCATCATTTACATATGATTGTCCTTGCTTCATCTGTATACGAATTTCTGTTGTACGGTCTGCATTATGAACAAATGCTATCTGATTCTCTTTGTCCCATGATACATCTAGTCCCAACATCTCCCCTGTTGCTCTCAATCCAAGGAACATTCTGCCCTTATAGATAATAGGATAACCATTTTTAAACTGGACTGCTTTGTTATTGTACACTACCTTAATCTCGTCCGTACAAGCTGTACTGTTAAGTGCAAGAAGTAAATTCATAAACAAAACTACCATTAACAACACCATACCTACTTGAAATTTCTTAGACATATCATTCTCCTTTTCATAATTTAATGTGAATAGTTATATTGTGTTAAATCCCTTTGTTGAATATCCTTAAGTAGTCTAGCTTCATCCATTCTGGCTGTTTTGTACCTTCTTTTAATACTAACACTTCGTCAGTCCCTACAGTCAATACAGTTCCATTTTTGCCATTCAACTTAATAACACTTCCAATTTTCAACATAATATAACCCTCCATGGTTTAATGTGTTAGGCATTATCTCTTGCCCACATTTATAATTATATAGGAAAATGATTATACTGTCAATACTTTTTTCAAATATTGTTTGTTGTTAATATAATCCATTTTATCTATGACTTCAATAGGTCTTCTTAATTAGCCTAATCTCTCTTAAGTCTGGCATTCTTACTTCCCATTGTGTCTCACTAATCTCATTAAGCAAGATAAGTATATCAAACCTATAATACAAGGACTTTACATCAGCCATTACTAGATAATCACCTAACAAATAGCCTTTTCTTTCAAACTTCAAGATTAACTCTACAACATCAAACCTTTCAAAACTTCTTAAACCACTTACTCTTTCATTGTAATGTGCTGTCATGAAATTAAGGTTTTTACTGTTTGCTCTCTTGAACACATCTATCTGTGTTTCTGTCATACCTGTATGCATAACTACACCTCCTATGTATCTAATCTTTTTAGTAGTTCTACAATCTTACATTCAAGGGTAACATAACCATCTCCAAATAGCCTTGCTTCGCTTTCTTCTCCTGTCCTGAATTCATCAGGAATTGTTATATTATGTTCCTCTAACAAGTCCTCAAATTCATCTAGAATAGCCTGTGATGTTGATATTATGGCTTGTTCTCTTTCTTTATGGTCTATTTCAGCCTTTCTTTTTCCCATGTTACCAACCCACACAAATAAAACCAACAAAACTCCTACTGAAATTACTGAAACAATTAAATTATGCATTACTTTTTCCTCCTAATATTTTTTTAATAACATCAATTGATATTTCAAGCATTGAAACATCAAGTCATATTACCAAAGTACTTTCAGGGAAGGTTACCCTCCCCTTACTCCTACATATTATACTATCCTTCACCATTAGTCAATCTATATTTATATTCACAATCATGGCATTCGTCCCTAGAAGCGTTTTCCTTCAATGCAACATATTCTTTAAGTAAAGTATCAAGGTCTGTTGTAAGTGTCTGAATTTCAGTAAGCTGTGACTTCTTAAGTTTTACACTTACTTCAACTATGTTATCTAAGGTGGCTAAATATTCCTTAACCTTCTCTTTTTCTGCCTTGAAATCTAACTCATGTTCATCAAATATCTCTTCAAGCACTTCTTCTAACCTATCACAATTAGATTTGAAGTCTTCTTCAATATTCATTACAAGCAATTCCTCTTCTGTATATGATGTGGCACTTACGTCACCCTCTGTACATGAATGCTTGCCATCTAATTCATGGAAGTGGACTACTATTCCATTGATATTATTTTCCATCTTTAAAAAGCTTTCAGTAGTAATGAAGACATTTTCCTCTTTCACTTTATGTGAATAATGACCTTCTGCATATAGATTAACGTTTGTTAGTTCCATTTGCTCTAAACCTCCTTTTTACTTCTTTGATTAATACTTCCTTAAAAGCAATTACTGTAATTATAACAACAAGTATTGCGATAATAAACAGTAACATCATCCATGCCCTTCTCCACATCTCAAACCCTACTTGCTTCTCTAATACCCATAACTGCCAATAACTAAGCTTTGACAAATCCATAACCAGACCTCCTATACTTTTTCTAGTGTTCCTGTTGCTTGTACATATTCAAGCATTACACCACAATCACAGTCAATTACTGCTAAGTTTATAACATTAACCATACCATTTGGGTTTATTACTCTAAACTTCCTGCCACATACAGGGCAAGGTAACACAACTTTGTTATCATCTTCCACCTTAATACACCTCCTAGCTTACTTTAGTGACAACACCATTCGCTACAACTACCTCTGCATACCATGTGTGAGGTTTTGGGTAGTGTGGGCCTTCTACACAACATTTACCATTTACTGGTGGTTCTCCAAGTCCACAAGGGGAGTAAAGCGTTACTTGTTCCCCTTTTGCTACTGCTTCTTTAAAAGCTTTCTTGGTTTTAAAATTAGTTGCTGTATACATAATTACCTCCATCAAATTTTAATCTAACAAGTCAACTTTCCTAAAGTAAATCTGGTGGTTCTCTAGCTCCTGCATATCCCATGAACCATTAATGAATAAGCAATGATATCTAACCCACCACGCACATTGTTTAGTTGTTGCAAGTCTTCTATCTGTACCATAAGCAATTCCTCCTAGAGCCACAATTGCCTGTTCTTGCTCTTCTGGTGACAGGACTTGCTGTTCCTGTGATGTAGTGTATATCCTCTTAAACTCTTGTTTAGTCATGGTTTATTCTCCCTCTCACAGCAGACCACTTGATTTTTTTATGGTCTGCTGTATTGTATTTTTGAAACAGTCTTACCAGTATTTAGCACTATTGTTAATAGCCTTGACTACATCGGCTACTGCTGTTCTGTGTCTGCAAACTGTACCTTGGACAAAATTACCATTCTTGTCTTCTCTGTCATGACCTCTGAAAAAGTGGTCTGAACATGTGCAAGACTCTCTTGTTACAATGTATTTACTGCCAGAGCCTGAGACAACTTCTGCATACGTTGGTTGCATAACAACTTTCATCTGTTCTTCTGTTTCTCTTGTCTTAGAGAATGCATCTACCTTGCTAACAATCTTAACATTACCTGCTGTTGAAGTCTTACCTTTACCTGCTGTTGAAGTCTTTTTCATAGTCTCGTTCCCCTTTTCATTTTTATTTTGTTTGTTTGCTACCTCTTTATTATAGTCCTTATTGATTGTATTGTCAATATCATTTTTCATTTTTTCGGAAATTTCTTTTGTTTCTTTCTGCATCTTTTCAAACTGAGCTATCAATCTTGACTTTGCATCTGTACATGTGCCAACTTTACAAACAAGTTCGCCACCATCTAATATAGCCTTTACTTCTCTCTTGCTAGGTGCTATGTCTAGGTAGCCAATTGCTACAGCTCCTGTATCATTCTGTTCACCTTTAACTATTGCCCATACTGTTGATACTAAACCTACTCTTGTTGTCTTGTACTTAACTACATCATAAACTTTACACATACTATACACGCTCCTATTTTTTATTTTATTTAGAATATGTAGGTCAGGAGAACAACACTTTCAACGAAGGATTTATTTACGTTGCCCTGACCACTCTTATATCTTACCATACAATCATTAATACTGTCAATACTATTTGCAAATTATTTTTTAGGCTGTGGGTTAATGATTATTCTATTTCCTTCTGTCTTTACTGGAAGCCCTGCTTTCTTAAGTCCATTAGCTAATTCTTGATTTTTAGTTGATATATGTATTATCCCCTTTCTGATTTATTTTGAGATATGTTAGGCTTTTTCTTCTGGTTTTCTTCCTAGAACCAATGCTGTAAAGTAATGTCCAGTATAAGAATATTGTATTTCTAAAATTGCTCCCTGATTCTGGAAATTTATGATTGTACTGTTTAACTGATTATAGAATTGTACTCCATCAGAATTAGATATCAGTTTCATAAGTACTATTTGCATCAAGAATACCTCCCTTCCTGCTTATTTGCCCTACTGTATATTAAGCGTACCAACTTTGATATCTAGGTCTGCCATCCCATTTGCTCATGCATCCAAAAGACATTGAAGCATAACCATTCTTATCAACTTTCTTAGTCAATACCTCTTTACTTATAAACTTACTCTTTACAGGTACAACATTGCAACACATAAACCCTTCTGAGCCATCTACTGCCTGTCCATATATCTTTTGTACCTTTACTGTCTTTGGTGTCACAGAGATAACCTGATAGAAATCTATGTTGGTCTGGTCATATCCCCAACTGTACACCATTATATCACCAACAACAAGTGTATGTGGCAGTTTTCTTTCTTCTTGCTTTTGTGCCTTTGTTACCTGTTTCTTCTTCAATCCTTCCATCCAATTTGCAATGTATTCATCTCTTCTGGCAGGAGTTTGAAAACCATAATGAAAACTGTGTGTGTTAGCTTTACCAGTATAGCCAATTGCACCTTTTTCACCAGTAAGATATACTACTGCATTAACTTCTGGATATAACTTCTCAACTGCTCCTGTAGGTATATACCTAGTCTTTAGACCTGCTATTCTTCTATTCCACATAATAAACACGCTCCTGTTTTGTATGATTTGTGTTAGTGTCTCTAGCACTCTTACATCTTACCATGAAAATAATGATACTGTCAATACTATTTGAAAAGTTTTTTATCTATTTTATAAAACTGATATATTGAATTGTTTCATTGAACTTTTTTAATATAAACCATTCAGAAGCTAAGAGATTATACTTTTCATCAATCATAACCATATTCTTATCATACGCTGTCTGGTCATTTGTTATAACAAATGCTACTGTTGCCTTACTCTTCTTACTACCATATATCTTAGCCTTTTCCATAGCAAGCTCAACTGTTTTCTTAAGTGTTTCTGCTTTCAGGCTATACAACTTACATAATGCATGAATAGAAGCTGTCCTGCCATCAATACCTGACTTAATACCTTCATTATATAGTTCATTGAATACTTTATCTGTTTGTGACATGGTTTCCTCCTAAATATTTTCTACTATTACAGTCTATCATGAAAAGAATAATGCTGTCAACATCTATCTTGAAATTGTTATAAAAACTTTAAACTCTTTAGGACAGAATACACACCTATCTACCCTTGCCCTGTTTATTCCATGTTGATGATATGTTGTAAACTTTCCTACCTCCAATGCCTTACTGGTCTTTATTACGTTGCTAGTGCGTGTGTAAGGCTGTCCAATTACTCTTTGATATACAAATATAAAACCTCCTTAGAGGGCAGTTTATGGCTCACTGCCAACCTATTTGAATTAAAGTACTTTACATCTAGTCAATTGTGTTTGTAATGTCAAGTTTGACCTATTAGCACCATAGTACTCTGTATGTTCCTGAATTGTACCCTTCAATTTGACCTCTGAACCCTCCATAAGAGACTTTGATGAAGTCTTCCATGTAAAGACATTCCCTTCCTTATCTTTCATCAGGTGAAGCCTTACAACTCCAAATGCATTTTCCCATACTACAACTTTTTCAACTGTTAATTCAACTTCTATCTTTTGTCCTACTGTACCTATATGCTTCGATGGTATCTCTACTTCTTTTACTTTCAAAAGCTCCATTGCTTTCATGTAGTAAGGTATCATGCTAGTAGCATACCCCTTTACCCTCAATGCTATACATTCACTTATAGAAATAAGTTTCAAATTTTCCTCATAATCTGTTTTTGTTTCTATACCTTTGATGTACTCTATTACTTTAACTGCAAGGTCTTTGTCTTCCTGTGTTACAGCTATTATATCCTTTTCTTTCATGCCCTCTTGTTCAAACATCTGTTCGTACACTTCATCAGTTGTTGCTCTCTTGCCAAATTCTTCTGCATTGCTTCTTGATACATAACCCATAGTGCGAATTACTGACTGACTTTGTGCTACCCAATCTATCAACAATGTGTACTTTGGTATATTACTCAATCCCCTGCATAACTCTTCTTCCTGTTCTTTCATCTCCATTAAGTATTCAGCGTATCTAGCGTAGTGTTCAGGGCTGTTATGTCCTAAGAAATCCTTCAAACAATTTTTCCCTATCTGCTTAAACTCTCCTGTGCTTTCATTGAAGAGGATATAAGTATCATTCCTTCTTCTGTAGCTGTTGCAATGTTCGCAATACTGACCTGTTGTTCTGAATCTTTCAGGTATCTCACCTTCAAATGTTGGAATCTTGTTTATGATGTTTCCATTATCAAGACTCATGTGGTCTATTGTTGCTACAAACTCCCAACCATTGATTCTAGGTACTTCTGAACCAGTAATTTCTATGTGAATCATTTTGTGCCATATATCATCTATCTTAACAAACTCTTCATCAGTAACCTTGTAACCTATGTTGCCATTGCCTATCTTTACTGACTTCTTTGTAAGCATTTTCATTTTACTTTCAAACTTCTCTAGGTTCTCACTATAAATTGTAAAGTTAACTCTTGGTGCTACTACCTCTACTACTTCACTAACCTCTGGCAATTTGCTCAATTCTTGATTCATCATATGCGTGACCTCCACGTTATTCATTATTGTGTGCTTTCCACTCTTATATCTTACCATGATAGTATATGTATTGTCAATATCATTTATTCACTTTTTGAAAATAAAAAAACAGAAGGCAATTTACCCTCTGTTTTTCTTAGTTTCATATATTTTATATTACTATGGTGTTATCTCATGCCTGTTCATTGCTTGTATAAGCTTAAGTAAGTCACCTACTGTTAAATGTTCTACCTTGATTTGTTGCAAGGATAACTCTTTAACCTCTTCAACTACTACCTTTGTATAACCTCTAGACTCCATAACACTTTGTATTTGTTCTTGTTTCTCACAAACAACTACATCAATGCCATAAGTACTTGTGGAATCAAAGTTTATTTGAAATACTTTTGGTTTTGGCATATTACACCTGTGCCTGTTGAGTTTGTCCTGCTACTACTGGCAATATTACGTCCTTATCGTCTGCAAGGTCTGTTATTATGTCAGATACTACAGGTGCTACTACAGGAGGGTTCTTGATGGCTTCTGCTCTTGCTTTTGCTTCTGCCTTTTCTCTAATTACTTGAATCTTTTTGAGTTCAGGAACTTCCTTTGTAAATGCATTGCGTAAAACTTCAAGTCTTCTCTTTACATTTTCTTTTCTTGCACTTCCTGCACTTACTGTTCTTCCATATTCGCCACCAGTTTTTTGAGCTTTGAAGAAGTCAACTGTCCATGTATAGAACTCTTCTGGCTGTACTTTTTCAATTATTGCTATTTCTGCTACCTTGAATATTACAGGCACAGCAGTCTTTTTAAGTAGCTTCTCACTCAATACAAATGCTTTGTTAAGGTAAGTTAAAACTTCTCTGAATCTGTCCTTTACATCATCTTCCAATGTGTAATATGATACAAAATCTTGAATCTCTTTACCTGTAAAGCCTGAATCAGCATTAGAGAACATAATAAGTGTTTGAAGGATAAGTTCTTGGTCTGAAAAATGTACCCTTGCTTTGTCACTTATAGCCACCTTATCAGCAAAGAAGGAATCTCTTGATACTTCATTAATGAATGCTGTAAACGCTGTAGGCATGTCAATTCTGATAAGCTCAATCTTCTTAAAGGCTGTTCCTGCATTCAATCTTTGGAACATAATGGTTATTTCGTCTTCTGATATATCAGAGAATGTGTATGTGTTAACGTTTGTACTATTCAACTTAGTTTGTACAGTTTGTGGAAGTTCTGCATAGCTCAATCCTGCCACCATGTATTCTGCTCCATCATCATCAACATAGTTGTCAAGTTCATCACTCAAAACAAACTTGCCTTGGAAGAATTCTGTCATAGCTCTTGACCTTTGCTGTCCATCTAATGCCCATTTGAAATCATCTTTCAAATCTACAAAGTACAATGGAGGAACAGGGAAATCAAAAATTAATGAGTCAATCAGGTCTTGCTTCTGTTTCTCTGTCCATACTGCTCTTCTTTGTATTTCCAAATCAAACCTTACTGCTCCTGATACTACCTTCTTAACCAAACCTAAATAATTCATTGAAAGCTGTGTCTTCTTAAACATAATAATCATTCTCCTTTTTTAATTTAAAATTTGTTGTTAGTTGTTATCCTTATCTTACCTTAGTTTACCTCATTTGTCAATCATTTATTCATCATTTCATTATTTTCTTTCAAGTCTTAGGTGAAGAGATAACAACACTTTCAGGGAAGGATTTATTTACGTTATCTCTTAACCACAAGTACATCTTACCACATAAAGCTTAATACTGTCAATACTATTTGCAAATTAAAAATTGTAATCATAAAACTCTCTTCTACCATTTATTACTTTGATACTGTCATTCTGAAATATACCACGCTTTTCTGACCATCTATATGTTTCAATACTACCCTTTGAATCTCTCTCATAGGTGTATGTCTGTTCATCCTGATTTGTACAATGTCCTGCAAAACCCCCTGCAACTACCTCTGGCTTGAAATCAGGATTAAGTGTAGCTTTGTCCCTCTGTACTGTGATAGTACATTTAGTCCTCTTTATAACTGTCCCTGCATGTCTATCACTATACAAACAAACTGTAACACCATCTCCAACTTCAACTTCTCTTCTTTCCTCTCTGATTATTCCATCTTTCAATTCTCTTTCCCTTTGAAAATAATTCTTGCCCTTGCCATTCCAATACTCATTATACTTAGCTGTATGGTTAGGTACTAAGCTTCTAATTTCCTGCATTGCCTTTTCATTGTCTGCATTCAATGTTGCAAGTTCAGCCTTTAAAATTTCACTCTTCTTCATAATGTGACCTCCACAGTTTTATTTTGTCTACCCTCTTATATTACCACACTACCATGATACTGTCAATACTATTTTTCAACTTCACAATTTAATATTTCCAATAGTTCAAACTCAAATCTGGAACTCTTTTTGCACTCTTCAAGTTCTGATTCTGTTACATAATCAATATTATCTCTTACACTCCATGTATCATGAGTTTCTTTGATTTTATATATCTTAACACTACCAACAACTTCTATTGTAGCATTGGTCTTGTTGTGTTCTCTAGCTTGTAATCTTGTCTCTCTCTTGCTAACTGTAACCATTAAAGGAAAAAACGCTGTGCTATACTTGCTCTTGCTATCTGAAAAATCCTTGTTAACCTTTTTCAAACAGTAGTCTGTACCACTCCAATTTTCATTTTCAGGTGCATGTGAAATTCTAAATAAACCATTATCAGCCTTGAAAAATCCACCTTCAATTTTAACTATCTGTCCCACTTTCAACTCAATACCATTCTTATCCATCATAATACATGACCTCCATGTTTTTATTTTTGTTTGTTTGCAGTCAGGATAACAACACTTACGAGGAAGGAATAAATTACGTTGTCCTGACCACAAATACATTCTACCATATAAATAGTAATACTGTCAATACTATTTACTTAATTTCTTTTATATACTTTTTCAACTGCTCTAGACTTTCATTAGTATATGGAAAATTAAACTGTGAATTCTCAAACATGCACTCACTAGAAGCTTTCATATATAAAACAATTGCTTCATCTGTTGAGCCATATTGAAACCTATTTGGTGGTTTAATCAACTTAACCACATTAGGACATACAAAGTTCAACAACTGCCTTAACTGCTCCATAGGTACAACATTTTTGCTCTCAATCAATTCTAACTTTGCCTTGATTCTTTCCTTTACATATGGTGAAAGTTCAATCTTAGTAACAACCTTATCAACTGTATCTAACACAATAACATTCCTCCTTTTATAGTGGTGATATACTTAATGAATCACAGTTATTAATGATATGTAACACCATTTCTTTAACTGTATTGAATTTATTTGTTTCCTGAATTAAACCATCATACAAAGTTTCAATGCCTAAGTCAGTCTCAAACTCTTGTTTATATCCTTTGATGATAAAATAATACACCCATTCTGCTTTCTGTCTACACACATATACGCTGAATTTCAAAGGGATATATTCTTTCTCCATCTCTTTTAGTTCTAATATTTCCTGTTCTCCTAACATTAAACAAAATGTGTTCTTTACTTCTTGTGTTATTTGTGTAACATTTAATCTCATACTCTCTTCCTCCTATTAATGCAGGGAAGGGCTTATTGCCCTTTTGCCTTTGTAGCTTCTATCTCATTGCCTATATGTGCTAACTGCCCTGCATACTTCATTATCTTTGGTCTAGCTATATCCAATTGTTTAGGGGAAAGAACAACACCTCTCATTACCTGTTTAGCAAAACTTGACATAATAGGTGCATCTGAACCATTAAAACCTATTCCATTCTCATGATTTGTACTTGCAGTCTGCTTTTCATCTGCTGTTTGTCTCTCATACAACTGAACTATTGACCTCTCTACCATTGTGTTATACTTGGAAAGTAAATCCTTTATGTTGTCTTTGTTCCATTTCAACTCTGGCTTTACTTTTTTAGCTCTTGGTTTTCTTTCCTTCTTAACTTTCTCTACTGCTGGTACTGGAAGAACTGGCACTATTACTTCTGCTACATCCATATCCTTAAGTAGATTTGCAAGTACATCAATTGCTTTGTTCATGTTAACATGCTCTTCTGTACCTACTACTATTGCCTTACCATCCTTGCCTGTTGCTAAGTAGTTCTCTAAGTTCTTAATACCTCTGGTTAAATCTTCTCTTGTCAACATATACATGACCTCCATGTGATTTTTATTTTGTTGTAGTCAGGCAACTACACTTGCAAGGAAGGATTTACGCTTGCCTGACCACTCTTTAAGTATACGCTTATTATATGATATTGTCAATATTATTATTCATTTTTTATTTATTTTCTTTTTCTTCTTCTTCTAAACATTCCTCACATGCATTACAACTCCAACAATAAGGACAACCACAGCCATTACCTCCACAATCACAACAATTGTACATATCTGAACAATTACACATATTACTACCTCCTTTAAATATAACCTCTCTTTAACCATTTGATAATTGATTCTGCAATATCTTCATCAGTAGCAAATTGATTTATGCCACCTGTATAGTCTTTAGTGTTTTTTGCTGACCTATACAAATTCTTATGTGCAAGTGGACTGTAACATGACTTTTCGGTATTAACATAGACAATGTTACCTGTTAATTTGCAAGTTACAAAACCACTACAACCTCTTGCTTCACCATTTATTCTAATGTTCTTTAACTGAATGTCTAAGTCACCTGATAAAGCCTTAAGCTTATTTGCTAATTTAGTTGATAATAACATATTCAACACTCCTTCGCTCATTTGATATTTTCTACTCTTATATCTTACCATAGTATTATATGTATTGTCAATATCATTTATTCATCTTTAATTTTTTAACCTCTTTTTAAAAAAGTGCAAGTTGAGTGTTTCTCCCCCAACATTCTCCTTGCGTGAGTCTCTTTCTTTATTCTATCATACATATTAAGCCCTGTCAACACAATATGCAAAAAAGATAGTAGGCAATTTACCCACTATCTTTTATATCCTTATATTATATTTATCTTATTAAGCCTTGGTTAAGCTCCATACATGTACATATATTAATCCACCTTTTTCATCCATACAAACACCTGTATCAATTGGCTTTGTCTTATCCTCATTATCCCATGCAACAAATGTTGCCTTGAAATCTTCCTCTCTGTTGCCTGTTGGTGCTACAATTACTATATCCCCTGCTTCTACATCCATCTCAGCTATTCTGTTGGCTATGCTCTTACTCTCAATACTCTTGGTTAGTTCCTGAATCTCATTAATCTGTTGCAATACTGTTTTTAGTAAATGCTCTGTTCTTTTAAAATTCAAATTGTCCATATCTATAAACCTCCTATATAATGTAGTGTGTAGTGAAGTAAAATATTCCTCCTTTCTATGTATCTTAGTTTTCCAATTCCTCCCACTCTATATCTAAATCATTAAGCAATTCAGTGAAATCACAAAAGTCACAATGCATCATTGTATCATCATCTAACTCTATTGTTACTATACCTTCGCTATCATCACTTTCCCACACAAGACCATCAAGGTTATTTAGAAAATCATAAACTGCCTGTAAATCTTCTTTTGATGCACTAGTTATCTCAATTTTAATCATACTCACACGCTCCTATTAGTTAGTTTGTTTGCTACCTCTATATCTTATCATAAAAATAATAATACTGTCAATACTATTTTTCAAATTTATTTTAAAGAAAATGTTTCCATTCCTCACCATTTGAATCAACAATTCTTACCTTACCACAAGGTTCAGGATAACATCTCTCAACCATGTCTACAGCTTTTTTTACAGTGTCAAACTCATAAGGTTCTTCCTGTAATGATGGTCTTACCTTCCTCCATTCAAATATAACACCTTTTTTGGCACTCTTTACATAAACTTCTACAAAAAATTTCATATACTACTCCCACCTAAGTCCATCAGGTTATCTTCAACAACTTTTATCTTCTTCTTGATAAATCCTCTCATGTCTACATATGCATCAACAGTATAGGTTATCTTCTGGTCAAGGATATTTGCTCCCTCACATTCTACAACACTAATACCTACTACATAACCTAACTTGCCTTTGTTCCTTCCTCCTACAACTTTTACTAAATCACCTAACACACACTTAACACCTATTGACTTGTTCATGAAATACTTAAACCTCCTTTATTAATTCCAAAATTTTAGAAAAACTTACAACCTCTTCCATATCACAGATACGTCCATCCATCATATTATTAAGTCCATGAATAGTTGTTTCTGGCATATCCATTAAATACCTAGCAATTTTCTCTTGTGCTTTTTCTGGTAATCTACACACATGCATTGTTCTATTAATCTCTTTCAACATATTCATAACCTCCACAATTTATTTGATAATATAATAATAACAGTATTTCGCAATACTGTCAATACTATTCGTTAAATTAAATTTTTATTTTAACTGTTATTGCCATCATTACCAGTTAAGAACTTATCATAACACCTTTCTATCTCTCTTACAGGATTAAAATTCCTGTAAATTGACATTGCTAATTGACTAGGTGCATATTGTTCTCTGGCTTTGTAAATGGCTACTATATTACATATTTGACTGCCTTTAAATGTTAGGTTCTGCCTAAAGTTCTTAAGTTCATAATGCTGACCATCTAAACAAAATATTTCATTGGCTATAACTATTCCATACATGCCATTAGCCTGTAAAACTATATCATAACTATTCAGAAACATTATGTTTTCCTCCCTCTATATCATAATCAATATCAGTACTTACTATTTCAAATGTTTCATCTTCTGAAAATGCCATGAATGGTATATCAAAGTTTGAATTCTTATAACCTTTGACTGTCCAATAGTATTTCCTAAATGCTATCTTGCCTACATGCCCTGTCTGTATGCATCTAACAGTATAACCTTCAAACAATAACTGTCCTGTTATGTCGCATATGTCAAGCCCTTGAAGAGGGATGTATCTGTCTTCCATGTTACGTTTCTCCATATAACTTGACCATCCACCTTGTTCATATACCTCATACACCTTTCCATCTGCTAAGTACAAATGACAACCATCTATGTCCTCAATTTTTTTGTTAACCTTATCCCATGCCTTAAAGTTATTGTTCATTTTTCTTTGCCCTCCTTATTTTTTATCCTTCTTTGTTTTGCTTTCTCTTTCTTCTCTTTGTTTATCTCAAGTATACGCTCATTATGTTGCTCAATTTGAATCTCAAATGGATGTTTTGCTTTTGGTTCTGGTATACTTATCTCTGTATCATTCATACTAAACATATGATTTGTTATGGCTACTGCTGAACTAAAGGCAGATAATCTACTCAAAAACTGTTTCTTATTTCTTATTGCCTTTTTTAACTTTGTTAACTCTTTATTTAATAGGTAGTTATCCCACCTTGTTCTGTCTCTCTTCTCTTTTGCTTCCTTATCCTTTCTCTTTTTCTCCTGTTCCTTCTCATACATTCTATCCTCATGCTCTTCATAGGCTCTTATCCCACTAGATATATGACTCTGAACCTCTTCTACTGTCTTCTCTCCAAAGTCCTCTCTAAACTCACATGGATGATATCCATCAGGGGAATGACTACAATATTCTCTATCATCTTGAAATGGACATTCATCACAATCATTTATATGTTTGAATAACCTTGTACATTCTTCACCTTCCTCAATATTACAGTTATTGCATCTGGCTGTACACATTTTACTTATCCTCCTTATACTATCTCATTTTTGTTAATTCACTTGATTCAATCCATAAAGAGACATTACGCTCCTTACCTATCTTACTAAACTCTACATATGCTTTTGTCTTATGGAAACACTCAATCTTACCTACTCCAAAACCATTATGCACAACCTTATCATCTGCTTGTAGGTATTCATGGTAAAGATTTTTAGCCCAATCTGCTATATACTCTAATGATGATGGATAATTGTATATTGCTGTGATGCACTTAGTATTATGGTTAACTTCTAATATATCAGTTAAAGAGCCACATTTACCTGCTGATATCTTAGTTATATTATCAAAACCACTTTCCATTACTGTTATAAAATGTATTGTACCCTTAACTATAAGGATACCTCCCATACTCCAAAATCTTATCATACTCAATTCCTCCAATTTAATATTAATCATCATATATACATCTTACTCTTATTGTTTGATATTGTCAATACTTTTATTCAATTTTAAACATAAAAAACAAACCTCTCAGAATGAGAGGTTTGAATAAGTATGTGTATGTATAAGTTTATTATACTGCCTTAAACTTAAAACATTGTAATATGGTATCCATCTGTTTGAATGATGAAACATTTTCCTCATATGTTATTAAGTTTGTGGCTGTCAAGTAACTAGCTGTTACTCCCCTTCTCCCTGCATCTCTCATTATAGGAATAGTTATTACTATTTTATTGCCTACTTTCAAACTTTTAAACATTTTTGCCTGTGTCTTCTTTACTATTTCTTCTACCTCTAATATCTGACTGCTTAATATTATACCCATAAGTGCTGTCCTCCTTTCTTATATTATTATAGTTCTATTTTTTTATAATCCATTAACTTCCCTGCATCATGTGCTGTCTCTATGCCTATAGATAATGCTCTTGTCCATGATGCAATAGAACACATATTACTAAACTTATTATTCTTTGTATCATTTAACAAAAATGATACTGCTTCTATTACTGAATATGGAATAGTACAACCATACTCATTTTGTGTTAACTTTTCTATATCATGGTTAAACCAATATATACGTCCTGTTGTTGTAATTATTCCAGAGTCAAAAACAAGTCCAGTAAAAATTCTCTCACCTTCATACTGTAAATAACCTATAGTGTTAGGACACCTTAGAGTTACTATATTACCTATCTTAAACACTTCTTCCATCTTGCCTATAGCAACTAACTCTCTCATACCTCTTTCACTCATACCTTACGCACCTCATTCTCTATTATATTATATAGCTTAAGTGTTTCATTATACGCTTCTAGACTTATATTAAAACACTCTTCTAACCATTGAGCAAATGATACAAACAATTTATCAGTTGTTGTGTCCTCTATCTGTGTGCCATTGTCCCTCAAATGCAACCTTTCATCATTAATATATAAGACCAGTCCTTTACTTATCTCTCTATGATTCAACATACACTCAACCTCCTTAAGTTTATTGTGTTAATTGTATCATGCCTATAATAACATTGTCAATACCTATTTTACTATTTTACTTTTTTAGTTTTTATTTGTAATGTTAGATGTAGTCAATTGTAATCTTCGTGAGTTATCATTATTTTATATATGAAATGTAGTTTTTAGTTTGGCTTATTATATGGATATACAGAGGTCTGAGAGAGGATAAAAATGTGGCGAAGCATAGGTGAGTATTTGTTATTTTTGGAGGTGATTAAGATAAGGAAAGTGTTGTGTAGAATGAGTTTATATGTGTTCATGTTGAAGTGTGAGGGAAGAGGGAGGGAGTGGAAATTATAGAGAGGAAAATTGTGGGTGTGGATTAAGAGAAGAGTGGAGTTATTTGTTGGTGTGTAAAGGTAATTAGAGGTGAGGGGAATAAGGTGTTTGTTTAATTTGGTTTTGGTTATTTTATTTTGAAACACGCTCCCTTGGTAAATTCTGTTACCCCTGCGAGTTATGTAAATTATTTATTTGTGTGGTTTACAAAACGCTTGCTGTAAATATAACATAGGATTTTAATTTACATAATCCCTCTTCAAAACGTAGGGAATCCATTTTACCTCATGCTTGTTTTTGTAGTTGCTGTAAATAAGACATAGAATTCGCACTATGAGCCACCTAGCCAGGGGTTGACATAAAAAATTTCCATAATGAGTTGACATAATCACTTTACATAATAACTTAACATAATGAGTTTACATAATCCCTCTACACTTATCAGTTTACATAATAACTTTACGATATAAAAAAAGGGTTTGTTACCCTTTTTATTAAAAACCTGATAAACTTGTAAATTATAACCATGTTTTTTTCGTTTGTTTGTTTTATGCTCATTTGTATTTTTCCCCTTTATTATGTATTCTTATTATGTGGTATCAATTGCAATTTTTCCATTTTAATATTTTGAATCTCTTTAATGACTTTCATTTTTTTATCATCTTTCAAGTTGACAAAATCAGTATACATAAGGAAGTTAAACATTTGTTCGTAACTTCTATACTCATTGTCAATTTTTTCCTTTTCCATTTTTTAACACCTCCTAATAAAATCTATCATGATAATTATAGCATGGAATAATAAGGGAATCAACTAGTTAACATAATTCGTTTACCTGCCATTATTCGCTTACTAGAAGCTATTTAAGGCACGTTAATATTAAAGGGGTGTTATTATACTACTATATCAATAAAAATTGATTTGATGCAATATTGCCTTTTTACCTAAATATTTTAGGGTATTTGATATAATATGATTTAAATATTAAATGACTTTATGCTATTATGATTTAATATTTAAAGAGCATAAAAAGTTTACAATAATATAAAATGAGCATAAATAAAAAATAACCTTTTGAAGGTTATTTAAATAAGGGAATAAAAGTAAAAAATATATTATCAATTGTTTCTGTTTTGTATTTCCCTTTCAATGGCAATTCTTACAAAATCTGTCATTGTTTCCTTTGTGTCCTCTTCTTTGAATACTAGTAAATTTTTCAAGGTTTTTACAGTTGTTGGCAATAAGTAAAATTGATATTTTTTCATTTTTTCATCTTGACCTTTTGACATTTCCATTGTTTCCATATAAAAAACACCTCACTATAAAATTTTATAAATCATTATATCATGATAGGGAAAAAATGTATATTATTTCTCTACTAATAAATGAAAAAATAAATATTAAAATCATGTATAAAATTTAAAAAGTTGAAAAAATAAAGCTTGTCATGATGTCATGATAATGATATATTATAGGGGTATCATTTTTTTGACAGTATCAAGGCTTTACAGAAATACGCAATTGAAAACATTTTAAAATTTTATATGGGTGAATATGTCATGACAAAAAATAACATGTTAAAACATGTCATGACAGGGAATTATTGGTTAACATAATTATATTATATTAGTTAATAATAAGTATATGGAATACTAAAAAATATTTTAGAAACATGAATATTTTTTAAAAAGTATTAATGTATTTATTAAGTTTGCCGATATATTAAGAGAACAAAAAAATTATTATATGGAGGGTTAAACAATGCAAATATTAACAAGTGCCACAACATCAATAAACAAAAACAAGTTACCTGCATCAACGAAAAAAATTCCTTTTTATGCTTTTCAGGGTTCAAAGGTTCTCGACATTGGAGGGGGAAAATTCGACAATTTAAAAGACTTTTTAAAACAGGAATACAACATTGATTTATTCATTTATGACAAATTTAATCGAACCAATGAAGACAATCAAAGGGCTTTACATTGTGAACCTTCTTTGATTATTTGTAATAATGTTTTAAATGTTATTGATTCCACCGACACAATAAAAGACATTGCCCACCTGATAACAAGTTTTAACGTTCCCTATATTGTACAAGTCTATGAAGGGGACAAAACCAACAAAGGAAAACAAAGTAAAAAAGATTGCTATCAAAGAAACGAATTAACAAAGGAATATTTACAATTTTTCCCAACTGCAAAAATACAAAAGGGCTTAATAAATGGGGGTTATTTAATTTTATAAAAATAGTGAATAATTTTTAAAAAAAGTATTAAGGTATTTAAAAAGTTTGTCGATATATAGAGGGTAACAAGTTAAACAATAATAAACGTTGCTAGGTGCAACATACAAAGGAGAATAAAACAATGGGTTATAATTTGGATAATATCGTTGATGAAATCAAAGAAGGGTTATTGATAGGAAAGGGAACATCTAGAAAAGTATATCTTTTAAAATCTGGTTTAGTTTGTAAAGTAGCGTTTAACAATAAAGGTTATGACCAAAACCAAACCGAATACACGTTATCAGGTGAAAGCAAATATTTGAACCCAGTAATTGAAATATCATCATGTTACACTTATGTTATATGTGAACATTGCGAAAAGGTCAAAGGTATCAACGCAATAAAAAATTATGTTGCATTCAATGTTGATAATGAAACAAATCTCACAAAAAAGGAAATTGAAAGATATTTTACCGATTTTTTACAGGATATGAAAACCAACTATGATTTATTAGAGGGTGACATAAAATGTGCTAGAAGTTGGGGACTTAATAAAAAGGGAAATTATGTAATTATTGATTATGGATTAAATTCCAGTGTATGGGAAAATCATTATTCTTATAACGCAATTCGTGAACGTGCCAAACGTGCCAACTTGCAAAGGTGTTGTTGGTAAACATAAAGAAGTAACAATATAACATTAACATAAAATAAAAAATAATGCCCAACGTGGCAAGGGTAACAGGTTTACCCAGAAGGAGATATTATGTCAACTAAAACAATGTCAACTAAAACAACAAAGGTAGTAACAACAAAAACAGTAACAACAAAGGTAGTAACAAAGAAGGTAACAACTGGATACATTGCCAAAACAGAAGAACAAAAACAAAGTGTATTAGTAGACAAATTAAGTAAAGAAATTATGTTAATGAAATATAATCCTAAACTTGATATCCTAAAAAATGGAATGAATAAAAAAATGGAATCTTATTACTTCTTTATTCCAAATATTAACAGTATTACTGCATTCAATGAATTTATGTTAACTAATGACAACGTTAATAGTGAGATTCAACTATTATCAGATTTTACCAAAAATAACAATATCTGCCATAAAGAACGTTGTTCGGTATGCTCTAAATATTGTTACTGTGAAAAGTCCAAATTTTATAAAAATAATATGTCAAGTCGGTTTAATGTTTTACTTTCATACTTGACAGATAGCAACAAATTTTTTACCAGAATAAACACGCAAATATTACACGATGATATCGACTTAATACGAATTCATACAGAAGGGGACTTCTTTAATAAAGAGTATTTAAACCAATGGTTAAAAGTAATTAAAGATAATAAGAATGTTACATTTTACAGCTATACAAAACAATTTGAATTGTTTGAAGACATAAAGAAGTTACCAAAAAACTTTACTTTACAACTTTCATTCGATGCATTATGTAGTTATGAGATACCAAAAGACCTATTAAAAAAGGGAAATGTTAACATCTATTTAACGTATTCTAATTATGATGATGTATTAACATTTATTAGTAAACATAATTTAAGTGTTGACGATATAGTCAATTGTGCTGGCAAGTGTAAGAAGTGCCGTAATTGCTACACTAATAAAGGTAAAATCCATTTATGTAAAATTCATTAATTAGCTATTGACATTCTACTATTAACAATAATTTACAATGGAGGTTTACAATATATGGCAACTATTAACACTGTTAAAAATTACCTTTTAATACAGATAGAGGAAATAGAAAACAAATTAAAGGAAGCTGAAAAGAGAAGGAAAAAACATCTATTTTTGGATGATATTAACAGATTAAAACATTATACAGAAATATTTGATTTCATAAATAATTTACCATAATACTTGACATAATAAAATTAAAAGGGGTGACATAATACCTCTTTTTTTTGTCTATTTTTTAGTTTACATAATATGGGTTACATAATAAATGGATAAAGTTTACATAATAAAGTTGACATAATTTTATGGAAATTGTTTACATAATATTTGGTTTACATAATATGGAAGAAAATTGTTTACATAATATGGTAGCCCCTGGTTTACATAATTAGGTGACATAATTTCCCAACGCCCCACCATGGTACTTCCATTTCTAGCCCTGAAAAATCATGCCCCTACTTACCACTTACCTATTCATCAAACAATAAAAGCACAAACAATAAAACATACCACATAAAAACTTCACCTACCTAACTCCATCCTCCAACCATTAATCAAAATCAATTTCACTCAGCACATCACACAATGCTTCAATCAAGTCACAAACATCTAGCAACCCATAGTAACTCAATGCACCCACAACACTAACAGCCCCTACTAACGCTAACACCCATACCATACCCACTTCACCTACCCTTTTATTATATTCACTACCATCCCAATTCATGCCTAATGTTACTTAATATTTTTGGTACTCTCTCACCTGCGTTATCATTAATCACAAATACTTTAGCTTTTTTCTGTTTAGCAATTTTCAGTAAGTCAGAAGCAATGGTTGTTGTAAATGAAGTTCCCACAATAACAAAGTATGAATCATTATACTTAAGGTCTTTAACACAATCAATAGCAACTTGATACATGGGGGCTGAGTCTCCATAAAGGACTATGGTATCAGGCAGTCTACCATGTAGTTCTATAACATTTTCACTCCCTGCCAATTGATGGAGTCCATCAACATTTTGGGTAATGATTGGTACTTGCTGAAAAGGAGATTGAGCCATAGCATAGTGAGCAGAGTTTGGTTCTTTTCCTTCTATCATCTTCATGAATTCTTGAATAGTTTTCTCATAATCTTCCTTATGAGTATAAGCATAATGTCTATGGAGTTTATCTCTCAACTCAGGGAATTCTTCAAAAGTATTAATTCCAGATTCCTTACTAATACCTGCCCCTGTTAAACATATCAGTCTGTGGTGTTGAGGTAATGGCTCTGAGTCTGTATCTATGTTGTCCATATCAAACTGTAATTGTTCTTTATATGTAAGGTTATTTCTCCACTCTCTAGTTTCTGATTTAGTCATACCACTGTATCCAGTTTTCATTTCTTATCCCTTCCCTTTCTCCATCCTATCTTAAATAGTATCATAGTAAGCAATCAATCTTTTTTCAAATTCTTTCAATGTGAGCATTATAACTGTTTTATATAACTCAGTGAATTCTTGTTGACTTATGCCAAGTTGTGTAGCATTGAAGTTAAATAAATGAGAAACATCTTTTTCATATTCATCACTGCCCCAACCTGATGATTCAGAAACATCATATGTAAGTTGTATATTACCTACATCTAAATCTCTCTTAGTGTAAATCTCTTTCACTTGTTGAATCTTATTAATTATGCCTTTTATCTTTTCTGCTTCCTTTAACTTTTCTTGTAATTCACTTAACTGTTTGGCATCCATTTTATTCTCCATCCTCTTCAAAATTAATTAGTTTACTGCTAGGAAAATCATCTTTTACATGGTCTTTCACATGTTGTCTAATTTTCTCAATGGCATAGAATCTATTTTCTTTATATTGTTTACTGCCAGTGATACCATATGATACACAACATTTCTTACATAAGCAAGTTTCATCAATATTATTTTTGTAACCATTCATCCAGAAGAAATGTCTCTTGCCACAGAACTTACACTTAGGCAATATGTTATTAAGTACTTTAGGTAATTCAAACCTCTCATGAATAATAACATTATCAAGAGGTATAGGAAAAGGAGGTATGGGTTTATTTCTAAGTTGTGACATTCCCTCTTCACATTTTTGTTGAAACTTAATATAATCAGTAATTATTTTATAGTTATTTTGTTTATATTCTTCCTCTTGCATTCTAGATTTAAATGTAGGAATATTATATCTCTCTGCATTTACCATAATCTCACCAAAGGTATTTCTAATATGGGGAGAGAAGCTGTGAGGTATAGGGATAGCAATAGCAAACTTTCTATTACTATCATTAGTAGAAAATTTATAAACTCTTTGTTGGTCAATATAGTTATCATGATAGCCATCCTCTACTACCCCTTTTAGAATAGATGTATCAGAAATACCATCATTAACAATTCTCCTAACATATGTATTAATACTTTGTTTAATAATAGTATCAGTCAAGTTATCATTCTTATCATAAGGGTAGTCAAAGTGCATAACTGTCTCACCAGTAGTCATATTTTTAATACTCACTGATTGTATATCTTTTATAGCAAATTTATTTAACGCTTCACTAGGTAACATCTTTTCCCTCCTTAAGTTATCTTATACAAATCAATTATATCATGCCAATAATAGAAAGTCAAGAAATATTTTTCAATGATTTTTGTATGTTTTTTGATTATTATTAGTAGTTTTTCATTATTTTTCAACACTTTTCATCATATTATCGGTTATTATTAATAATGGTGTTGATTTAAGGCAAATTTATAACAACAACTTGACAAATGGACAATATAGGTAGTATAATGAAGAAGGTAGGGTGTAGTATAATATACAAACATAGACAAGAAATAGGAGGGATGTAAGAAGTGAACAAAATCGGAAGTGTGGAGGATATCATGGATTTATATGGTAAGAAAGAACCTAATTACATTTACAGGGATAAAGAGATGGATAATAAGGGGATAGATTACAAAAAGTTCTTGAAAATCAAATATGACAGTATAAATAAGAATTTTATTAGAGATTTATATACTGTAGATGGGTGGTATGTGTTATTCTGGCTTATGAGCAGTAGCAATAATGCTTATTATGCAACCACAACAATCAATATGATAACTGAATTCACTGGAATCAGGGCAACAAAAGTAAAAGATATACTATTATTGTTACATAACAAGGGTGTAATATGCATTGTATCAGAAGATGGTACGGTAAATGACATTAAGAACAACACACCATTGAATGTATGTATATTGTATAATTCAGACTGTAATTATCTCAACACAACAGTAAAAGAGGGTAATGGTTACATAGCAATGCCTGTAGAATTTTTAAAGAATATCTTACCAATGTTAAGCAGTACACAGTGGGCAGTTTATTCAATGATGTTGGTTAATTATTCTTTTTTTGGAGTATGGACAACACCTGATGCAGAGACAGGAGAACCTATCTATCATTACTATAGGGAACATTATGCTTATCCAACGCAAAGACAAATAGGAGAAAGTCTTGGCATCAATAAAGAAACTATAAACTTAACAATAAAAGAGTTAGGTGAACACAAATACAATCTGATTAAAATAATACATACAGATGCAGTATTTCATGGTGACAAATATATTAGAGGTGGGAATAATAGATACCGTATACCTATATTAGAACGTATAGAGTGGGTGTATCATAATATATATCTGCATTTAAATGAGGAACAGTATAAGTATAGAGATTATATTAACAGTATTGGTGGATTTGAGAAGATAGCATATAGTAGCAATCAATCTTTACTACATAACAAAAACTATCTTTACATAATGGAATATTACATGCAGATATTGGAGCAATACAGAGATAATCTGAACACTAAAGATAGGGATAAGTACATGTACCAAATTGAGCAGTTCGCAATATACCGTTAATTTCAAACGTGATTATTTGGTTTTTGTGATTGTTAGCAGTGTTCAGCACCCGTAGGGGGCTAAACCTGTGGTGTTATCTATATTATACGGCTCTACCGACTGTCGTATTATATATATCTATGTACGGAAAAAACGACTTTTTTTTAAAAAATCCGTACACGAGAGGTAAGAAATTCGGACGAAAATTTGGTCAAAAAAGGCTTAAAATGGCTCTAGGTAACAAAACACTCGTGTACGGAAAAAACGACTTTTTTTTAAAAAATCCGTACACGAGAAAAAATGGACTAAAATTTGGAATAAACTTAAAAAGTTATTGACAAGAATACCGTTATGTTGTATAATAATAAGGTGGTAAGAATGAGTTTTACCAATATAATGATGATAAAATAATAAGGATAGGAGATGTTATTGTGGATTTAAAGAAATATAGTAAAGTACAAATAGAAGCTATCAAATCAAGAGGAAATGTTTGTGTTTTAGCTAGTGCAGGTTCTGGTAAAACCACCTTATTGATTGGTAGGACAGAAGATTTAACAGATAGTGGAGTTAATCAGGACAATATTTTACTAATTACATTTTCTAGAAAAGCAACAGATAATATGACTAAGAAGTTATTTGAAGCTATTGGAGAGAATGATGTAAACATTGGTACATTCCATAGTGTCTGCTACAACATATTGAAGAATGAAGATGCATTCTTTTCTAAAGCAAAGATAATGAAAGATTATGTGAAGAAGAAGTTTATATGTGATATTGTTGTAAGGTCATTGCGTATTTTGACGAAAGATTCAGATGTAGATGTTCCCAACATTCTAAACTTCATCAGTATACAGAAAGCAAATATGAAGTATTATACTGATAAGGATTTGCTATTTGTAGAGGAACAGCCTTTCACAATGGAAGTAATGAGAGAAATTTACAGGGAGTATGAATTAGATAAGATACGTCAAGGTTATTTAGATTTTGATGATATGCAGTATTATTGTGTAAGGATGTTAAAGGCTAAACCAAGAGTACTTGAGAAGTATAGAAATCAGTACAAATACATATTAGTTGATGAAGGTCAAGATACAAATGAAAACCAGATTGATTTCTTGAAGATGTTAAACAGTCATGAACAGATGTTTTGGGTAGGAGATTTCAGACAGTCTATATATGCGTTTAGAGGAAGTTCACCAAAGTTTATTATGAACTTTGAAAAGATATTTAAAGATGCCAAGATTATACATATGAAAACAAACTATAGATGTTCCAAGAGTATTGTGGATATCAGTAATAAATTATTGGAGAAGTCAGAGGAAAAGAGTCATAAGTATTATACAGATGCAGAAGCACATAGTACATATGAGCATGAGCCTGAGTTTAAGATATATTTAGATGGTATGGAAGAAGCTGAACAAATTGGAACTAGGATACAGGAATTAATGGCAGGAGATAAGAAATTGCAATGGAAGGACATAGCAATCATATATAGAGTGAATGCACAAACATGTTCTTTGGAGAGAGTATTTAGTGAAATGGGAATACCTTATGTTATTTATGGTGGAGCAAGGTCATTCTTTGAAGCAAAGGAGATACAAGATATATTAGCATTTTTAAAGTTAGGAATGAAAAAAGATGATAGTGCATTTGAAAGGATATATTGTGTTCCTCCAAGGTGGTTAGGAAAAGCTTTCTTAGAAGAGGTTGCACAAATAGCCAATACTAATAATACTAATTGCTTTGATTCCATAAAAAACCTTGACACAAAGATAGCTTATAAATACAGGAGTGGAATTGCAGATTTAGAGAATATACATCGTAAAATTAGTCAAATGCTAGGTAAATGTAATATAGGAGATATCCTAAGAACCATTAGAGAAATGACAGGTTATGATTCTTACATAAGCAAGGAAGTGGCAGGAGAAGAAGGAAGTTGTGAAAAGGTTGAAAATTTAGAGATGTTATGTGAGCAAGCTAGTCATTATGTTGATGCTGAGAAATTTCTAGAGGACATTGAAAAGATTATCATGGCTAAAGAAGAGAAGCAACAAGACAGAAAGAATTATGATAAGATTAATAGTGTTCAGTTAATGACAGGGCATAAATCAAAAGGATTAGAATTCAAGTATGTGTTTGGTATTAGTATCAATGGGGGGCTATTCCCACATTACAGGGCAAGAGAAACAGGGGAAGAACGTAGGCTTTTATATGTGTTATGTACTAGGGCTGAGAAAATTTTACACCTATCTAGCACTCTCCTATATAATAGAAGAGACACAATACCAAGTGAGTTTTTGTATGATATATTTGACAAAAATATGATTGATGAAAAGATAAAGAAGAAGAGAGATAGTTTAAAGATAAAAGATGAAAATAAAGTTGTTGCAGAAAAGAAAAAATAGTTGTTGACAGATTTATGTAGACTATGATATAATGATTGCAGAGGTAATTTTACCTCTGCAATTTTTTTCATATAAGGAGGGAAAGGCATTATGTCAAATTCAAAAATACATACGCTTGAGGGGCAATTAGTAATACCAGTTAACAGATTTGAGTATTGTGTGTTTAGTAATAAAACATCATATATTGAGTTATTAAGTATTACAGAGGTTTTGGAGAATATATATAAACAGTCACCATCATGTAATGTTGATGTAAACTTATATGTTTATAACAATAAGAGTGAAGACTATGTATCTGTGTTTTCTAGTAAAGGTGAGTTATTAAAAATGAAGACAAATGGTGTATATGATTGGTTTGTTGGAAAACATGATTTAGGAACAGTAATATTTAATAATATAGATAAGAAAGCCATTATTGAGATTGAGGATGTAGATTTCAGTAAATATTGTGAAGGTGAAAAGGAGGATAATTAATGTCTCCTACGTTATATATAATTAGAAAATTCAAGTTAAGGGATGTATTAAATCAAGAATACAAAATGAAGTTAAACCTTGAACAAGAGAAGATGTTTTACATAAAACAACAAGATAATATGATGTTCAGGCAGATAAGGTTAATTACTGATTATGATAATGAATTTAATCCTTATATAGTATTTATAGATTGTAAGGGATTTCAAAATGAAACTGATATCATGAGAAAGTTATTGACTGATGGGTTTAGTATAAATGGTAAGAAGTTTATTTTTACTGAAAGGTCAGCATCAATGTGTAGAAATGCCATTATTGGATTTATTGATGAAGAGATTGAAGGTAAATTAAATGAAAGAATCACTATGGACTTGGAGATTGACAAAACTGTAATTAGCAAATATACAGCATATAGAGGGTTAATGTTTAGCTCATGTTTCTTCATTGAGGGAAAGCTTCCTTATATAATAGTGGTGGATGATTTTGAAAGAGTGATACCTAACCAACACATTAAGTCTGTAAGAGAAGAAGATACATCATGGGTTGATAAAGTAACAGGTGAGATTAAGTATGGTAAGACTAAGAATGTATTTGAGGGATATCAAGATGTGCCAGTAACACCTGCTGATGGTAGTGGAATGCATATACCAGAATTGTCAAAAAAGTGGGCAGATGCAATAGGTATAACAACACACCCAAGTGTATTTATGTGTAGAATGCCTTTTGTAAAGGGATTAACTATAGAGGTTGATTTTAGAAGATTCTACAGAAACAAAGGTATTACTCATATTAAGGATATATGGGGAGTTGAACATAGTGTTGATGAAGTAGAATGCATTTGGACTAAATCAATGTATAAAGGTGTTAAGTATTTCAAGAAGACAGGTACTTATAGTGATTGGGAAAACTACTTAGCAAAATTTTATAAGCATAATCATTGTTTAGGAATAGCTAAATGGAATTTCTTAACTGAGGAAGAACCTCTATACACAAGAGTAAATTATCAATATCTTCAAACATTAAAGATTGAAAAAGAGGATATGATAGAACTTGGAGAATATAGTAAAAGGTGGGCTGAGAATATAATAACAGGTGACCCTATTTACACTTACAAATTTCTTGGCATGGAGAATGGTGGTAACAATCCAAGTAATAAATATATGAAAGCCATTACTTTACATAGTGGAATGTTGCAAGATTTTAAGGTTAAAGAGTATCTATTCTCATTATTGAAGAAGTACATGGATGAATTCAAAATGGGTAAGTTGTGGGTAAAGGGTTGTTTCAAGATATTGATACCTGATGTTATTATGATGATGGAATCAGCAGGGGGACTTCCAGTAGTAGGGTGTTTAGGAGAAGGTGAGTTTTATGCTTATGGATTGCAGAATGGAGAATATCTTATTGATAGGAATCCACACATATGTCCATCTGAGCATACTATTTTAGCTAAAACATCTAGTCCACAGATAAGGGATTACTTGAGTCACTTAGAGAATGTCTGTATGTTGAATAGTTATGACATAACAACTAAGAGATTAAATGGAGCAGACACAGATGGTGACCTTGTATTTGTTACTAATAATGAGATAATGCGTAAAGGTGTTCAGCGTGACCTACCAATAGTAATAGATGTAGATGATAAGATAACAGCGTTAGATGTTCAATATAACAAAGAAGGTGTTATCAATTATATGCTTATGTCTCTTGATTCTAGGATTGGTGAGATAAGTAATGTTGCCACTTGTTACCTTAATAAGCAGACCAAGGATGAAAAGACTAAGGAAAGATTTAATGATTATGTTTGCTTGCTTTCTGTTATAAATGGTAAGGAGATAGATTATGCTAAGACAGGAATGAGATGGTTAGTACCTTATCATATTGCTAAGTATGCTAGACCATTACCTTACTTCATGAAGTATGCAGGATATTATTATTCCAAGTTAAAGATGTTTTCCAAGGCAAATTGTAATCTTAATCATTTATGTTGGGATGTTGAAAAATGGCAGAAGGGTATAAGATTTAAAAGAAAGAGTCCTGACACTAGTGAATATATGATTGATAAAAGTCAAGATTGGGATGATGGGCTTTATAAGGAAGTTGAAAAAGTTTTTATAGCATTCAATAAAGAGATGGTAGAGTTAGGTAAGCAGAGCAGGATGGCTGAGAATTATAGTCAATACAAGTCATTTTTTGAGGGTTATAGTAAAGCAGAGATACAAAGTACTGATGTGAATTGGGATATTGTATATGAGAAATATAAGGCTATTGTACAAGCTATTGTTCCAAACCCAAGTGAATTAGCTAATTATGCAGTACATTTATCTTATATTAAGTATCCAAGTAAGGCTAAGAACTTTTGTTGGGTAATAACTGAGGAAGGTTTATTCTTGAATTTGGAGAAGAATAGGGAGATGAATATAATGTTTCCTGCTGAGACATTTGATAGGAATGATACTGAGTATTTAGGTCATTATTATCGAATGGAGGAATTGTTTGATGTTTAGTGAGAAGGATAGGGCAGTAAAGATGTTGAAAGATGGATTATACCCAAATTTAACTTTTGGGTATAACATCTCCCTTTTATCCAAGTATTATAAATATATTAATACTACAGAAGAAGGTTGTATTCATAATATATTGAGTTGGTTAACAACACAAAAAATTGACTCACCATATAATGAAGTAATTGAGGAAGTTATAGAGGTTGTACATATTATATACAATAGAAGTTACAAATTTATTGATGATGTTAATGTTAAGATATACTTAGAAGAAATGAGAGCAATAAATAAATTAGTAACAAAAGGTGAGAGGAAGATAGCATTTTGTTTATTGTTTTTGAGTAAAATATATGCTAATAAAGAGGGTATCTTTTATTGTAGATATAAGTCTTTAGAGAAGTTGAGTGGAATGCAAGAGATGCAAATTGAGAGAGTTATCAATAAATTAGAAGAAAGTAAATTTATTGATATAATATCTAGAAATCAGATAAAAAAGATATTGCGTGATAATCCATTTAGCAAAGGTGTTGTGTATAAACATCCTAACAAATATAAGTTAAATTTACCTAAAGTGAGAAAGGTAATTTATACAGTAGGAGATACAGAAAGTTTAGAAGAACACTTTATAAATATTTACAAAATATGTATTAATGAATATAAGTTTGATTCTAGTGTGTTTTTTAAAAGGTACATAAAAAATTATTCTTGTTAGATTGAGATATATTATAACCAACATTTCCTCCACCTCAAAAAGTGGATTATTGATTTACATAATATACCTAAAGTCGAAGTTTAACGATGCAAGGTCGAAAATAAAAAAATTTAAAATCGAGAGGAAGATTTATTTGATTAGAATTAATCAAGATGAAAAGAACTGGCTTATCAGCAAGGGATACATCAAAAATATTAAGGGAAGATTTGTAGGCTTGGTAGTGTGTAATAAAGAACACATGTCAAGAAGCAAAACTTACTTTGTAGAAGACAGTTATGCTTATTATTTAAGAAACAGACAGAAGTAGGTCGAGCTTAAGAATAAACAGAAAAGGGATGATGTATATGGGGAAATTAGGAAAATGTGTTATTGACACAAATGTATTATTAGAAAGTCCAGAGGTTTTAGATTTGGATTATAGTTTCATTCTTCCTATAGCTGTTATTGAAGAACTTGATGGTTTAAAGAAGAGTGACGAAATTGGATGGAAAGCTAGAAGAGCTTCGCATAAAATTGAAAATTCCCCCAATGTAGAGTTTGTTGTAAAAGACATTTATGAGAATGTACCAACAGGATGGAATCCAGATTTAAGAGACAATAAGATAATACTTACAGCAGTAGAAAATCAAGCCAAGTTATTTAGTAATGATTTAAATGTAAGAATTAAAGCTAAAATCTTAGGTGTTGATGCTGAGAAGTATACCAAGGAAAAGAAGACAGAATACACAGGCTACATAGAGGTTGAGTTAAATCATATAGAGCAAGCGTGGTTCTATGAGAATATTGAAAAAGTTGATTATGATATGGTTCACAACCAATATCTACTTATAAAAGATGCAGACACACAAGAAATTATTGATAAATATAAATGGACAGAAGATAATGGTTTAGTAATGATAAAGTACTCACCAGTATCTAGCAAGGCAGTAGGAAAGATTAAACCAATCAATCCACATCAAGAATTATTATTTGATATGTTGCAAGATAAAGAAACAACAATCAAAGTATGTACAGGTAAATTTGGAACAGGTAAAGACTTTTGTATGTTAGCTCATGCTTTAAATTTAGTAGAGTCTGAGAAATATCAAAAATTAATATGGGTAAGAAACCCTGTACAGGTTAGAAATAGTAAGGATATCGGATTTTTGCCAGGAACTGCCAACGAGAAATTAATGCCTTTTGCAAGTCCTATGAGTGACCATTTAGGTGGTGAAATGGGATTAAAGATGATGATAGATGCTAGGAAGATAGAGTTACAGCATTTTGGATTCATAAGAGGAAGGGACATAAAGAACTCAATCATATACTGTTCAGAAGCTGAAAACTTTACAAAAGAGCATATTCAGTTATTAATAGGAAGAGTTGGAGAAGGTTCTATAATTTACTTCAATGGAGATTTCAAGCAAACAGATGAACATATTTTTGCAAGCAATAGTGGTTTGAATGCAATTATTGATAGACTTTCAGGAAATAAGTTATTTGGATTTGTTAAGTTAGATAAGGTAGAACGTAGTGATACTGCCGCTTTATCAGACCTTTTAGATTAAATAAAAAAGTTTTAAAAAAGTGTTGACAAAGATAGAGATTCATGATATTATAAATACATAAGATGTTGGTGACTCAAAAAGCCTTAAACGAAGGGTGTGACCATCACCAACATCTTAAAAATAAGGGTAGGTATGCAAATTGGTGAAGCAAGCAGTCTGTAAAACTGTGACATAAGAAACATTGTGTGTTCGAATCACACCTTGCCCATTTAGAGAGTTAGGTTCTGACTATTACAATAGTCAAATGGTCAATTAGCCAAGTGGTAAGGCTCTTGGTTGCAACCCAAGTTATCATCTGTTCGATTCAGATATTGACCTTGAATGAGCTTTAGGAATTCTTAGTGAACTAAAGCCTAACAAAAAAGTTTTACATATGGAATTGGTGTAGCGTGAAAATATCAGGTTTTCTAGATAAACAAGATATGAGTAATTCAATGAGAAAGCTACGGATTGATAAAATGAAAGTATACTAAGTAATTTTATTGGTGGAGGTTCGAGTCCTTACAATTTCGACAAATGGGGCTATAGCTCAAAGGGAGAGCATCTGCTTTGCAAGCAGAGGGTTTAGGGTTCGAGTCCCTATAGCTCCACTCATTTTAAGCACTCGCCAGAAATGGTAGGAAGAATTTTATCTCGATGTAGGTGCTATTAAGAGATAGGGGCGAATCAAGCGTTGACGAGGGGAAGACCTTTACTGTCCATTACTTGACTAAGTTTTATAAAGGTGACATTCTGGAGAGACAGATGCTTTTTAATAACAACCATAGAAAGAGGTGATTGTCTTCTAATAAGAGGTGATTGCAATGGCAAAACGAAAGCAAAGAGCATTTATAATGAAGTATCAGTATTTTTATTCAGACTTTAACCATGGAAAGACAGGTAAAGCTAGTAAAAAGAATAGAAGATGTGGAAAAAAGAAAATGCGAAAACAATTAGAAAAAGAAATGAAAGAAATGTGTTGACAAATTAAAGAGTATGTGGTAAGATAAGAGAGTAGTAAGGAATTGGGTCAGTATCCCAACTGGCAGAGGAAACGGACTTAAAATCCGTTCAGTGAGGGTTCGAATCCCTCTTGACCCATCATATGCGAGTATATCCGAATTGGCATAGGAACTTGCCTTAGAAGCAAGAATTTGGAGGTTCAAGTCCTCTTACTCGTACTAGCAACAAAAAATGTAACATGAATAAAAGGAGGAATTGTATATGAGAAAATGGACTGAAAAAGATGCTTTAGCAACAATACATAATGATGGATTTGAAGCACTTGGCAAGTTTATCAAGAAACCAAAGGTTAAAGGTAAAGCAGAGACAGGAGCAACTGGTTTAAAGAAGTTGTCAGCAATTGATTATCTTGTAAACCATTGTGGGTACAAATTCTAACATAAGTTTATGCAACAGAGGTGACTACATATGCTAAGATACATAAAAAAGATATTTGGTTATGCAACACCACCACCTGCTATTGTACAGATGCAGATTCCTGACTTTTTAACAAAGCAGGATTGGGATATCATCAATTCATTGAATCCTAAAGTAAGGAAGATGTGTATTCAGCTAGTAAATGAATGCAGAAGACAAGGTATTACTTTACAAATTGTGTCAGGTTACAGAAGTAGTGAAGAACAGAAAGAGCTATATCAAAGAGGTAGGGATGAAGATGGAAACATCATTGACCAATCTCAAGTAGTAACAATGACTAGAGCAGGGTATAGTAAACATAATTGGGGTTTAGCATTTGATTTCTGTATCAACATGAAGGGTTATGATAAGTATGATGAAAGACTTATCCAGAGTGTAGGAGCAATAGGAGAAAAATTAATAGGATTGACATGGGGTGGACATTTTAAATCTTTTGTAGATTCATCACACTTTGAGTGGACGAATGGGTTAACGATATATGATTTGATAAATGGAAAAAAACCTTGACAATATAATGTAAGACGTATGGGCTTACCGTTGACAGACAACAGAAAAAGCTGATAAAGCATGACTTGTGGGCTTGCAGTGTGGTGGAGTGGTATCATTGAGATTAATTCCACCATACAAAATGCGAATATAACTCAATTGGCTAGAGTTCCTGCCTTCCAAGCAGGGTGTTGTGGGTTCGAATCCCACTATTCGCTTAGTAATACAATATGGCTCTGTGGTATAAAGGCTATTATTCTTGCCTGTCACGCAAGCGATGTGGGTTCAACTTCCCACCAGAGTCGTACCAATGCCCTATTAGCTCAGTGGCTAGAGCAATCGCCTTGTAAGCGATAGGTCATGTGTTCAAATCACATATAGGGCTTGTAACAAAGTAATAAATGGCGAATTCTTTTAGTGGTCAGGAAGCAGGGTTTTCATCCCTGAAACACCAGTTCGATTCTGGTATTCGCTATAGTAATAAATATGGACAGGTAGCTCAGTCGGTAGAGCATTAGGCTGAAAACCTAAGTGTTCGTTGGTTCAATTCCAATCCTGTCCACTCAGAAAGTTTTTTAGGTTATTCAGCGTTAAAATTAAAATCTCAGGTTGGTTTTAGAGTATGACAAGAGGATTCACAAACAAAAAGAACTCGTCATACAAGTTTCCAAGATAGGTTAAAGAGTGATTCTCCGTTGAATGTAAAATAGTGCCTTTGCTTACCTCGGCTTAATTAGGCACTTCCTAAGAGTATAATACCAAGTAGTTCAAATGGTGGAACGCTAGACTTTGACTCTAGATGCTTGTGGGTTCGAATCCTACCTTGGTAGTTTGCAATAAAAATAAAATGGATAAAAGGAGATTATTGATTATGGCACAGCTTGTAAGTAACAACAAGAAAGTAGCACCTAAAGTGGAAGAAGTTAAGCAGGATGAATGGAAAAACACTATAGGAGATTACCTATGGGCAAGTAAACCAGAACAATATGTTGCTTTGATGAATGCGTTCAGTAAAAGCAAGGTAAAGGTAATTAAAGAATAAAAGGAGGAATACATAATGGCTAAAGCACCTATAACAGAGAGCCACAGCAAAGTTTTATCAGGGATTCTGAATGTTGATGGTATGACAATGGAATTTGATGAAATTGGAGTAAAACCTTTGAAAGAATTGTTAGAGAAATTTGATGGTGAGAATGTAAAAATTACTATCAGTTTAAAGAATGAAGTATCAGAATAAAAGAGTCAATAAAATTTTTGTTTCATATAAACCTCCTTTCTAAACATGGCTACCATTAAGCGTGGTAGCTATAATTTGAAGGAAACAAACGAAATAAAAATACAAAATAAAAAAGTATTGAAAAAGCTTGACAAATCAAAAAGAGTGTGGTAAGATAAGTATATAAGGTGGTTGAACACTTTATAAATAAAAAATAAACGAATAAAAGGGAGAAATTAAAAATGAAAACAAACAAAGAAAATTTAGTAGCATCAATCGCAAGCCTTACAGGATTTACAAAGAAAGATTCCAAAATTGCATTAGAAGCAGTAATCTCAAGCATCCAAACAGCACTTGCTAATGGAGAAAAGGTAACACTTTCAGGCTTTGGAACATTCAAAGTAAGAGCAACAAATGCTAGAACAGCTAGAAATCCAAGAACTGGCGAGCCAGTAGCAGTACCAGCAGGAGTTAAACCAGTATTCACATTCTCAAAGAGTGTAAAAGAAGAAGTAAACGCTTAATCGCAAACCAGTACATAAAAAAGATTAAGTAGACTTACTTCAATGTAGGTCTACTTAGTTTTTGTTTTTTGGAATGTAGGATTGAAGGTGTCCATCATCTAAGGAGTGAAGTTTGGTAAACGTAAAATCATAATGTACAGTGAACAATAGACGTATCATAATGACTTTGGCATTATAGCACACCAAAGAACAAAACAGTAATAAAAATGGAAGATTGGCAGAGATGGATTATTGCACTAGTCTTGAAAACTAGCATATCTGAAAGGGTATCATGGGTTCGAATCCTATATCTTCCGTCATGGTAGATTATTCTAGTTGGTAAGGAGCTTGTTTGCTAAACAAGTGGGTGTAAAAGCCTCATGTGTTCGAGTCACATATCTACCGTTCCTAGTCTCCATTAACTCAGTGGTTAGAGTTCTCGCCTTATATGCGAGTGGTCATTGGTTCGATTCCAATATGGAGGATGTAGTAAAAGAATTAGGTCAGTGGTCAAAAAGATGGTAAACTGTTAAATTAAAAACCATGGAGTTCAGCCTAATTTAAAATATGAACTTATAGCTCAACTGGCTAGAGCAACGAGCTTTTAACTCGTAGGTTGACAGTTCAAGTCTGTCTAGGTTCACTTGGTAATAAATATATTGGTTTGTAGCTCAACAGGTAGAGCAACTAGCTGTTAACTAGAAGGTTGCAGGTTCGAGTCCTGCCTTGCCAGTTTAGAGATTAAATTCTCTGTCTTGAGATTAAGTTCTCTGCTGATGATGAAGATGTATCAGTACAAAAAAATTCTTCACTAGGACTTATATTTCAATGGACAGAATTTCGCACTACGAATGCAAAGATGCAAGTTCGATTCTTGCTAAGTCCATTGAAGATATAAGACAAAATTTGCTCTTATCGTACAACGGAACAGTACAACGGACTTCTAATTCGTTAATCTAGGTTCGATTCCTAGTAGGAGTATAGCAATAAAACTAGAGGTAATTCAATTGGGGGATGGCTTGCTTTGGATGCAAGAGGTTGTGGGTTCAAATCCCACCCTTTAGATTAGTAATAACTGGATGTATTTCAATGGTAGATTGCGTGATTTGGGTTCACGTTGTTGCAGGTTCGAGTCCTGCCATTCAGATTTTGTGGTGTACAAGCTCTGCTTAATAGAGAGGTAATTATAGGTGAGGATATTCACACAATACTAGTAGGAATAGTTTATCCAATGAGACTGTTAAGCCCTACTGCCACAAATTCATATGCTCATATAGCTCATTTGGTTAGAGCAACTGTCTGATACGCAGTAGGTGGGAAGTTCGAATCTTCCTATGAGTACTTAGCAACAAAATAATATATGGTGAGTATGGTGTAGTGGTAGCACACAGGACTGTGACCCCTTTAGCATGAATTCGATTTTCATTATTCACCCTTTGGTTGATTAGCTCAGTGGGAGAGCAACTGCTTTACACGCAGTAGGTCATTGGTTCAATCCCAATATCAACTATTAATAACTTAGTAATACGTTTAGCATTATAACTCAAGTGGTAGAGTGGCATCCTCATAAGGTGTAAGTTGCAGGTTCGAGTCCTGCTAGTGCTATTTGCGATGTAGAGAAATGGCTATCTCGTTAGGCTCATAACCTAAAAATAGTGGGTTCGATTCCCACCTACGCAATAAGGATACTGCGAAGAGTATTATACTCTGGTCACTGAATTCTGTGTCTTAAGGCAAATGCATTCTAGAGTGTATTGAATTTACATAGGGGTTGGATTCCCCTATATCCAGACAAATATATGTCATTATTGTAATGGTTAGCAAAATAGTCTCCAAAACTATTAGAGAAGGTTCGATTCCTTCATGGCATGTTGTAACAAATGCAAGGCAGTACGAGGAAAAGGGGGATTTGCGTGGACAATAAACTGTTAGAGTTATGTGAACAAAAGGTTAAAAAAGAAATATCTTTAACGTGGGATTACATAGCACAAAAGAATGGTTATAGTAAGGGAGAATCTTTAAGATGTGCATATAAAGCATATCGAAAAAATCTTGGACTTTTACCTTCACGAAATGACAATATATCTGCTGATATAGAGGAACAACTTGAAGAACTTGATTTGCAGAAAATTGAATTGAAGAAGGAAAAGGTTAGATTACAAGACCAGAGAACAGCTTTTAACAAAAAGATAAGAGAGACAGCAAGGTATGAAAATATAATTGAGGAAATAACAAAAGCAATTAAAGAAAGCAACTTGGCTGAATTGAAAATACATAGAACAAACAGAATATTTATGAATGATTCAGACCATGAGATGGTAGTTTGCTTTAGTGACTTCCACTATGGTTTATTTGTGCGTAATCACTGGAATGAATTTGATAGCAATATATTTGTTGAGAGATTAACAAAATATATAGGAAAAGTTATTGAAATTGGCAGACAATTTGGTGTAAGAAGAATAGTTGTCATGAATTTGGGGGATGTGGTTTCTGGAAACATACATGTATCATTAAGAGTTGCAAACGCAGAAGACATAATCAAACAAACACAAGATGTGGCAGAATACATAGGATTAGCATTACATGCATTGTCACAAGAGTTTGATGTGGTGGATTATTATTCAGCAACAGGTAATCATGGAAGAGTTACAGCATCAAAAGAAGATTCCATAACAGGAGAAAATTTTGAACATTTAATTAGTTGGTATTTAAAAGCAAGATTAAAAGGTGTTACTAATGTGACTATTCATGATAACAAGATTGATAAAGATATTATTGTAGCAAAGGTTAAAGGACATACTATATTTGGTAGCCATGGAGATAAAGACAAAATTGCCAATGTTGTTCAGAATCTTACTATGATGGTTGGAGAGATACCAACATCTTGTTTCTTAGGTCATTTACATCATTATGCAGAAGACACAATTCAAGGAGTAAATGTAATAATGTCAGGGAGTTTAATTGGAACAGATGATTATGCTAGAGATATTAGACGTATTGGGAATGCTTGCCAGACATTATGTATTTATGATAAACATGGGAAGGTTTGTAGCTTCAATATTGTGCTAAATTAATAGAAACACCATTAGGGGGTAATGTCTATGGAATTTGTATATTTATTGTTAGTTATTGTAGGTGGAGTAATTGTAAGGTACTTAATGCCAATTTTGGATGTAACATTAGAACTTGTAAGCTATTGGATTGGTGGATTTGCCAGTAAAATAGTAATTAACACACAAAGAGAACAATTTAAGTTTAAAAAAGAAGTAGAAGCAGGAATGCCAGATAATAGTCCCAAAATAGGATTTCATTTCGAACCAAATGAAGAAGAAATTTACGAAGATGAATTTGAAGATGAAGAACCAGATGAACTAGAGCCTGATGAAGAAGAGGATAAATCAAAAAAAGTAGATAAAAGAAATTTGTATTTCTTCTTTAAAAATAAGGTTATGGGTAAAAAGAAAACATATATAAAAAATAAGATTAAAAAAATAGGATTTTAGTATAAAACAATGTTCACTTGAAATAGTAGTGAACATTCTTGTGTATTAAAAATAAAAAATGAGGATGATTAAAGTGGAATATGTATACGCATTAACAGATGGCAAGAATATAAAGATTGGGATATCAAAACACCCAAAGAAAAGACTGAAACAGTTAAACACTGGTAATTCAGCTATTTTGTATTTACTTGGATATTTTGAAGGTGACAGAGCATTAGAACATCATATACATACTCATTACAAGCGAATAAATGGAGAATGGATGGAAGCAAGTGAAGAATTACTTGACTACTTAAATTCTCAATTAGAAACATCACATATTATGTTGTTGGATGGTAAGCTGAGAAGTTTATTGAAACTCAAAAAGTAAGTGAATAAAAGGGGAGGATTTAATTGGTAGAAAAACTAAATAACACATTGCAATGTGCAGGTCAATGTGGAAAAATGAAGAGGAAAGATAAAGATTTTTACATAAGCTATAATAAATTTCATTCATCTGGAAAAATTCCATATTGCAAAAATTGTTTAAAGCTAATGATATGTAATGACAATGGTAGTGTTTCAATGGATAAGTTAAAGCAAACAATGCAATTAATAAACAGACCTTTCTTATATGATTTATGGAAAACTTCACTTGATGGTGGAGGGGATGTTTTTGGGAACTATATGAAAAATCTTTCATTACAACACAACAGATTACTAACATGGGAAAACTCACAATTGGAATCACACAATGTATCTAAGTTAAACTATGATACATTTTTTTCTGCATCTAAAAACTTTGAAATAACAGAAGCAATTGTTTGTAAGTGGGGAGCAGGATATAAGCTTGAAGAGTATGAATCTTTTGAAAGAAAGTATGAGTTACTTAAGAACAACTATCCAGAAAAGACTTCTATGCATACAGAAGCCCTGTTAAAGTATATAAGGTATAGCGTAAAAGAAGAATTATCAACAGCAGGTAATAATGTAGCAGATGCTAAGTCTTGGGGAGCTTTAGCCAAGGATGCGGCAACCGCAGCTAGGATAAATCCTAATCAGTTAGCAAAGGCAGACTTACAAGATGGTTTAACAACATTTGGACAGTTATCAAGGGTAGTAGAGCAAGCAGTAGATGTTATTCCTATATTACCAAAATTTAAGAAACAACCACAAGATGAACCAGACTTTACACTTTGGTGTTTCATTAATTACATTAGAGATATGAAAGATTTACCTCCTTGTGAATATGAGGATATTTATATGTTTTATGAACAAAGAAAGAAAGATTATGAAAACAGAATGGCTAATTTATTAAAACATGATGATGAATCAGAGTCAGAAGAAGAGGAAGGGTGATAAATTATGGCATCCAGACAAAATTTTCAGACAGATGGTAAGAAGTATACAACAAAAGAATCTCAAACAGATATTTATAATCCAGAGTTTAATCAGTCAGTACAAGTCAGAGGTAATAATGAAATGGATAGTTTCACTAAGAATCTACCTAAATGGATAGATTTTATTAGTTGGGCAAGGTTTTATCCTGACTTATTTCTAGACCTAATAACTCCTGAAACAGGTGGAATTAGACTTGACTTAGACCAAAGAGTATTCTTAAGATGTGCAGTAAGATTTGTATCTGTATATGGAGTATTTCCTAGAGGATATGGTAAAACATTTGTTGAGATATTAGCAATGTATTTAGTTGCAATATTCTTTCCTGATATTGAATTAACAATGACAGCACAAACAAGAGAGAATGCTTCCAAACTTATGGAAGAAAAACATAGAGAAATTGTTAAATTTTATCCTTTAATTGCAAATGAAATTACAAAATATAGCTTCTCAAAAGACACAGCAGAAGTAATATTTGTATCTGGAAGCAGATGTGATATTATGGCAAATCATCAATCTAGTAAAGGTGCTAGACGTAAGAGAATAAATATAGAAGAAAGTGCATTGTTGAATAATGATTTATTCCAAGATGTATTAGAACCTATAGTTAATGTTCCTAGAAGAACAATTGGTAAACAAGCAGTTGTTAATCCAGAAGAACTTAATGGTCAGGTGAATTTCTTTACTACTTCTGGTTTCAAAGGTAGTGATGAATTTGCTAGAAACATCAAAATGATAGATGAAATGGCAGAGTTAAAAGGCAAAATAGTAATTGGGGCAGATTGGCAATTAGCTTGTGCTTATGGCAGAGGTGAAACCAAGTCTCAAATATTAGATAAAAAAGCTAAACTATCACCAGTATTCTTTGCTATGAACTATGGTAGTAAATGGGTTGGAAGTGTAGATAATCAATTGGTAGACATTAATAGATTAATGAATACTAGAATCTTAGTGAAATCAGAATTGAAAGGTGATGGTAAGTCTGAATACGTATTGGGCGTTGACGTTGCTCGTTCTGAGGATACAAGTAACAATCAAACGAGTATTGCAGTGGTTAAAATAAAGAGGGTTAAAGGTGGAAGAATTTCTACCATGTCCTTGGTTAACATAATAAATGTATCTAATGCTTTAAACTTCTCTGCTCAAGCAGTAGAGGTAAAAAGAACTAAGCATTTATACAATGCAAAGGCAGTAATAATTGACTCAAATGGTATTGGTAAAGGATTATTAGACAAATTATTAGAAGACACAATAGACCCTATAACTGGTGACAGTTTAGGATGTTGGGGAACATTTAACACAGAACAAGAACCAGAGATGGAAGAATTCGAGACATGTGTATATGATTTAAAACCTCAGTCTGCTAATAGTGATATTATAGTTAAATTTATTGATGCTGTAGAAAGTAATCAATTACATGTATTGGAAAAGAGACATTTTACTGATTATGATATAACAGATAAAGATGTTAGTCTGCAAAGACTTCCATTTGTAAACACAGACTTTTTCATTGAGGAAGTTGCTAATTTAAAATTAAAGCAATTGCCAAGTGGTAAATACACAGTTGAAAAAGTTATTAAAAAGTATAACAAAGATAGATATTCAGCTACATCATATGCCATATGGTATATTAAGATGTTTGAAGATGTAGCATATCAAGAAGAGGATGATGATAGCATATTTGGCTATCTAATCGTATAATATGAATAATACAGGAAGTGGGTGATATTTTTGCCAAGGAGAACAAGTACTAAAAATAAGCAAGAAGCTTTACTAAATGAGACAATAGCTACATCTGCGTTAAGTTCAAAAGATATGGACTATGTTAACACTTTTGCGAGAGAAATGCTGAACATGATAAATAATCCTTTAATGTATCATCCAATTCTGCAAAGTGAAATATTAAAAGATATCAATATGAATCCTGCATATAGGGATTATGAAACAGTTGAAAAACTGTTGCGTGACCCAAAACATAATGAAAAAGCACTTAGACAGTTATCTCAATATTTAGCAAATACAATTGCTCCTATAAAGAGAATGATTGATTATTATGCAAAGATACTTACATGGGATTATGTATTGATTCCTCAAGTAGAAGAAAAAGATTTAAAAAGTTCTGCATATAAGAAAGCTGAAAACAAGGTATATGATTTCCTTGAAGGAATGAATATTAAGAAAATGTTTACTGAAATGATGCAAGGTTCTATATTGGAAGATACTAAATTTCATTATTTAAGAGATAGTGAATATGGTACTACTTTTCAAGAACTACCTAGTGATTATTGTCTAATTACAGGTAAGAATGAAATATCTTATGAGATATCTTTCAATATGACTTATTTCTTTAGACCAGGGACTCGTCTAGACCAGTATCCACCAGAGTTTACAGATTATTATATGGACATGATGAACTATGATAGAACTAAGGGTGGAACAAAAACTTCTGATGTAATTGTAGAAATAAAAGAAGGTCAATGGTTTTATTGGAGACAGTTAGACCCTAATAAGGCATTTACATTTAAATTCAATAATATTGTGGCAGGGTTAACCCCTCCATTATTAGGATTGTTTTTGGATGCAGTAAATATTGAACAGTTTAGAAGCTTACAAAAGACTAAGAGTGCTTTAGATGCTTATAAATTATTAATAGGAACAGTTCCAAGAAACAAAGAGACTAAGAGTGGAACTAAGTCAGATGATTTTGCGATAACAGCACCAACAGTTGCCAAATTCGCAGCTTTATTAAAAGGAGCATTACCTTCTGGTGTAGACTTTAAAGTAACACCATTTGAAAAGGTTGAAGCTTTTAACTTTGAAAATGCTGACACTAAAAACTCTGTAACAGGAGTGGCTTTAAAGAATTTTTTAAACAATTCTGGTTCTAGTCAGGTAATAAGTGTAAATGAAAAACCTAATGCATCAAGTGTAAAATCAAATCAAATAGTTGATGAAAGTTTTGTTATTCATATGTATGCACAAGCAGAGGGTATTATTAATCTCTTGTTAGCTAAAAATGTTTCTCCTAAATATAAAATGATGCTAAAATTCCAAGGTACTATTTTTGATAAGGAAGAAAGAAAACAAGATGCCCAAAACTTAGCAAGTATAGGGGTTGTATCTATTGATTTAATAGCTTCTGCAAGAGGTCTTAATGCAAGGCAAATGGAAAGATTATTAGCATCTTCACACGCAAAAGGATGGCCCGAAAAACTTGTACCAATTCAGTCTGCATTCCAAACTGGTGATGCAGGAGCAGGGGCTAATGGCAGACCTAAGAAACCAACTAGTGAGTTAACAGGTTCTGGTGAAACTAGTCGTGATGCAAGTGATGATGGTGATGAAGGAGATTAAAGTATGAATATTAGCGAAACAATGAAAACTTTATTCGAAAGACAAATCTCCCATGAGATGCATAATCATCAAATATATAGATATTTTGGAAATAGATTATCTAATATTGGATTAAATAAACTTGGTGCTTTCATGAAAAGTCAAGCTGATGGTGAAGTGGGACACCATGAGAAGTTAGTTTCTTATTGTGAAGATAGGAATATTGATGTTGACTTTATTCAAGTTGAAAGTGTTAATCTCCAATATAATAATATTTTAGATATTGCACAAGCAGTGTTATCTGTAGAGCAAAAAACAACTTCAATGCTTAAAGAGATGGTTCAACAAGCATGGGCAGATGGTGATTTATTAACATATGAATGGTTAATGAAAGATTTAATTGTAGAACAAATTGAAGAGGAAAATGTAGCTCAGACATTAGTTGACCAATTAACAAATGTTGGTGACAGCATGATAATGATTCAACTATATGATAATACTTTTTCATTATAGAGGGTGGATAAATGTTTATAAGAAATGTAGAAAAAATGATGGAAGAAAAGTTATTTTATTGTAAGAGTCCTAAATTAAAAGTTTTCCTAACAGAAAATCATGGTATATCTTATGTAAATAAAAAGAAACAAGACTTTAAATTTGTATGGATATTCTTGAAGACACCCTTGTTAGACAAAGCTTTAACAGAGTGGTCAGATAATAAACAAAATGGAACATTAGCATTTAAGTAAAGTATAAGGAGGTGAAAAGGTGAAAAAGTTATCCTTCTCAATTGACAAATACGAATTAGAAGAGATTAATAATAGTCAATTTGCCAAATTAAGACTTTATGTATGTCATGACTTAGATAATAAAAATGGGTCTTACATATCTCTAGATAGCATGAAAATGGCAGAAGATACATTATGGAATAAACCTATTATTATGAAACTTAATAAGTTTGGCACTGATTTTGAAGAACATGAACCTGATGTTATTCCTGTAGGATTTATACCTAAAGAAGGAAGCAATATTCATTATGAGGAAATCAGTGGTAGAAACTATCTTGTAGTAGATGCAATTATATGGAAATATTATAGTAGTGCTACGTTAGAGATATTTGAAAGAGATAATACCAAAGGAATAAGCATGGAAATACAAGTGTTTGAGGAACATAAACGTGAAGAAGATAATTTTATCCAATTGGATAGTTATGCTTATTTAGCAGTATGTTTACTTGGAAGCAGATATGAAACTGGAATGTATAGAACTACAGCACAAGTTGTTGAGTTTAGTAAAGAAAAGACACTTGATATATTAGATAAAGAGTGGAGTACATTCATTAATCATAATGATAAAGATAAAAAAATATCTAGCTCTGAAAGATTAAACAGCAGAAAATCAAACACAAACAAAGTGAATAGACAGTTTATTCAGGAGGTTAAAACAGCCCAAAAGGATATTAATAATATCTCAGAGGAAACTGTTTCTCATATAAAGATGCAATATGAAGAATTAAAACTTTCGCAAGATAATTTTTCCATTTTAGGTTTTTCAAAATCTGAATATATGGAAATAGAAAACTTTATGAAGGAGGTACAGGAAATGGCAGTAAATGATAACAAAAAGACTGAGGAAGAAGTAGATGAAAAAGATAAGATGGCTAAAGAGATTCCAGATGATAAAGACTTAAAAAATGCTGATAAAGATGCTTCTAAGGAAGAAATGGCTAAAACAGATGATGCAGAAGCTAAAGAAGACCCTAAAGAAGAAAAGAAGGAAACATCTGAGGAAGAAGCCAAGGAAGATGATAAAGAAAAAATGTCTGCTGATGATGAAGAAGATATGTCTTGTGGTAAGGACAAAATGGCTAAATCAGATGAAGAAGAAAAATTTGATGATGAAGATTTCAAAGCAAAATATGCAGATTTATTTGCAAAATTTGAAGCACTTCAAGCACAAATGGCTGAAAAAGACACAGCTCTATTATCATTGAATTCTGAATTAATGTCAGCAAATGAAGCAAAAGATAAATTTTCTAAGGAATTAGATACTTTGCAAACTTACAAAGCTGATATTGAAAAGATAGAAAAGGCTGAAAAACTAAAAGATACTTTCTCAATTTTAACTAATGTTTTATCAAAAGAAGAAATTGATGAATGGAAAGTTAAGTCTGAACAATACCAAGATGTAAAAGTATTTGAGACTGATATCAAGGCATTTGCATGTGATAAACTTTTAAAATCTAAAAATGTTACAAGTGCAAAACAGTTTAGCAGTATGGCAGTAAATCTAGATGCTACAGATGAATTAGAGTCTACAGAAGATAATTTATGGACTCGTATTACAAAAAGAGTATCTAAATAATAACATATAATAACAAATATTAGAAACGTATAAGGAGGAAATAATTATGGCAACAACTCACGTTCTTTTTCAAGCAGGACAAATGGTATCTAAGCACATTGATTCTTACTTAAAAAATGTAATCAATAACGCAGTAGATATGGACAATGGTAGTTTTGTAGTTTTAAATGGTTTAGTAGCTAACCAAGGTGACCTTTGGATTTGTTCAACACCTGCAACACCATCAGCACAAGAGGTTTTTGTAATTGACGAACCTATCAGAAACTTAATTGGTGGAGCATATGCTATTGATGTAGTAGACCCAAGAGAATTCTATGTTCCAGTAGGAAGAATTGCAAGAGCTAGAAAACTTTTACATGGAGATTCTTGCTACCTATCAACAACTGGATTCGTATCAGCACCTACAGCAGGACAATACGCAATTCCAACAGCAGGTTCATTCAAGTTAACACCATCAGCATCAGCAACAGGTTCTAAGATTATATTCAACGTTATTGCGTCTGATTTATTCTTTGTAGGAACAGAACAAGTTGCAGGATGGAGATTAGAAGTTCAAACAGCAGTATAATCTTAGTTTAACAATGTAATACAAGTACTATAACAATTATTCAAAAACTCGATAAGGAGGAAATAAACATGGTTAAGATGGAAGTTTTAGATACACCAAGATACAGAAGCTTTTCTGCTGAGGACAAAGATGTTGTAAAAGCAGGTGTTGAGCTTTACAAACACTATTTACATAATCAAGGAAGACAAGGATACGCAGAATTCGCAACTGGTGAAGGTTATGAATCAAAACATGAAAAATTTAATAAAGCAATTATGCTTCAAGCAGTAACAAACGCAGGTCTTCCTGCTTCAAAGGCAACTGATGCAAAAGCATTTGCAAAAACATCTGTAAGAGAAGAAGTTTTCGCACTTGTATCAGAAGTTTTAGATGTAATAGTTCCAAACACAGTTTTAACTGATTTTTACAGACTTGCTGAAACAAGAAACATTGCATGGGGAGATAGCTTAAAGTTCACTATCCCAAACCCTTCATTATTTGTTGTGTCTAAAGTTAGTAATGGAGTTAGACAAAATGAACCACAAAGATTGTATGAAGCAGATATGGTATTATTACCAGAAACTAGAATGATTACAATTGAAGAAGATTTCTACAGAATCATCGCAGGTAAAGTTGATTGGGGTATGTTAATCGCAAGAGTTGCACAATCATTAGAAACACAAATTTCTATTGATGTTTACAACGCAATTTTCAACACATATGGTGCATTAGACACTAACTTAAAAGAAGCTTCATTCACACAAACAACTTTCGTTAAATTAGCTGCAAGAGTTGAAGCATTAAACAGAGGAACAAAAGTATACGTTATGGGAACAAAAGCTGCTTTAGCAGGAGTTATTCCTTCTGACAACTACTTCAAATTCCCTCTTGGAGAAGAATATAACAAATTAGGACACTTAGGAAACTACATGGGTATTGATTTGTTAGAAATTCCACAAAAAATTGCTCCTAACACATTAACATTTGGAATTGATGATAACACACTTTATTTCTTCTCTATGGGATTAGATAAACCAGTTAAAATTGGTTTCGAAGGTGAAACTTTAGTAAATCAAGTAACAGATTTCGCAGGAAATGCTGACTTAACTTACAACTACACTATCTCAAAAAGATATGATGTTAAAGTTGCAACATCTGCAAGATATGGTATTATGAAAGTTTAATCTTACCATAGGTTTTTTGTTTTATATTTAGGGGATAGGTCTTAGACTTATCCCCTATTTTTTTATTAGGTAAACCATAATTGAAGCGAATAAAAGGGGGAAACACAAATGGCAGTAAAAACAAAAGCACAAGTAGAGCAAGAGCAATTAAAAAATGATGTAAATGATTTAAAGGCAATGATGATGCAATTTTTGCAGGGTCAAAACCAACAAAAATCACAGGAAACAACATCAGGTAAATCAGTTGTAGAAGAAGAAAAAGATACGCAATTTGATGAAGTAGAAGAGGTACAGGTATCTCCACAACACTTAATCAATGTAACATCTTTGTTTACTGGTGGATTAAGTTTAATAGGTTCTCAAGGGAAAGTTATTAGATTTGAAAGATTTGGACAAACAATGCCTATAACTTTTGAAGATTTAAATCATGCATGTTCTAATGCTAGGACATTTGCAGAAGAAGGTTATTTTTACATTCATAGTGAAAATGCCATTAAGCTTTTATATTTAAGCGAAGCTTATGAAAAGATTATAGATGCAAAGAAAATTGAAAATATAATCAGTTTACCAAAAGAGAAAATCGAAGAAATATATAACAAAGTTGCTAAGAATATCAAGGTTAGTATTGTAGATATAATCGTAAGAGGTATTCAAGCAAATAAACCTGCATATCAAGATAGAAATAAGATTGATTTCATTAGTAAAATTTACGGAAAAGATTTAGACGTTATGGCTAAAAACTTAAAAGAATATGATATAAAGTAGGGACGGTGATGGCAAATGAATAACACTCTTTTCACCGATGTATATTCAAGATTCAGCATGAAAGTAACTGATTTTAACTTAGATAAGATTTATTTAGCATCCACACCTGCATATAACAATTATGTAAAAGGGTTTTTAGTGAGTGCTATACCTAAATTCACACAATGTAACCAAAAATTATCACAAAGAGATGATACCACTCAAGTGTTTAATATTGTTCTAACAGATTTAGAACAAGAAATATTAGCTAGTATGATGGTTGTAGAGTGGTGTTCAAAAGAGGTACATAGTATTATGGAATTGCGTAGATTTTTAAATGATACTGATTTTAAAATGTTCTCAGAATCACAGAATTTGCGTGAGAAAAAAGATTTATTGATAACTACAAGAGAATCAACAGACAAGCTCATAACTCAATATGGATATGCTACGCTTGATTTCTCACTATTAGGGGGGAGTTAAGTTATGGAAACTAAATATGGAGAATTACCAAATAGTGATTTAATACTATATTTTAAGAGACTTGTTAATCAATCATATAAGCTTATGCCTATGAAAGAAAACAAAGATTCTACTTATGATAGATATTTAATGAAACTAATACAACAATTACATGGTGGGAATAGGTTAATAATATCTGACAGTTTATTTATTGAAATCATATTCAATCTTGAATCATTATTTGAAATTAATGATATCACATTGCACAATTCAATAATAAAGGAAAATATTTCGATATGTCAGAAAGTAATTAAAAAACTAGAACTTGAATTGGAGGGATAAGTATGGGATTTGAATCTTATAATGCTTATTTAACCTACAATACATTGATATCATCTAGTCCAGTTGAATACTTTCAGGGGCATTTACAGGCTATAGCAGATAGTGTGTTTGAGATATCAAGTAACATTTATACAGTAAAACACAGGACAAAATTGACTGATGAATATTCATCTAGTCATGAGCAATGGACAGATATAAGAGCTAGATTAGTTGTTCCATTTGAAATTAAACAACTTTCAATGATTAAAGATGATTTCTTTCATATAATCTTTAAAGACTTTAATTATCAAGTATATTTAGGTGATGTTTTTGAATTCCAAAATTACAGATGGTTGGTTATAAATACTTCCAAAATAAGTTCTATAACAAACTCTGTACTAGTTCAAAGATGTAATGCTAAATTAAGATTTACCACAAGTACTCCTTTAAACACAAACATTATTGAAGTTGATGGGTGTGCTAATAAATATATTATGCGTGGTTTAAAAGAAGAACAGTTTATTATTTTACCAGAAAACAAATTGAATGTACAAATTCCAAATGATATAAATGGTAGAAAAATAAAGTATACAGACAGAGGTGGTACTAGATTCTTATTGGGGAATCCATTCCAAAACTGGAAAACTACATCTTTCGATAATATTACTATGAATAGAACTACTAATAACAATTTAGCTAGTGAGAATAGTGGTATTATTAAGTTACAATTAGAATTAAGTGAAATCAACACAGGTATGGATGATTTAGTTAATGGAATTGCTTGGCAAGAGTATTTTTAAGGATTAAAGGAGGTAAGTTATGGCAGAAGGTATTGATAAATATCTAAATGATATTTTAACAAAAATTTATGCAAACCAAAACTTATGCAAATATTTGTTTTATGATGTGAGAAATCCATTAGCACAAGCAACTATTGCAAACACAAAAGTTTTAAAAGATGATAAAGACAATCAAAAAATTTTCATTACACCATTTACAGTTGATGTGACAGATAAAACAAAGACAACTTTAACAATCATGATTAATGATTTTCAACTAGATAGTGATACAAAATATTATGAAGATATGACTGTTGAGTTTATCATTGCTTGCAATGTGAGATTATGGGAACTAGATGATGGTTCTAATGAGGTAAAACTAAGAGTAAATGGAATATGGGATGAACTAAGTAAAACGTTTAAAAGGAAAGCTACTGTTGGTATAGGTAAGAACAATTTTAAAAGTGGAAGACTTCAAAAGTTTAATGATTACTTTTGGGGATATTCATATTGCTTAGAAGCAAAAGATTTTCCATTGCAGAGTAGGTAGGTGATATAACATGATATTTAATGAACAAGATGTTAACATGAAAATGATGTTAGGTGAACCTATTGAATTGTCAACGATTGGAGTTTTAAAGCCTAAAACTATTAATAGTCTTCTAGAAATTGGTTTTGATATATATAATCAATATTTAAGTATGTTATGTCTTACATCTGATGATATTTATGAAATATTAGATATGAATGATGATTTTCAAGATATTAATCCATTTGATTTTATCTTAAGTAATTGTGTTAATAATGAAGACTTTAAAATAAAAATGGAACAAGCTTTATCATTTTTCCTTGAAGAAGATGTTCATTTTTTCAAAATAATGGAAGATGAATATTGTAAAGGTGGATATTTTTATGTGCATGATATAAATGAGGGTAGATTTATACATATTGCTAATTTTAGTTTCTTTATTGATTTATTAAAAGAGCAAAATTGTATTCCACAAAAGCCTACTAATAAGCGTAGAAAGCCAAAGAATGAAGCTGAAAAAGATATGTATAGGCAATTAAATAAAGCCAGAGCTAAGTATAACAAACAAGATACAGATATGTCAGATATAGTATCTTCTGTGAGTGCTAAACATCCTTCCATTAATTTATTTAATGTTGGGAGTTTATCAATATATCAATTGATTGACCAATATAAAAGACTAAATGCTATAGATGAATATTTTATCAATATAGAAAGTTTATTGCATGGTGCTTCTAGTGAGGAAGTTAAACTATCTCATTGGTCTTCAAAACAAAAATAAACAATAATAAAAATTGAAGGAGGAAAGAAATATGGCAGCTTCAAAACAGTTAGGTATAAAAGAAGTACTTAATCTTGAAATCATGGATTATGTAACTGGTAAGCAAATGTTTTTTGCAGATTATGCAACAAACACAACAATTGACTCAACAGCAGATAGACTTGATTTAAGAGGGGGACAAGGTAACTATAAAATCATGAGTTTTGACCACACAAAAAACATGACAATGAAATGTGAATTACCTATCGTTGACCTTGAATTCATTGCTTATTTATCAGGAAAACCATTAGCAGTTGGTGCAGTAACAGTGCCAAAAAGAGAAATTGTTACTACAGTGGGAGCAACACCTACTTTAACATTATCAGCTACACCATTAGCAGGAACAGCAGGAGCTTTAAGAGTGTTCTTATTAGTTGGAGATAGAGATAATGGAGTAGAACAAACTCTTGGTACACCTGGTTCTACACCAAATACATACAGTATTGCAAATAACATCATTACATTAAATACTACTACTGCACCAGCAGGAACAGTACTTGTTGTAAGTTATAATTATACTACTGTATCAGCATTAACAAGAACTATTACAATGGTAGCAGACAAATTCTGTAAATATGTTTCTATGAATGGTTATGGAATAATTTCTGATGAAGTTGATGGTAACAACTATCCAACTATCTTCAAAATTTTCAAAGCTAAACCAAAGAACAACTGGACATTAACAATGGCCCCAACAGAAGCAACTAAGTTAAGTATTGAATTTGATATTTATCCAGAATCACAATCTGATGGAGCAGGTGGAACTGACAAAGTTTACATGAAGATGTTTGAATTAGTGTAATAATTGCATAGTTTTAAAGATTCATATATGGAGGGGTGTAATTCCCCTCTATTTTTTTTAATAAAACGAATAAAAGGAGCTTAAGATGGATAAAAAGATTTTGATAGCCTGTCCAGTATCTAACAGGGAATGGGTACTTTCTCATTATTTAAATCACATTTTAAAAATAGATTATCCAAAAGATTTGATATGTTTTTATTTTATAATCAACAATACAACTGATAATTCTCATGAAATCTTAAAAGAATTTAAGGCTAATCATGAAGCAGAATATGGTGGTATAAAGATTGAAGTATATAATAGCAGGAACAAATTTAAGGACGAGAGAGTAACAGAAATTAGAGAAAAACACACCTATGATTGGTTGAGTGAATTAAGAAATAAAATGTTGAAAGAGTGTTATAGTAAGGGTTATGATTATTTGTTTAGTTGTGATTCTGATATTTTAGTTTCTCCTAATATCTTAAAAAGATTATTAGAGCATGAAAAGCCATTCGTGGCAGGATTGATATATAATGGTTACTTGTTTAGACCTTTTGATGCTTCTAGCAATTATGACACAGTTGCTAATGCCTACAAATACCCTAATATATTAAAGGGTAATGTAAGGGATGGATATACCCATATTGTTAATTATAAAGTAAAAAACCCAAACCTTAATCCAGTGGGAACATTGGTAGAGACAGATTTTACAGGAGCTGTATTTTTAGCTTCCTTAGATGTATGTAGGGTTGCAAAGTATTCATGGAATAAACAGGGAGAGGATGAACCTTTCTCAAGAACTGTAAAAGATGCAGGATTTACTCTTTATTGTGATTGTAGTGTTTATTCACAACATATGATGAACAAACATATTCTTGATTTGTATTTGGATGGCAAATTGACCTTTGCTAATGGTGAAATTATAAGGGTCTAAAAAAGCTTGACAAATTGTTCAGAGTGTGGTATGATAAGAGAGTAAGAAAGAACACATACAAGAATAATAATTAAAGAATAAAAGGAGAGTAATATGGCAAATTCAGAAATGTCAATTCAAAGAGCATTAGCAGAGTTAAAACTTCTACATAGTAGGATTGAAAGAGCAATCTCTGATGCAAGTCTTATAGTTTCATATAAGAAAAGTGCAAAGAAAGTTAACAACATTGACACACCTGCTGAGTATTCAGCAAAAGCAGAAGCAAGTTACCAAAGCGTAGTTGATTTGACTGAAAGAAGAAAGAGAATCAAGTCAGCAATAGTAGCAAGCAATGCAAACTCAAAAGTAACAATTGCAGGTAAAGAAATGACAGTAGCAGAAGCCATTGAAAGAAAAGAATCTATTTCTTATGAAATATTACTTCTTTCACATATGGAAAGACAATACCAATCAGCATTAGTAGCTGTTCAAAGAGCAAATGATGCAGTACAAATCAAGCTTGATGAATTATTACTTACAACACTTGGAAAAGAAGGAAAGCAAAAAGCAACAGCAGATGAAGTTGAAGCTATTAGCAAACCATATTTAGAACAGAATCAGCATGAAGTGTTAGATGTTCTAAAATTAGGGGAGAAAATCAAGGCATTGAAAGATAGCATTGAACAGTTCAACTCTGAGGTAGACTTCGTTTTAAGTGAAAGCAATGTAATAACAAGAATCACAATTGAAGGATAATTAATAAAGATATTGCAATCATATGAAAACCTTGAATTTGAATTCCCTTAATATTTTGGGTAAAAATATAACTGGTGATTTAATAAAATCAGAATTTGATATTCTTATTTTTTAGAAGAACAAGAATATTATCTTAACAGATAATACATATGTTCACTATATAATAGTGATTAAAAGAAGTCCATAAGGGACACAATATGAAAGTTCAAAGTTCAAACATCAGGATTCAGGTTTCAGAACACAAATTTCTTTTTACACTTCCTTTCGAGGAAGTTTCAGGATTTAGAAATTAGGATAGCAAGACTCGATGAAATCCAAGAAGCAGGTTATGAGGGGTAATTCAATTATCTCAAGGTATTCCTCTTGGCTATATGGTTGCAATACAAACAGATAAGGGGGTTTGGGATTAATTTCTCAAGCCCCCTTAAAAAAGGATAAGGGGGTTTTTTTTGCCAGAAGCAGATGAAACTAAACTTTCATGGGAAACCACTACCATATAATATAAGGGAATACAGCGTTACAACAAAATACAAATTTTAGAAAAAAGGTGGATTTAAAAAATGGAAAAGTATGTTTCAAGTGTAACACATAATCTTTATAGGGATTTACAGGATAATAACTTAAAAAGCAATAGCAGAGACTATTTTTCACCAACTGAAACAGAAGAGCTATATAATGAAACTGGAAGAGTTAATGCTGAAAGTTTGATTAAAGAATACAAATTCAGAACTGGTAATAAAAAAATTGACTCTATTTTAGAATATGGTTGTGGTGATGGAAGAGTTGCCCAATATACAGCTAAAGAATGTAAGCATATGACTTGCTTAGACATTACTCCTGCTGTATTAAAAAAAGCAGAAGAAAGATTAATCAATTCAGGAATTACAAATGCAATATACCAAATAGGAGATGAATATCAAGGGTCTGAAACTGTAGACTTCATATATTGTTTACAAGTATTACAACATAATAATGAAGAAGACCAGTTTTTAATTTTGAATAAAATTAAAGAAGCATTAAAATCAACAGGTCTAGCCTGTATCCATTTTCCAAAATTTGAAAATAGAATTGGTGGATATATTAACCATGCTACATGTATGTGTTTTACATATGAACAAGTTGAATTCTTAGTATCACCATTCTCTGAATATGAAATTGTAACACAAGCATTTTATAGTAGTATACATGATGCAAATGTAATAGAAGATTACTTTGTATGGGTAAAAAAATAGTCGAAAATTGAAAATTAGAAGGGGTAGAATATTATGAATGTAGCTATAGCATTTAGTGCCAATTGGTCAACTTATGTAGCAGTAGAAATGTATGCTTTATTTGTTAAAAATAAAGTGCCAACGAAAGTTTATTTGTTATCAGACAACCTAGAACAAAGTCATTTAGATGAATTTGATACTGTCTGTGCAATGTGTGGAGAAGATTATACTTATGAGTATATCAATCTTTTAAAAATGTATGAAGAATATATGCCTAGTGGCATTAACGTAGATACTAGATTTAGTAAATACACTCTATATCGTTTATTTCTACCAAACATCATTAATGATGATAGGGTTTTATATATTGATGCAGATGCTATAGTTGCTAGTGATATATCTCACTTCTATAATACAGAGATGGAAGGATACTTACTTGCAGGAGTAGAAGATACTGGATTACCACAAGGTTACAAAACTAATTTAGGTATACCAGAAGATGCTTACTATATTAATGCAGGGGTAACCTTAATTAACTTAGATGCAATCAGAAAGTTAAACTTATGTGACACATGGATTAACATGGCAAACACAAAATTCTATGACTGCCATGACCAAGACATTTTTAACATAACATGTAATGAAAAAATTAAGAAAATGCACTATAAATACAACACATCATTATCAACATCTTTAGAAATCAAAGTTGAGAATATTAAGATTATGCACTACGCAGGTGCTAAACCTTGGAATACTAAACAAGTTCCATTCTATGAAATATGGAATAGATGGCAAACAATTTATGATTTAAAGAAATCATTAATGATGCAACATATACCTAAAACTATTCACTACTGTTGGTTTGGTGGAGCAGAGAAACCTGCTAAGATTCAAAAATGCCTTGACAGTTGGACTAAGTATTTACCAGACTACGAAATAATAGAATGGAATGAAACTAATTTTGATATCAATTGTTGTGCATATGTTAAGGAAGCTTATGATAAAAAGAAATGGGCATTCGTAACAGACTTTGTGCGTTTATGGGCTTTGTATACCTATGGTGGTATTTATATGGATTCAGATGTTGAAGTTGTTAAAAACTTAGATGAATTCCTAAATCATAGAGCGTTTACAGGGCATGAAGCAGATAAATTCTTGATTACTGCTACTATGGGAGCAGAGATTGGTCACCCATGGATTAAGATGTTGTTAGCTTATTATGACACAGCAAAACTAGAAGCTAATCCAATACCTAATACTCATACAATAACAAGGTTATCATTTCCTTGGATTGTTGGTCAAGGTGATGGATTTACATTCTTAAGAGAATCTGTGGTAATCTATCCAACAGAAGTATTTTGTCCTTATGACCATTCAAAACTTGTAGCAACTCCTACACCTAGCACCTACACAATACATCATTTTGCAGGGTCTTGGCTTGGTAGAAAGGAGAAAGAATAATGAATATTAAAGATGTAGAAAAGATATATGATGGTTCAGTATTGTGGCAAATGTCACCTGCTGAAAGAACAATTTTACAACAAGTCTTAAGTAAGATTGATAAAAAAAACAGTGCAATTGAAATAGGTTCTTTTTGTGGAGGTTCATTGAGGTCTTTATCTCAACACTTCAAAAAAGTTTACTCTTGTGATGTAACTCATTCTTGCATTGTTAATATTGAACAATTCACTAATGTGGAATTTATATTAGGTAATTCAGCACTTACTGTACCTATCCTTGTAGAAAATATTAACAATGGTAGTGAAGAAATTGGTCTTGTTATTATAGATGCAGACCATGAGTATAATGGTGTTTACACAGACATTCAAAGTATATCAAAATTAAAACCTAAAAAAGATATGATTATACTTATACATGATTCTTGGTATACTCCTTCAAGAAAAGCAATATGTGATTTTGATTGGAATATCTGTCCTCATGTACACTTCATAGACACAGATTTTTGTGCAGGAGATTTAATAAGTCAAAATATGACGATGGGAGGATTGGCTTTAATAGTAATATCACCAGAATTAAGACAGGGAGATATTAAAATTACTAAGAGCCAAGACTTCATGTATCGCACATTAAATAACGTATAGGAGGAAATTGAATGTCAGCATTTTTAGAAGTTGGAACTATGGCAACATGTGTTCTTAATTGTAAGTATTGTCCACAGTATCTTATAAAAAAACAATATCAATCATCAGTAAAACAATTATCATTAGATAATTTTAAATTAGTTATTGATAAAATGCCAATTGACAGCACAATATCTTTTGCAGGATTTTCAGAACCTTGTATTAATCCTGATTGGGTTGAAATGGTTTGGTATGCTAAAAGTAAAGGTCATAGAATTTTATTTAGTACAACACTTGTGGGTATGACTATTGATACATATAATCAAATTAAACATATTCAGTTTGATTATTTCTCAGTACATTTACCAGATAATAATGGTAAAACAACTGTACCAATGACTCAACAATATAAAGAGTTACTTGAATATGTTTGTAAGAATCCTATAAATGGAATATATAAATTTCATCATCATTTTGGAGATTTACATAATGAAATTAAACATCTTATATATCAAAGTGAAAAAGCAATGATTTATGATAGGGCAGGAAAAATTGAGGTTCAGGATGAAGTCAAATCTTCAAGTTTAAAAGGAAATATCAAGTGTGGACATAAGTTTATGTTTGATTATCCTGATGGAGGGGCTTTACTTCTACCTAATGGTATGTGTGTACTATGTTGTTCAGACTTTGGTTTACAACATGTTTTAGGTAATTTATTCACACAATCATGGCAAGAAATTGTAGAGTCAGAAGAAATGAAAAAAGTTCAAGCAGGTTTACTTGATGATAGTCAAGATATTCTTTGTAGACAATGTTATTTAGCACAACAAGCATAATTTAACGAGTATAAGAGTGACTATGGTTTTATAGTCACTCTTTTATATTATATTATATAAATTCAAATATAGGGAGGTAACACACATGGCAATTAAGTTTGTTCCAAAGTTTCAAGAGTATGTTGGTTTATCAACAGATGATAAATCTTGGCTTCTTCAAGAAGGAGCAGTAGTTTACTACACAGATTCAAGATGTAGAGAAGTATATCATAATGGTGTATGGTCAGATTTTGTAAATAGTGGATTTATAAAAAACTCTAGTGATAAGATTTTTGATGGATTCCTTGATTTGCGTAATTGGGATACTATTCAAACAGGTTCAGGAGATTTTATTGAAGTAGGTGGAAATACTACAGGAGCAGGATATGAAAAAATAAGTAAAGATATTTTTAATGATGATACTGAAACAATACTACAATCAAAATTTACAGTTAAATCACCTGCAAGATTTGCAATAGCTTTAACGCTTTCACAAAGATTAAATGGACAAAGATTTGTAGCTGAAATGGTTGGAGTTGATAATACAGGGACAGTAGTAGCAACAATGCCAGTACCAACAGCAATTGCTATTCAAGATGTGGCTCAAACAACAACAACACTTACAGTAAATACATCTGTGGCTCATGGATTATATGCAGGACAACGTATTTGTATTTATGGAAGTCCTGATAGTAGAGCTAATTATACAGAAGCATTAGTTGCAAGTGTTTTTACACCAACACAGTTTTCAGTAACAAATACTGAATATGGAGCTATTCCATCTCAAACAATTAACCTAATTGCAGGAGGATTTGTTATAGTTGTAGATTCATTAAATCAATCTGATAATGCTCATGCTTTAGTGTTTGAAGGAACAACTTCAACATTAGCAAGATATGTTGCTAGGTCACAAAAAAGTCCATTTATTGAATCAGGATTAACAACATTAGGTACAACAACAGCAGTTGTAGGTAATGCATCTGGATTTTGTGATTCTTTAAGAACTGCTTGTTTTTATGATATGGATTATAAAGTTGACTCATTAGTAACAAGAGGTTTTAACGTTGATTCATTTTCAGGACAAAATGGAACTCTAAAAAATAATCAATGTGTTCCTGATATAACTTTAAACTATAAAATTAGAATTAGAGCAAAGAATGTAAAAGGTATGACTAAACCTATTGCAAGAATTGTTAGTGCTGTAAAATCAGCAAGTACTACAGCAACAATTACAACAGATGTTGCACATAATTTAACAGTAAATGATTGGATTCAATTATATGGTATGCGTGACCAAACAAACTTCGCTAACTTAAGTACTGTTACTCAGGTTGTATCAATTGTTAACTCAACTTCATTCACTATAGCATTTGGTGCATCAGCAACAGCTACAAGTTATGGTGGTACTGTTATTAAAGTAAATGGTAATAATACTATTGGTGCATTAGGTCAAGCAATTCAATCTATTCAAAGAACTGGTAATTTACTTACTGTAACAGGTAGTGCATCATGGTCAGGTATTGCTGTAGCAGAAGCAGTTAATCTTCATGGATTATATGATACTACAGGTGTTGCTTATCCTCAATATGAAGGAGCATATAAAGTTGCATCAGTTTCTACAACTTCATTAGTTCTTTATAACACAGGAGCAGACTTTGGATTAATTAACTGTGGGGGAACAGCAATAAAAAGAACAGATTTTAGAATGCATTGTTTTAGAATGTTAGAATATACAAGAATTATTGCTGATATAGATGCAGGTAATGGTAATTCATCAGATACTCAAAACAGTATACCAGTAGCAATAACTACAGCTCCAACTATAGGTGTTTCAGGTACTATTACAGCATCAAACACATCAGGTACAGCAGCTCATGACGCAGCAGTTTCAGGTAACCCTGTGAGAATTGGTGGTAGAGCAAGAACTTCTAATGTAGGTACTGTAGCATCAGATGATACAACAGATTTAATTACTACTCTTGTAGGAGCGTTAATTAATAAACCATTCTCTATTCCAGAATTAGACTTCTATGCATCTGCACCATCAGGTGGCTTATTAAACACAACAACACCTTTAGTTATAAAAGAAGCACCATCAGCAGGTCTTCGTAATTATTATACAGGAATAAATGTAATTTCAGAAGCATTAGGTACAGCAACAGAATTAGAATTAAGAGATACTGATGTTACAGCTTCATCACAAACAATTGCTTCAAACACTTTAACTACATCAGCAAACCATAATTTATCTATTGGAGATTCAATTCAAATTACAGCATCAACTGTAACTGGATTGACAGCAGGAACAACTGTTTATGTATTAACTGTACCTGCGGCAAACACATTAACATTCTCAGCTACAAGAGGTGGTGGTACTCTTACTATTTCTGGTACAGGTGTTACAGCAACACTTCATAGAGTGTTATGGAGAATGAAAATATCTACTAGTGGATTATCTGTAGGAGATATAGAATTCCCAAGTCCATTAAGAGGTTCACCTGCTACAGCACAATCTATTCAAACATTAACAGCATCAACTACAGGAGCAGTGTACTTTAATGCAGTAGGATATGTAGCACCATAATCTAAATTAGGAGGATAACAATATGATTACAACAATGCAATGTACTGAAATATCAGACCAAGGTGGATATTATTGTTTACATTTCTTTCTTCTATGTACAGACTCTTTGAACTATGGAAATGGGTCTTATTCAGTACAAGTAAATGGAATTGTTGAAGCAACTTATTATGATGAAGTAAGAGAAGTAGATTTTGTTTCAAAATTAATGACATCTTTCACATCAGGTAATAAATCAATTGAAATTGGAAAGTTTTATGATTTGAATTTAGATGAAATACAATAATAATAAAAGTCTACTGCAACTGTAAAATGTTGCAGTAGCAAAACATAAAAGGAAGGAGGGTGATAAATTTGTCTATAAAGTTTATTCCAAAAAATAATGAATTTATTGGTTTATCAGTAGATGATAAGTCTAGTATAGTTACAGATGGTGCAATTATTTATTATACAGATACAGAAACAAGAGAAATATATCATTCTGGATTATGGACACCATATACTTTAAATACAGATACAACAGTTCAAGTATCAGATATTCAAATTGGTGCTGTTGAAATAAAAAATGCAACATCAGAAGATAGATTAGCCATAGATGTTGATGGTTCTATTTTAGCTGAAAATCTAGCTATATCAAGGGGTGGATTCGTTCCAGAACCAGGAATTAGTACTCAAAATTTAGGTGTAAATGAAAAAGGAAATGTAACAATTGATAGTGATGGAAACCTTGCAACAAGAGGGGCTATTACTACTGATGAAGGTGGATTTAGAGATGGATTCACAGGTATAATTTTAGGTAAAAGTATAGGAACTGCAACATTTACTAATGGAAGTATAACTGTAACTGGAACAGGATTTACAGGTTCTAATATTATTCAATTAGGAGATTTCTTAAAATTAAATACAGATGCTGAAACTGCTTGGGGTCAAGTAGCAGGAGTTATTTCTGATACAGAAGTTGAATTAGATACAGCATATACTGGTGTTGGAGGTACAGGAACATCAACTGTAACAAAATTAAAACCTTCTACTGGAACAGGTGGAGGTATAACTGTAGCAAATAGTAAGGTTTCTATAGCATCTGGTACAACTGCAAATGCTAAAACCTCTATTCAAAGAACTGTAGATTATGGCCCAATGATTATGATGGCACAAGCATCTATAACTCAAAGAATAGCAAATCAAACATGTTATATGGGTATGTCAGATGACCCTAGTGTTCCACAGGCAAGAGCATGGTTTAGATTTGATGGTGCATCAGCAAATACAGTAGTTATGTGTGAAACTTCTTATGCAAATCCATTAGTAGATACTGAACAAACTACAGTAACTATTCCATCAGGTTTAACAACAGCTAGTATGCATAGATATAGAGTTGAATTAGCACAGGAATATTGTGCATTCTATATAAATGAAGTTTTAGTTGCAACACATAGAAATCATATTCCAAGTCCTTATGCATATATGGATTTATGGTGTGGTTGGATTAATGGAGCATCAGTTCCTGCATCTTCTTCCACTATAGATATAGATAATATATTTATTAATAATGCAGATGCATTACAAATACAAGCAGGATTTTCTGGATTAAATTTTTCAGTAGCTCCACAGCCTTGTGTGAATATTCCATTAGCAAGTTTAAGTTCAAGTGCAGATATGCTTGTTGCTTATGATGTTTCTGGTTATAGATATGCTACAGTTCAATTATCTGGTGTATGGGCAGGAAATGTTTTCATAAAAGGTTCAAATGATGGAGTAAACTGGATAAATTTAAATTTTATTAATTTAACTGGTAATAATGGTTCATTGTCTAGTGCAAGCACTACAGGTTTATATGCTGTTGGATTAGGATTTAAACTAATGAAAATATCATTTACATATACAAGTGGTACAGTAGCAGGGATATTAACTATTTCAAATGATGCTCCACCTATGACTACTATGACAGGATATGTAACTGCAAACAATACAGCAATTACAACTCAGGGTTCATTGTTTACAACAAATATTGCTAGTGGTAAAAATAATACTACTGGTGCTATTGACGTTCAAGGAACTTCATATGCTAGAAGTACATTTGTAGCAACATGCAGAATGGATAAACAAGGTATTTTAGCAATTGAACAATCTGCTGACAATATATTGTATGCTGAAACTGTCAGAACATATACAACTACAACTCAAGAAACAATAACTGATATTAGTGCAATTTCAAGAGCAACAACTGTTGTAACAGTTACTACGGCTGTAGCTCATAATTTACAAGTTGGTATGACTGTATATATTTCAGGTGTAACAGATAGTGTAAACTTTGCAACTGGTTCATATGTAATAACAGCAGTGGCATCAGGTACAACATTTACTTATACACAAGCAGGAAGTGCTGTATCAAGTTCAGGAGGAACTGCAAAATCTCCTATAGTAAATATTGCAAATCTTACATCACCAATGGTTCATAGATATGCAAGGGCAAGAATTTACAATAATGACTTAACAACAACTGGTGCAGTATGGTGTGGTACATCAGCATTAAGTTAAAAGAATGAGAGACAATGATATGGGGCATTTTTTTGTCCCATATTAACCCAAATAATAAATTTAAGTAGGTAGACCTACAGAATAAAAGGAGAGAATGATTATGAATTTTAATGAAATTAAGGCAAGCATAGAAGAAATAGGAACAGTAGAAAAATTTGAAATTAAACAATATTTACCATTTACATTAAAGGCAATTTTTGTAAATGACATGATTGTAAGTTGTATCGCTGAAAACGAAAGTAACATGAAGATTATAGATTTCCCTCAAAAGAGATTATGTTTTGATGTATATATATTAAGAGATTATGCAGGAGTAGAGTTTAACCAAGATGATATCTGTGAACAATATGATTACCTGAAAGAAAAAGGTGTTGTTGGATACATAATGAGTAGAATAGATAGTGAAGATTTAAAAGACCTAAAAGAAATGGTAGAAGATTCACTTGCTCAAGAATTAAAAGTATGCAATAGTATGGAAGGTATTGTTAATAGTGGAATCACAAAACTAATTACAAAGATTCCTGAAACTGGAAAGATTGAAAAATGGGTAAAAGCATTAGTAAAATCTATGAAAGATTTTGACCCTAAGAAACAAGGTATGTTACAACAAATGATGGAATATGCTAATAGTGAGGGAACACCAGTAAGTGAGGAAGTTATTCAAGAAGAAATAAAAGTTCAAGAATCTCAACCTATTCCAGAAATGAAGCCAAAAGCTATAGGTAAAAAAGGTAAAGAAATTAAAATAGCAGGGTTTTAATCCTGCTATTTCTTTTTTTGTTTAAGGAGGTAATTTATGAGAATATTTGAGACATATGAGGAAATTGAAGAATTCATTAATCAAAATGGGAAAAAAGCCATAGTAGAAGTTGGAGATTTTGTATTAAAAGAAGTTCAAAATTTTGTACAAGAAAAAATATATGATAAACCTGAATCTCCTTACTATCAAAGAACAGGAGATTTCAAAAGAAGCATTAAATTAGATAAGCTATATAAGAGTAGTGCTAGAGAATATGGATTTAAGATATATATAGATTACAATGAGATAATGAAACATCCTAGAGATAAGTATAATGTGGATGGAAAGTATGTATGGGGATGGCCCAAACATGAATCTGTCTTTAAAGATGATGTAACAAAGTGGATTCCTTTATGGATGGATTTGGGACATGGAGGATTAGCCCATGGTAGTGCCATTAATTTTATGCAGTTTTTATTGCAAATGTTCAATAATGACAATTTGATTAAAACAACATTAAGAAAGAAATTTGAGTATTATGGATTCGATGAATTTGAAAGCAAAATTACAGCAATGGGAATAAATTTTAACTTTAAATAAGAAGGGGTTGTATTAGAGTGAGTGAAGAAGTAGAAGAAAAATGGGAAAAGGCAGTTAAAATCATAAATAAGAATAAGTTGAGAGAACCTGCTGATAAAGTACAGCCTATTACAGATGAAATGTGGAAGAGGATTAATTCTGAGAATAGGGAGTTGGTAGAAGAATATTTATCAGTAAATAAGCAATTGAGTCCAAGAACAAGAGAACAATATACAACTTGTTTAAAACAGTTCTTTTATTACACATATGAGAACTTTAGAGACAAAGTATTTTATCTTGTAACAAAGCGTGACTTTATGAAATATATGAGTTATATGCAAGAGAGAGGTTTATCTTCAAGTGCAATAGGATTAAGAAAGTCAGCAGTTTCTGCATTTTGTAATTATATTGAAAATGTTGTTATGGATGATGTGCCTGAATATAAAGGATTTAGAAATTTTACAAGAGGTATGCCCTCAATTGCAAAGAATCAAGTATATAACAAGATAGCAATTACACATACAGAGTATGAAATTTTAATAACTGCTTTAGAAAAGAAACAAGATTATTTAGGTTTGGCATGGGTAGCCACTGCTTTTAATGTAGGAAGTAGAAGGGCTGAAATCATTCAATTTAAGAATGAGATATTAAGTTATCCTATTATTGAAGGTCAAAACTATGTACTTAGTCATATTGTAAGAGGTAAAGGTAAGAGTGTAGATGGGAAACCATTGAAGTACATGATTAATATGGATGCTTTAAGATATATGAAATTATGGGTAGAAAAACGTGGACATGAAAGTGATTACATATTTACAGTAAAATATGGTGGTAAAATCAAAGCAATATCTACCTCATGGGCAAATGATTTTTGTCATGATATTCTTTCTCCAATGTTGGGAAGAAGAATTAACCCACATTTATTTAAAGCTTCATGCATTACTTATTTACTAGACAAGGGTAATGATTTGAAGGTTGTATCTAAATATGTAGCACAACATAATGACACAAGTACTACATCAAATTTTTATGATTTAAGAAATTTTGATGAAGAAAAGAACAATATATTTAAAGCAGATAAAAAGGAAGAAGAAAAGAATTAAAGGGAGTGATATGAGTAGATTCACTCTTCCATTATTTTAACAAATAAAAAAGGGGTGAATTATATGGCAAAAGACTATGGTTTAGGGCTAAAGGTTCAATTACAAACAAGTAAAGCAGACCTAGATAGACAAGTTGGAGAAATACAAGCTAAAATCACTAAGGCTATTAAACTTGATGTACAGCTTGATATAACTAAAAAAAGTTTTAATGAACAATTAGATAATGTTACAGGTACAGGAAAAGGTTTAAAAGACTTAGTATTAAAAGTAAAAATAGATGATAAAGTTACATATATTAATGACCAGATAAAAGCATTGAGTGAAAAAATATCTCAAGCATTAGTTCTTAAATTAAGTATTGATGCAAAAGATATAAGTGTACAAACAAAAAAAGTACAAGATACAGTACAAGAAGCTATGGCAAAAGCATCTCAAACTGCATCAAAAACTTTTACTCAGCCAACTACACAAACACATGTTGACGAATGGAAACCTGCTAATGTTTTGAACGCAAATCAAGCCAGTATACAAAAATCTGTTCTTGAAACATTAGAAATTGCTGAAAATAAAATAACTAAAATCCAATCTGAAATGAATAAAGATTGGGGATTTAATAAAGTAATTGTTTCTTATACAAATGATTTAGGTCAAGCAGTAAAAGAAACAATGACATGGAAAGAAGAGTTAAACGAAGCAGGGGAACTTATTAAGCGTGTATTTTCAACTTCTAAAACTGATGTTACTCAAGATTTTAAAAAAGAACAACAGGCAGTTGTAGCCCTTGAATTAGCTCTTGATAAAATGTCTAATAAGTTAAAAATAATGGCTGATAGTAAGTATAGTATTCATATAGACCAATTAGCAGTAAATAAAATAGATGAAGATATGAGTAAACTTAATGTTCATACTAGTGATACAACTAAAGAAATCAATAGATTAAATATGGCTATTGCTTCATTAGATGCACAAGCTAAACTTGGATATGCTGAACAGCAAAAAGAAGATGCTTTAATCAATAGAAGAAACTTGATGAATAGCACAGGAACAGAAAGCCTTAATTATCAAGGTATTTCTTCTAATAGTATGAAATCAAGTATTTCTCAATACATGGCTCAAAATTTTGCAGGACAAAATTATGATGTAAAAGAATTGGGAATGATTAATAAGACATTAGGTGGAATGTCTGGTGCAATGAATCAAGCAACTGTTAAGATGTTTGATGGTACTAAGGTTAAAGAATTCAGAGTACAAGTTGATGAAGCTACTCAATCAGTAAGAAGATTTGAAACTGTTGAGAGTAATGCATCTAATAAAGACCTTGGATTCATGGGACAATTAAAAAATGCCGCGAGTGCATTCCCTATCTGGATGATAGCCGCAACTGGATGGATGCAAGCACTTAACACTTTAAAAGATGGTATTAGATATGTTGTAGATATGAATGATGCTATGGTAGAACTTGGAAAAGTAACAGATTTTACAAGTGGACAGATGGAAAATTTACGTCAAAATGCTGTACAAACAGCACAAGATTTAGGTAAATCATCAGCAGATATTATGCGTTCTTATGCAGAAATTGCCAGAGTACATAAAAATCCAGAAGATATTATGGAACTTGGTAGAGTATCTGCAATGGCATCTAATGTTACATCATTAACAGCAGAATCAGCATCTAAAGCATTAAATACTGCAATGATAACATTTAAATTGGGTGTAAATGATGCTAAAGGTTTATTAGACCAATGGAATGAAATCCAAAATAACTATAGAACTAGTGCAGAAGACCTTTCACAATCTATTGGTAAGGTGGGTGCTGCTGCTAGACAAGCAGGTGTAAGTGTTCAACAATTAGAAGGTTATACTACAGCTATTGTATCTTCACAAGGTATTTCAGGGGATGAAGCAGGAACTGCAATCAAAAGTATGATGGCAAGAATGTTTAGAATAGGCCCAGAAGGTGAAGAGGATGCAGGTAAATCTGAGAAGACTTTAAAATCTCTTGGAGTTGCTGTTAGAGATAGTGTTGGGCAATTTCGTTCATTTGATGATATTCTTAAAGATGTAAAAACAAATTGGGCATCATGGGGTAATGTAACTCAAAATAATGTAGCTCAAGTTGTTGCAGGAACATACCATTACAGTAAATTCATTAACTTAATGGAGAATATGGATATTGCTACATCTGCAACAGAAACTGCTTTAAACTCACAAGGTTCAGCAGTAACTGAAAATGCAAAAAGAATGGATAGTATTACTGCAAAAATGGGTGTTTTAAAAGCAACTATGGAAAGTGTTTTTAGTGCAACTATTTCTTCTGATGGTATTAAAGGTTTAGTATCTGTTTTAACAACTGTTGTTAAAGTTCTTGATTTCATAATTAACAAGGTTGGTATTATGCCAGTAGCAATTATGGCAGTTGTTGTTGTCATGAGATTATTTAATAAAGAAATTAGCTTATTAAGTATGGGTAAAAGTTTTGGTACTGCTATTATAGCAGGTATTGAAAAAATGGGTGTTGCTTTTACTATGACAAGAGCTAGAGGTTGGGGTTTGATAGGATTCTTTGATTTATTAGGAATATCTGAACTTGCCGCCGCCGCAGGTGCTGTTGCTTTAGAAATGGCTCTAACAATGGGATTGGCTGTTGCTATCACATTTATAATTGGTGCTGTAACTGACCTTATTAGTCATTGGGTACATGCTAGAGAAGAACAACAAAAGTTTATTACAGACACTCAAAATGACATGGTTACATTGAAAAAATCAGCAGATGAACTGCAAAAATTGGCTGATAGTTATAAAGAGTTAAATGATAAACAAAGTTCTGTTGGATTAAATGTTGATGAAAAGAATAAGTTAGTAGATGTTCAAAAACAATTAATTGAACAATTCCCTGATTTGAAGAATGGTATGTCTGATGAAGTTAATGCTTATAAGGATGTTTCTAGTGAAATAGATAAGAGAATTACTAAACTTCAAAAAGAATATGACATGAAACAAAAAATACTATTACAAGCATCTGGAAAAGAGTTAGAATCTTTAGGTGATGATATTGCTAGTAATAAAAAGATTATGGATGCTCCAAAGTATGATGGTATATGGTATAATGAATTTTCAGATTCTGGAGCTATTACTGCAAAAACACAACATGCTAAAGAAATGCAAGGATATTTTGATGATAGTTCAGAGGAATATAAAATATCAAAAGCAGGACAAAGTTACCAAGCTGAAATAGATAAGTTAAATTCAGAAGTTACAAAAGCAACATCAGAAGCAGAAACAAATTTGAATGCTAATATTGCTAAAGTAATGAATCTTGTTCAAATCAATGCTAATGAAATAGTTAAAGGATATGAGACAACAGCAGGGACTTTGAGTACGCAATCTAAAGATTTTATTAAGGTTATTTTAGAAGATATTGGTAAACATAGTCCAGAAGAATTTGCAGGGTCTAATGGTACAGCCAATTTAAAATCAATACTAGATAATATTTTACCTCAAATTAAACAAGCAGATATAGATAATAAAAAGAAAGAATATGAAACAGCATTAAAAACTTTCACTTCTATGCCAAATGCTTTAAATTCAGGTAAATTAGAAGCTAGTGCTAACTCTTTTAGAGATAGTCTTTATAAAATTGGAGAATCAGCAATCAAAAATAAAGATGCATTATCAGAGTTTAAATTAGGTGTTGATAATCTTGCTAAATTACCTACAGACGTTAAAATAGATTTTCATGCAAATGTTGAAAATGCTATAAAAATGATGGAAGAGTATAATCAAGAACTTGTTACAATAGCAGATTCAAATAAGTCAATAACTGAATCAGCCATGAAGTTAAGCAAGTTAGATAATCAATCTAAGGAATATTATGATACTACTGTAAAAATTGCTGAGAAATATCCTGAACTTATTACTGGTGTTGATGAAGCATCAGGAGCATTTAAATTCCAAGGGAATATTGTTGATATTTTAAAACAAAAATCTCAAGAAGAATTTGATGCTAAAAAGAAACAGGCTTTAGATGCTAAAGCAATTGCTCTTGCAAACTTAGCAGGACACAGAACTGAGTTAGAAACTGTTATCAAAAAGAATGAAGGGATAATCCAAAGTAATGAAGGATTGTTCGCATCTTATGAAGCTAATTTTGGTTGGTTAGCTGATGTTTTGAAAAAAGTTCCTGGTTTAAGTGATGTTGCAACTAAGTTTGATGATGTTATCAAAAGCAGATTTACAGGGGCTATTGAGAATGCCAAAGGTGCAAATGAAAAAGCTAAAACTGAGTTAAAAGGTCTTGTTGATGATGTAAAAACATACAATGACGAAGTTAATAAAATCAATGCTCTTGGTAAGTTTACTGATAATATTAGACCATATCAAGGAGATGATTTTGAGCCTAAAACAAAGGCTCAACCTGCTGATAAGAATCCTGAAAAATACAAGAACGAAAAGGATGATTTATTCGCTTATAAACAGGCTATTGATGAAGTTACAGATGCAATAGATAAAAACCTTGCAGAACAAAAGAAAGTTGTTAGTTTCACACAACGTATTAAACTCTTACAAGAAGAAATAGAATTATTAAAGCAAAAGAAACAAGCTGTTAATAATCTAGCTTGGGAAGAAGGAGAACTAGCAAGAAAAGAAAGAGTTAAACTTGAGAGTACATATGGATTGAAGTTTGATGATAAAGGCATATATGATAGTAATCAGTATGACAAAATTGTTGATGAAAAAGTAGCTACAATCAATGATATGAAATCAGGTGATGCAAGGGATTCTCAAATTGCTGAACTTGATAATTTCAAAAGTTTTGCTTCAAAGTATATTCAGTTAAGAACTGCATTCCATAAAGATTTGATTGCAAAAGATAATCTTGAAGGGGATATAATTTCTAAACAAAAAGATATTGAAAAAGCAGAAGTTGATGAATTATTCAAGGTGCAAGAAGCAGGTATTGCTAATACTATTCATTCTTTAGAAAAACTTAAGTCTGCTTACGAAGGTATAGCTGATACTGATTTTGGAGAAAGAATCAATATTATTACTATGGAATTAGAAAATCAACAATCTCTTATTCTTGATTATACAAGACAAATTGATGAACTTGGAGTAGCATGGAATAAGGCTACAAGCGTTGAAGAGAAAGATAGACTTCACCAACAAGCTGAAAAATTAAGAACATCAAGAGCAGGAGAGCAAAAGGATTTTGGTTTAAATCAAAAACTTAAAGTTCAAATCCAAGTTGAAGAACTATTCTATATGTCTGATGCTGAAAAGACAAAATACGACAGACAAAAGAAAAACATAGAGTTACAAGGTAAGGCACTTGATGATAATGATTTTGCAGGTAAGGAAAAAAATCGTCAAGATATGATTGTGTTAACTACTGCATTTCTTGCAAAACAGACTGCTGAACTTAACAAAGTTAATGCTGTGACTGATAAAACTATTACTAGCACACAAGAATATAGAGATAAGCAAGATGCTCTAAAAGATAGTGTGGCAGGAACATCAGAAGAATTAAAAGCTCAAATGAAAGAACTTAATGATACTAAACTGCAAGACATTACAGATACTGAGACTGCAATACAGGATATTATCAAAAAGGGTGCTACAAAAGAGAAAGAAATTCTTGATAAAAAGTTGAAAGACTATAATGATTATGTTGATGAAAAGTTAAAAGCTTTTGATAGAGAGAATGCAACAGAAGATTATGGTAAAGACTTAAAAGTTCAAACTGATGAAAAGCAAGTCATTCAACAAAAACTTAATGCTATTATGGCAGATAGTAGTTTTGAAGGTTATCAAAAACGTAAAGAACTCGAAAAGCAAATGAAAGACCAAGATTTAAAAATTGACGATTTGAAGACTAAACGTAATAGAGAACTTATCACAAACAATTATAATGACCAAAAAGCAGGATTACAGAAGGAAACTGACCTTAAAAAGACTACAATTGATGAACAGTTATTTGACGAAAATGTAGCCGCTATTGCTCGTAATGCTATGTTAGCTAAGACTACAGAGGAATTTGATAAAGCTATGAAACCAGTTAGAGATAATCTAACTAACTTCACTGGAAAATTAGAAGAATCTGGAACTAAAATAACATCAGTTCAAACTTTATATACAACATTTTCAAGAACATTTGGAGATGGTTTAAAGTTATTAGGAGATAAGATAGATAGGGATTTCTTAGCAAAACTTGAAAATGCTAAGAAAGCATTAATAGATATTAACACTCTTAGTGGTGGGAGTTTAATTCCTAATGCTCAAGGTACTCCTGCTGTAACAGCACCTCCTTCACCTGCACAAACTGCTATTAATGGTGCAAATCAGGCTGTTAATAATACGATTTCTAATCAAAAGGATGTTCCTATATATTCAGATTCTGAAAATGCTAAACAACGTGTAGGTACTTTGCAGAAACAATATATGGATTTACAGAAAAACTTAGATGCAGGATATTATGATTCTGATGCAACTTGGAAAAAACAGATTCAAGATATGCAAAAATCATATCACCAAGAAGCAGAAGATTTAAGAGCTAAGTATCCTGATATCACTTCTGGTGATTATCAAGGTTATATGAGAACATCTACAACAGGTGTGAAGGAAACAACTACAGCATCATCAACTGTAAAAACAGTAACACCATCAGTTGCACCAACCCCTGCACCTAAACAGCCTTACTATGGAGCAGGTAACATAGATTTAAATAGTAGACCAGTTGTTAAGAATTCAGATGGTTCTTTCAGTACAGTGCGTTCTATGAGCTTTGAGGATGAAGATAGTGGAATGGAAATATTAGTTCCTACTGTATCAGATGATGGCAGAATAATGACTGATAAAGAAGCCAGAGACACTTATTATAAAACAGGAAAGTATTTGGGTAAATTTAAGACATATCAAGAAGCAGATACTTACGCTCAAAAACTTCATGAAGACCAAGAAGCTCAATATACTCCACAATCATTAGGTAGTTATGCTAAAGGTATTGAGAATGGGGCTGTTACAAAAACTGGTTTATATAATCTACATGGAACTGAGCAAGAACCTGAATATGTGTTGAATTCTGGTCAAATGACTAAACTTGTTAAAAATTTAGCATCAGACCATAAAGAAAACATTCCTGATAAATCTCAAGTTTCTAATGTTAAAAATGATTATACAACTAATCATAATAACAATACTAATAATAACGATTATGCGACTAACCATAATAGCAATACTCATAATAATGATTATACTACTCATAATAATACTAACAACAATAAAAATGATTATAATACTAAACATAACAATGCCACAAATGAATTTGTTGATAATCATAATAATAGTTCTGTAAAAAATGACTTAGTTAATAATCATAACAAAAATGATATCACGAATGGGTATATATCAAATCATAGTAATACAAAAAATGATTTGACTAATAATAACACTCAATCAAAAAATGATATCATGCATAATCATAATATTGATACTGATATTAGTAATAATGTTGACCATAATGTTAGTAATAAAAATGATGTAAATCATATAAATCATACTAATCAAAAGGTTAATGATGTGAATCATAATGTTAACAATACTAATCAAAATAATATTAATAATAATCATGATGTTAGTAATAACAAAAATGATATTAACAATGTTGTTAATGATAAGAATGTTAATAAAACAAATATTAATAATCATAGTATTAATGATGTTAATAGTAATGTTAATAATCATAATGGTAATAGTAATCATAGTGTTAATGATACTAATACAAATATTAACAATCATAATATTAGTGATGCTAATACTAATGTTAAAAATAATCATAAAATCAATAATAGTTCCAATAGTAATATTGGAGGAAATTCTATTAATAATATGAATAATGATAACACTAGCAATATTAGTGATGCTACTAATTTAAATGATAATACTAGTAATATTAGTGATATTAGGAATGCAACTAATTCTAATCATAATCATAATACCAGTGATGTTAGCAATGCGATGAATTCTAATCATAACATTAACGATATTAGTAATGCAACTAATACATTTAATCAATCAAAATATGCGTTAAGTTCTAATCAAATGACAAATTTTATTACGAATTTAGCTACTAAGTTTGTTCCTAATTTTAGTGTGAAATCTGCAAACACACCTGCAACAGGAAATTATGGAGATATAAATGTAGAGATAAATATAGATGGAAACGCAGATGCATCTACTGTGAATAGCTTAAAGAAAGAAACTGGTAATATTGCAGGAGAAATTAAAAAACTGCTTAACAAGGGTGGAATATATAGATAGTTTCTAAAGACAGGGTTGCCCTTACCCTGTCTTTAATTTTTAAAACATCTATATAATTCTTATATACTTATATGTATGTTTTAGAAATTAAAATAAAAGAAAGGAAAGGTGGATTTTATGATTTCAACATTATTTGAATATAATGGTATTAGAAGTGAAGATATGGGAATTAGTATAGTGCGTAAAGATAGTGGATTATTTCCTGTGGTATATGTTTCTCCCAAGGAAATTTTAGATGAATATCCAAGTAGAGCAGAATCACCATATTTTTATAGAACAAAAATGCAACAGTTAACTTTTACATTAACTTTTGCACCACTTGAAGATGCTTTTGATAAAGATAAATTATACCAAATTGGAAATTGGTTATTCCAAAATACATATAAACCTTTTATATCAGACGATAATACTGATAAAATCTTATATTGTATGGCAACATCTAAAGTTGATTTTATCACAAATGGATTAAATGAAGGTTATATTGATGTGGAATTTAAATGTAAATACCCATATGCCTTTCTACCAACATCTATACAAGCATTTAATTTAAGCACAAATACTACAACTACAAATATTCAATTGGGTAATTTTTCAAATGTAAATGATTATTATTATCCTGAAATTGAAATAACTTTAGTTGATACAGCAACATCAGTATCATTAATGAACTTAAGTGATGGAGGTAGGATAACAGCATTAACAGGATTATCAACAGGAGAGACAATATATATAAACAATAGTAAAAAACAACTTATTTCGAGTACAGGACTTTATAAATTTGATAGTTTCAATTTGAATTGGTTAAGGTTAGTAACTGGTCAAAATACAATTCAAGTCACTGGAAAATGCATAATAAATGTAAGATGTAATTTTCCTGTATTTATGTAAAGCGAGGTGAAAAGGAATGCTAGGAGATATAATAAAAGGTAGTGAGTTTACATATCAAATATTTTTATGTAAGCCAGTTGCTCCATATAGTATAATGGCTTGTTTAAGTGATTGTTCTTATGGTATAACATTAAAACGTCAATTAATGAATATTGATGAATTAGAATTTACTTTACCTTATTATTGGAATGATATTAAGAGTACTAAAAATGAAAATTTTGATTTAGTGAAATCTGGAACAGTAATTTTGCTTCAATCGTATATAGATGATACTTTGAAGGAACAACAATACTTCCATATATATCAAACTGAAAGAAGTGGTGGAGATAAAGAAACAAAGAAAGTAAGTTGTTATTCATTAGAATATAAAATGAATAAAGTTAGAATCAGAAAATTTAGCACAAACACAACAGGTGATTTTGTTGCTACTAGAATGATATATAATAATCAAACATTTGACCCTACTGATAAAACCAAAGGTGGTATGGTAGATTATATTCTTCAAACTAAACTTCAAAATACATGGAGTGTAAGTTATATGTCTTCTAGTTTATCAGGTATTTATAGAACTTTTGACATTAGTGAAAAAACAGTGATGGAAACTTTCCATGAAATTGAACAAAATTTCAACTGTATTTTCTTCTTTGATACTGTTAATCGTACTATACAAATTAGAGATTATGATGATTTACCTAATGAAACAGGATTGATATTACATGATTCTAATTACATAAAACAACTACAAGAGAAAATCAAGATTGATGAAATAGTAACTAGACTATATGTTCAAGGTGATAAAGATGCAACTATGAGTGGAGCAAATCCTACAGGTCAAGATTATGTAGATAACTTCACATTCTTTAGAACAACACAATATATGAGTCAATCTTTACTTGATGCTTTGACTGCATATGATGCTAAATTAATAACTTATGCTAGTACTTTTGCAACATATCAAACTCAACTATTAGCAAAACAAGCTGAATCTCTTGACTTATATCAAAATCCAACAACTGGATTATATAAATTACAGACTAATTTATTGAATATCCAAAATAATGAAGATACAATAATTAGAACTAAAGCACCTATAACAAATGGTCATGATTACAATTATTGGTATTCTCAAGAAGCAATTGCAAAAACAGCAATAGCAACTCAACAAGGCTTAATAAATAGCAAAAAAGCAGAAATAGATGCAGTTACAGCTAATATTTATGGAGTAGCTAGTCAACTTTCATATACAAATCTTGCTAACTTTAGTACTGCTCAATTACAAGAATTGTTTATGTTTGTTAATGAAGATAATGCTAAATGTAATACTGAGGATGCTAAAGACCTTTACATGTTTGGTAAAGATGTATTGGCTATAAAATCTCAACCTCCTATAGAGTTTGATGTAAGCATTGTAGATGTGTTGAATTGTGCTGATGAAAATTATACTTGGGATAAATTAGTGTTAGGGGCAAAAATAGATTTATTATTTGAAGATTTTGACATTCAATCTAAACCTAGAATTACTGCATATACACATAATTTTGATACCAATCAGTTATCATTAACAGTATCAAATAAAACTTATTACAATGATGATTTAAACTATATTACTGCTATTTTTACAAAAAGTAAGCAGACTGCTACTACAGTGGATACTGAGAGAGACACATATAAAGATTATCAAAATGATAAAGATGCTATTAATGATTATATTAATTCACCTATTGATGTATCTGCTCAACCAATTGAATTAGACCAAGCAACAGTAATTCTTGAAAGAAGAGGAATGTTTGCAAGGAGTATTGATGGTGCAGGTGGGGCAATGAGAGTTATGGATAATAAGATTGTTATGTCCAAAGATAATTTCTCAACATACAGTACAGCAATAACAGGAGATGGAATATTTTGTGACCATTTATGGACATTAACAAATACTGGTGGAAGCGTAGAAATAAATGCAGATACTATTCTTTGTAGTGATATGAGATTAAATATGACAACATGGAATAATAAAAACAGAATAATTGTTGACCCTACAAGTGGAATCAAAATCCAATCTACAATAGGGGCAACACCTATTGATGTGTTTTATGTTGACAATAATGGTAATCTTCAAATATCAGGAAACATTAGTATGACAGGTGGATTGATAGGCTCAACACCTATGTCAACATTGTTAACTAATGCTATAAATGGGGCAAGTGCATGGAATAAGTTTTCAGGCACAGGCAACAATTTACCTTCTGGAAATGTAGATTTTAACTTTGCAAACTCAACAACTAAAGGTGGAAATGCTTTAAATACTGATGCTGTAGGAACAAAGAGTGCAACACAAGTTCAAAATACAGTATTGAATTTTGATAATAGAAATGATAGATTATCTGCAACACCAACATTACCTGCTATTTTACTTGATGGAACTTGTATAGACCATACTGTAAATACAGACAGTACATCTAATGTGAGTTTTGAATGGCAATTCACTAATCAAAATGGTAATGCTAATGATATTGATGGGTTTATTGTTTATGTATATCAATCAACAGCATCATCTGTTTATGCTTTTGGTACAAATACAGCTAATGAACAAATATTTTATGTTACTCCTGAGAAGAGAGCATTCATATTATATGGAGTTCCTGTAGACCAATATTATACATTTGGAGTTCAAGCCTATAGAATTGTTGACCCTGATGTAAATGCAATTGGTGTTTTAAGGTCTGCTATTAATAAATCTACATATGCAGGTGAAAATCCTTACAGACCATCAGCATCTGTATCATTTAATGGTGATGTTTTAGGTACAGTAGCAGGAGTTTCAGCTAGTACAGTAAAAGACCAAGCAGGAAATAGTGTTCAGTTAGATTCTGCTAATTTATATGATAATATTCTTATTTCTAGAACAGGAACTATAAAAGGATTATCTTGTACTAATAATGGAGTAACCAGTAGAACTATTTTAAATAGTGGAGGATTACAAGTACAAAAATCTTCAAATGGTGGAAGTTCATGGTCAAATGTATTATCAGTAGATGGTTCAGGTAATTTAAGTTTAGTAGGAAGTATTACTATTACAAGTGCAACTGGTATTTCTAATTTCAGTGATGCAGGAGGATTGGCTACTAAAAATAACTTAGATGATGTTCCTAATGGTACAACGTATAATAAAACTACTGTAAATCAAGTTACAGGAGCAGGAAGAGCGTATAGTGCTTTAGATAGTAGTAATGATGTAATAAGTAGAGTAAAACCTTCAACATCTATGGGAAATCCTAGTGTAGCAGGACTATATATGGGAAGTGATTATATAGGATTCCATAATGGAAATAGTTCTTCTACTGGTTGGAATGCTTACATTAAGAATGATGGTAAATTTAAATTTAATGGAGATTCTAATAATTTTATAGAGTGGACAGGTTCAGCATTAAATGTAAGAGGAACTTTAAATGCATCTGATATAACATCAGGAACTATTACAGGTATTACTATGCAAACAGCTACATCTGGAAACAGTAGGATAGTATTAAGTGGAGCAGGATTATTTACTTATGGAAGTGACAATAAGAAAAATGGAACTTGCCTTGTACCATCTGTTTCAGATTTAGTAATGTACAATAGTGATATTGAATTTTTCAGAATAGAAAATACAGATGGTTTAGTTGGTGTTGTTAAATTAAAAGGTTATTCAGATGATATATTAGGATATAATAACACACAAGGTAAAACATATGCATTAGGCACATGGAGTTTTTCTAGTTGTACAGTAGAAGGATTTCAAGTTAAGTTTGCTTAAATAATAACGAAGGAAAGGAGGTAACAAATGGAAGAAAATGAAATTAAAATAAAAGAAAGAATTCCAAAACGTGAAAGAAATTTACCTATTACAAAAAAATATGGTTCATCAGGAGCAAGTAGTGATAGTGGTTCATCAGGTTTGGGATTCTGTTCTGTTGGTTCAAATGGTAATAGTAGTGGTGGAAGTGGAAGTAGTACAGTCATAACACAGCCTTATGGAGGTCAAGGTCTATATTTAAAAATTACACAAGCAGGATTAGATGGATTTTTTTCAATGGGTAGATTTCCAACTGTTGTAGATGATGATGGACAAACAAGAACATACTCTAATATTACATCAATGACTTTACGTTATGGAATAGGTAGTGTTTATGATGGTACAAGTTTTGATAATGCATGGAATGCCGCAGGTTCAGATTATTGGTCTAGTAGTGGAAATCAAAGTTATTGGCATTGGACACCTACTTTAGCAACTGGATATACATATACTCAATTAATAAGAATGACATTAACAAGTCCATCAGGAGGCCCATATACTTGGAATTGGTATTTTTGGTCAGGTTCTGTAACTTTAAATACAATGTCTGCTCCATCAGGTAGTTTTAATTCAACTACTAATGATTTTACTTTCACTAGTTATGATAGTGTTAGTCACCATGTATTAGAATTTCAAAAATCTGGTGGTGTACCTGCTCCATATAATGCATATTCACAAGAAACAATAGATATATTTTATAATAGTGCCGCAAGAGATTATGAATTTGGAGTATATTGGGGGCAAGCTTATGGATTTCCTCAAAGTCCTCCTTATTATACTTTTAATTTATGGGATGTAGGTACATATAAAGTTAAACTATCTTATGACCCTTCACATCCATCAGGAACTAGGACTAGATATAGTAATGCAGTAAATAGTTGGATAAGCCAAACAAATAGTGCATTATCAGGTAGTGGTATAAGTTTTGTTAGAGATGATGCAACATCAAGTCCTGATTTTTTAATTGAAACAAAATCCAATTCTGCTATGGGAAGTACTAGTAGTTATACTTATGGTGGATTATGGGAAACAACTATTGATTCAAATGGTTGGATTTATTACGCTTGGGTAAGGTTAAATTATGAAACACAATATTTTGATGGACTATGGACAACAGTTGAAGCTATCACTATGGAAGAATTATATGAATCTATGGGATGTGGTGGTGACTTAACAACAAGAGCAGACTGTATAAATACAGATTATAATTGGTATGGTAAAGGTTCTCAATATTATAATAGTATTGATTTAAACATAATAAGTTTAATGTATCAAACAGATTTATATTTATGTGTAGGTGGAGATTCATCTGAATTAGCTAATGAAATAAATCCTAGTAATGGATTTATGGCAACATCTGGAACAGTAGTTGATATGTTTTGGTTAAAACCAAATACTACATATAATTATAGATGTTGGCAAGTAAATAGTGTTGATAGTTATAGCATTGTACCAAGTTATAGTCAAACATTTACTACAGGAAACTATCCACAAACCCCTGGTGATGTTCTTTTAGATAGTGTTACACCAAGGGTAAATGGTGGATTTAATTTAAAGTGGACAGCAGGAAGTTATTGTGATTATTATCAAATAGCATATAGACTTGATGGAAGTTCAACATGGAATACCATAGATTATATATATGGATTAACTTATCAAATTACTGGATTAACAGGTGGTACAAAGTATTGGTTTAAGATTAGAGGTAGAAGTAGTTATGATAAACCATCTAGTGGATACACTGGTGAAAATGCTGCTACAACTGCACCTAAAACACCTACTGGTATTACTATTGGTACAAAGACCACATATACAATTGCTTTAACAGCAACAGGATTAACAGGAAATTATTCAGCAGTAGAATGGAGATATAGGGTGTATGGAAGTGGTAGTGGATTTAGTACTAGTACTGATTATGGAGGTAGTTTATCTGTTACACTTACTGGATTAACTCCTAATACACAATATGAAATTCAATGTTGGAGTTATCATGGAACTACAGGATTTTATTCTGCTAGTTCATATAATATTTCACCATATACTAATGCTTTACCAACTCCAAGTTTGCCATCAAATATTAGTTTCACACAGTCAGGATATACACAATATGTAAACATATCCTTTACTAAAGGAACAAATCAAAATTATACAGATATTGATATGTCTTCTGATGGAGTAAATTGGGGTTCAATTGATTGGGTTCATCAAGCTAATACAAGCTATAGTTTAGATACTGGATATTATGGGTTGCATTATTTTAGATTAAGGTCTGTTAATGATGATGGTTTAGGAAATGTAGTTTATAGTGCATGGTCTTCAACCTACAATGTTAATTTTACTGATAGACCAAATAATTGGTATTGGACAACTTCTATATCTTCTGGTGGAAATATTTATAGCACAAATTTAGTTACAAAAACTCTTTATCCACTTACTGCAACAGAGTGGAATAATTTTACAACAAAGATAAATGCTTTTAGAGTATATAAAGGACTAGGAAATGCTTCATTTACCACAGTAGGTAGTGAAACAGTTTTCACAAAAGAAATTTTTAATGAAGCAAGAAATGCTTTAAATGGATTATCTGCGTATTTTACTGGTGGAAATACAATACCACCTGCAATGAATACAGGTGACCCTATATTAGTGGCAAGTTATTATCTCAATATGAGAGATGCACTAAATTCAATTACATAAAAGAATAAAAGGAGGAAAATAAAATGATAAAATTAGAATTAACAATGGATGAAATAAACAACTTAATGGTATTTCTTGAAAGGGTTGAATTAAAAGGCAAGGAAGTACCTGCATATAATGTATTAGTATACAAAACCCAACAAGCAGTACAAAAATCTCAGCAACAACAAACAGATGGAGAAGGTTAATCCTTCTCTTTTAAAAAATAAGGGGTGATTAAAAAATGAATATTAATTATATAAGTAATCCTATTTATGTTGATTGGTTAAAAGATGATGATGGTAATAAAATATCATTACCAGTAAATAATGAACAGAAACAAGTTGCAGATAATAAGATAGTCTTAGATTATATTCCTGACCAGTTTTATAAAGTTACTTTTCAAAGTGGAAGCACTCCAACTGTAGAAATATCAATCAATGATGCAATTATAAGTCCAAGTCAATATAAAGTAGATTATTCTATTGGGTTTGTATATCTTCACCCTAGTTTAGAAGCATCAGTATTAACTTTTAACTATTATAAAAAAGGTATGATGATGTACCCTGCAAGTAGAATATATACAAAACTTAGTGATAGTGGAGCATCAATTGAATCTACCTTACAAGAACAAGTTAGTATTCTTGCTACATATGATTATAAGGGTGTATATAATAATACTCAAGCATATGTAAAAAACAACATTGTTTATTATAATGGTTCAACATATATGTGCAGTGTTGATACTACAATTGGAGCGTATCCTACAGATATTAACACATGGAGAGTTATGGCATCAGGATATAATGAAATGGGTGATTATAGTGGTAGCACCCAATATTATATGAATGATGTTGTTTGGTATGATGCAACTAAATCAAAATATACTTGTATTGCTAAACCTACTATTGGAACAATTCCAACAAATGTAACATATTGGGATAAATTAGTGGATTTTAAATCTATATATGATGCAGAAGCATTAAGAGTAACTGCTGAAAGTTCAAGAGTTACTGTAGAAAGTGCAAGAGTTACAGCAGAATCTGGAAGAGTTTCTACTGAATCTGCAAGGGTAACTGCTGAAAGTTCAAGAGTAGGTGTAGAATCTGCAAGGGTTACTGCTGAAACAGGAAGAGTTAATGCTGAGTCAAGTAGAGTTACTGTAGAATCTGGAAGGGTCACAGCAGAGTCTGGAAGAGTTTCTGCTGAGTCTACTAGAGGAACTAATGAAACTACAAGGGGAACAAATGAAACTGCTAGAGGGACAGCAGAGGGCTTAAGGGTAACTGCTGAATCTGGAAGAGTTACTGCTGAGTCTGGAAGAACAGGAGCAGAAACAACTAGAGTTGGTAATGAGACTACTAGAGGAACAAACGAAACAGGTAGAACAACAGCAGAAGGTCTTAGGGTAACTGCTGAATCTGGTAGAGTAACAGCAGAAGGTACTAGAACAAGTGCTGAAACAACCAGAGGAACTAACGAAACAAGTAGAACTACAGCAGAGGGCTTAAGAGTCACAGCAGAATCAAGTAGGGTTACTGTTGAAGGTGCAAGGGTTACTGCTGAGTCAGGAAGGTCAACAGCAGAAGGTTTAAGAGTTAGTGCTGAGACTACTAGGGGAACAAATGAGACTACTAGAGGAACTAACGAAACTGGAAGAACTACAGCAGAATCATCAAGAGTAACAGTTGAGGGAAATCGTGTAACTGCTGAAACTGGAAGGGTTAATGCTGAGTCTACTAGAGTTAGTAATGAAACTACTAGAGGAACTAACGAAACCAATAGAGGAACAGCAGAATCAGGAAGAGTTACAGCAGAAGGTCTTAGGGTTAGTGCTGAAAGTGCAAGGGTAACAGCAGAAGGACTTAGAGTTACAGCAGAAACTGGTAGAAATACAGCAGAAACTGGAAGACAAACTTCTATGAATAATTTAGTTCATATGGGTGATTATGCAGGTGCTACAGCTTATCAGATAAGAAATATTGTTGCATATCAAGGTTCTAGTTTTATGTGTATTTTAGCATCTACAAACAACTTACCAACAAATACAACTTATTGGAAATTAGTTGGACAAGCAGGTAGTAATTTAACATTTACAGGAAATTGGAGTGCTGTTACTAGTTATGTTACAAATAATGTTGTATCTTTAAGTAATGTATCTTATGTTTGTTCTACACCTAACTTGAATCAAACACCTCCAAATGCATCATATTGGACAGTATTAAGTGGTTTATCTACAAATGCAGATACAGTTGATAATAAACATGCTGTTGATTTTCAATATAAATCAGGAGATAATGAGTATGCATTAGGGGTATCAAATACTGCAACAACTAATATTTGGTATGAAATATGTAATTGGTCAGGTATAACTCAATATGGTGATTTCCAAGCAGTATTTCAATTATCTAAACGTGGTCAAACACCTCAAAATGCAGAACTTTGGATATCAGGAGAAATTACTTCTACAGCTACAGGATGGGGATATCAATCAATGTCTTTGAGAGGAACACAATTAAATGCTGAGGATTATTTTGCTTTAGTATTTATTGACAATGCAACACCAACATTACCAAAAATTGCTAAACTTTATTATAAGAGAAATAGTGATTGGAATCAATCTAGTTTTGTGCCAAAACATCATCATATTAATAGCACAATAACATGGACTTATACTAATACATCTACTGGAACAACTGTAGACCCAACAGGAAGTATGGTATTGAAAGCAGATTCAACACAAAATTATTATCCTATTGCTACTACTAATGGTACTCAAACATTATTCAATAAATCTTTTGCAGATTCTTCTACATTCATAGTTGATAATGTAGATGCTACTAAAAAGTTATTGTTTGAAGTTAGTGGTGTAACAACAGGAACAACTAGAACATTGACTATTCCTGATAAGAGTGGAACAATTTTCTTAAACATTACTGGTGGTACAACTAACAATATTGTAACAAGAGATGCTTCTGGTATACCTATTGATAGTGGTAAGATATTTAATGATGCAGGAACTACTGTAAATGATATATGGAGTGCTTCTAAAACTCAAACTGCAATCAATGCTATTCTTGGAAGTGCTGATGCTATGCAGTATAAGGGAATACTAGATTGTTCAACTAATCCTAATTATCCAGTAGGTAATGCAGGAGAAATTTATAGAGTGAGTGTTGCAGGTAAAATTGGTGGTGCAAGTGGTGCTGTTGTTGAAATTAATGACCTTATCATGTGTAATACTGATGGAACATCAGCAGGTGACCAAGCTACAGTTGGTACTAAATGGAATGTTATCCAAACCAATATAGATGGTGCTGTTATTAGTGCTGATACTGTTGCTGTAGATGGACAAATTATTGTTGAATCAGGTACTAGTGGTAAAATAATAAAGAAATCTGTAGCTTCAATAGATGCAACTGGTAAGATGTTAACTACATCTCTTGGATTAGGTTCAACACCAACATTTTTACCAAATAATCCATTAGCAATGAATGGTAATGCTATAGGATATGTTCAAGCACATATTCAGAATTTAAGTTCAGCAACACCTTCATCTGGTGACTTTGTTGTTACAGCAGATACTGGTAATGATACTACAAACTATATTGATATGGGTATTAATAGTTCTGGTTATAGTGATTCAACATTTACTATTTCAGGAGCTTTAGATGGTTATCTATATACAAGTAATAGTCATTTAGCAATTGGTACAGCGTTGGCAACTAAAACATTGAAATTCTTTACTGGTGGAACATTAACTGCTAATGAAAGAATGAGAATAATAGATACTGGAATCATGTTACCTGCAACATCATTTATTAATGATGCTAATAGTAATGAGCTTATTAAGTTTGTTCAAACTGCGAGTGCAGTAAATGAGATTACTATAAAAAATAACATCACTGCAAATGCACCTGAAATACAGGCAAGTGGTGGAGATACTAATATAGATTTAGCTATTACACCAAAAGGAACAGGTACAGTAAAAATAAGTGGTGGTATATCTATGGGTAATTATTTACTTCAAGGTAACACAACAGATAAGAGTTTAGATATCATCTTTACAGGATAAAAGGAGGATAATATATGGCTAATTTAAAAGTTGGCAAAATTAAAGATATGGAATTGCAATTATTGAATTCTGTAAGTGAAAGAAAACCTCCTGTGACGAGTGGGCTAATTGCCCACTTGCCTTTAGATGGAAGTTTAAATCATCATGCAAAAATATGGAGTAAGGTAAAAGTTTTAGGATTTTATAATAATGTTAATCACTATATGTATGATTGGTTTAATGCAAATTGTATAGTAACAAATGCTCCTGATATTAATGCTGTTACAACAGTTCAAGCACAACAATATGACTTAGTTGTAGCAGATGCTTGTGTGTGGGGTTTAACTGCTCAACACATGCAGAAATTAAAAGATATCGTTGATGCAGGTGTATCTGTTATTGCTACAGGAAATGATACTAATACAAGTTGTTTTGTTACTGCATACACTGGTGGTACAGGTGCAAATCATGATATAAACATAGACCCTGATACTTTAGTTCCAACTATATCATATACAAATGTAGCAGGAAGTGGAAGTGTAGATGTAAATGGTGGAATTTCAGGATTAATTGCTGATTGTAAACCATATTATCGTAGAGCAGATACAAATCTAATTATGGGTTATATTTATACATCTCCTGTATCAGGAGCGGCATTATTTTTTGACCAAGATGGGGATAGAAACTTTGGTCTTGCTTACTTAAAAGCAGGATATGAATATGTTCTAGGATTATCTAGGGGAAATATAACTGTAACTGGTGAATTTAATGAACAAGGTTTGAATTGTTATGAGCCTAGAACTAATCTATTAGCTGTAAATTCTGGTCTTTGGGGAGATTGTGGATTTTCTAATTTTAGTAAATCTTCATATACTACAGATTCAACATATAAAAGAAGTATAGTTTTTGACCCTGATTCAACAAATGGTATTTGTTTAGAATTAGAAACATTAACAGATGTTGTTGATTGGAATACTGCACTTATATTATCAAGTAATTTATTATTTACAGATACATCAACACCTTTTACTTTTACTATTCGTTATAAAATAATGCAATGTGAAGATAATACTTTATCTTCAAATTCTAGAAATACTATAGGTGTTTGGAGTCATTGGCATAGAACAGGAGCAACACCTACAACACCATCAGACTATATATTACAAACTGGAACAGTATTATATCCTCAAGATTGGAAAACTCAATCATTTACGACAACTTCACCTGCTACTGATGTTACAGGAAGACATTTTTATTTAGGATTTGGTGGTGTTAAAGCAGGAACAAAATACAGAGTTGATTTTGTTCAGTTTGAAAAAGCTTCTTATGGAACAGGATTTATTAATGGTACAAGAAGTTCAAGTGGGTATTTAAAATTACCAAATCATTGGAGTTGTGAAACAGGTGGTGGTAATGATAGGTCAGTAGTGTTTAAGTATATTCCTACAACTTCTGCTACATATGGAACAAAAAGTGTAATATTAGGTATGGGAATTGAAGCAACACCTATAACTAATAATTATGTTGCTATAAGAAGAAGTGCAGAATATGGTAGTTATGATAATCTTGATTATACATTTCAAGATGGAACAACACAAGTTGTATGTGCAACTGCATCTGTAACAGGTATAAATGCAAGAATCAATCATGATTTATGGTTGGGTGTAGGTTGGACTTCTACAGGTAATAAGATATCATTTTGGGCTTATGATGGTACAACATCTGAGGTATTATTAAAACAAGAATTAAGTGGTGTGGTGTCATATGATGGATTCACCAATTTGACAAATTTTAATATTGGTGGTGATACTTCTATGAGTGCAAATGGTATTTTCTCTAATGTTGGTATATATAATAGACTTATAACAGGAACAGAATTTTTATCTATTGCAAGAGATTCTATGAATGTTGCAGGAGATGGTACAATAACATGTTCTGAGATTATAGATATTCCAACAACATCAATGAATTTAACTCAATCTATTAATTCAGCAAATTCAACACAAAACTTAATTTCTCCTATTTTTACAAGTTTTAGTGGTGTGGGAAATACTGAAAGTAAAGCATTTATTAATGGTTCAAACTGTACATCTTGGAATATAACATCAACTGGTGATGCTGAAATTGGTTCACCAACAGTAACTTTAGACCCAAATAGTTGTTATGAATTTTCTGTGTGGATGACTTCTCCAAGTAAAATAAATGGACAATTTTATTTTGGTTATCATGTGTTTGATAGTGGAATGACTAATATTAGTAATCTATGTGTTACTCAAAATGGTGTTACAAATGGAAATAATAATGTCTATTTTTATGTAGTTGCAAATACTGATATTACAACTTCTCCATATAGATTAAAATACAATAAATGGTATCAAGTTAAAGGATATTTATTGCCAAGTTGGTTTGATATTGTTAATGATAGCTTAAAATTTAGAAATGAATGGTTAAACAATTTTTTAATAGAAGGATATCAAATCTTTAAAATGCCATCTAATACAGCGTATGGTAAATTTAGATTATTGAATTTTTACAATTCTGGTACATCTTCAACAATAAATTTTGCATATCCTGAGATAAATAAAATAAATCCATTTAGAATAATGAAAGATAAAATAGTAGTGAGTAATTTTAGGGAAGGAGTGAGTGTTTAATGGCTGATTTAAAAAAGGGTTCATCAGTTGGTGGAAATGTTATCTGGCATAGTGGTAATCATGGAGCTAACTCAGGATTAAATGCTGATATGTTAGATAGCATAGAAAGTGCAAGAATGATATATGGTGATAATGCTCAAGGAACAACTGCTTGGACAACAGGAGTTGATAATATAGTAAAATCAGGATTTTATTATGTTAGTAGTAATTATACTAATTTAGCATCTTCACCTACAAATTCTTATGTTTTACATGAAGCATATCCTACAGATACTAACTATGCTAAACAAACATGTATGGCATATAATAGTAATAGAATGTTTTTTAGAGCAAAACAATCAGGAGCATGGGGTTCATGGTCAGAAATGTGGAATTCATCAAATGATGGAACTGGTAGTGGATTAGATGCTGACACATTAGATGGTAAACATTTATCAGATTTAGTTCCATTCTCAACAATGTCTGCCACAACTCCTGCAACCATTGGTTGGTATAGAGTTGCAACATCTGCTATAAACATTGGGAGTAATAGTGGAACTTTTAAGATAGATTTTTCTGGAACAGGGGTAATGGGTAGAGTTTATTTATTAGCCAGTTCTCAGAATGGTGTAGATAACGCAACAGGAATGAATCAGTTAGGTTTTACATCTACTAATTATACTTTGGGTTTAACAAAGGTAAGAGTAGTGTATCAATCTGCAACTCCAACAGGGAATTATGCTTATGTGGAAGTATATAATCCTACTGCTTTAGCAATAACATATTCAGTTGATTTATTAAATACTACTGGATGGTCATTAATGACTCCAAATACAGCAGGGTCAATCCCTGGTGGATATTCTAATAAAGAGTTAACTTGTGATATGGGTATCTATTCTCTTGAAGATATTACAACAGATAAAGTGTTGAGGTCTAAACTAGCAATTGGTACAAAGCCCATAGACGTAACTTCAACAACAGTGTGTACAAATTTGAATGCTGATATGTTGGATGGCTTACACGCACCCACAGGGGCTATAGTAGGTATCTCAGATACACAGACTCTAACAAACAAGACTTTAACAAATCCTATTATCAACACCAATATTTTAGATACTAATAGTAATGAATTGATTATATTTTCACCAACAGTAAGTGCAGTCAATGAAATTACTGTTAAGAATAATATAGCAACTTTAGCACCTGAAATACAGGCTACTGGTGGAGATACTAATATTAATGTCAGATTAGTTCCAAAAGGAACAGGATTGGTTGAATCATCAGGAGATTATAGGATTAAAAAATCATCACCTTCAATTGAATTTGATACAGGTGGTGGAACATTAGTTGGTAAAATTAGAACAAATGATACAGGAACTGTAATTATAAGCTCTAACTCAACTGACCAAACAATTTTATTAAGACCAGTAGGTGATGTGAGTACTTCAAATCAAATATCTCTAACAGCTACAACATTTACTGTAGGTGGTAATACTGTTTGGCATCAAGGTAATGATGGAACTACATCAGGATTGGATGCAGATTTACTTGATGGTAAACATGCACCAACAGGGGCAATTATAGGGGATACAGATGCTCAGACAATGACAAATAAGACATTGACAAGTCCAAAGATTGGAACAAGTATTTTGGATACAAATGGCAATGAAATCTTTATTTTAACGGCTGTGGCAAGTGCTGTAAATGAAGTAACTATAAGCAATAACATCACTGCCAACAATCCTACAATTACTGCTTCTGGTGGAGATACTAACGTTGGTATTAACTTTGTTACTAAGGGAACTGGTGTGGTAAACATAAATAGTAAGAAAATAATTGATAGTAGTAATTTCTCAGTAGGTACAGTTGCCCCTGCAACTCCTGCTACAAATACTATATGGATTGATACAAACTAATGAATGAAAGGGTGATAATATGGCTTATAGATATTGGGTAGGAGATGGGGGTTCTTGGTGGAGTACTGCCCATTGGTCTACATCTAGTGGTGGTGCAGGTGGGGCTTCTGTTCCCACCAATGCTGATACTGCTTATTTTGATGCAAACTCATTTAGTACTACTGGTCAAGTTATTGACTGTGGAAATACAAAATTAACTGTATTAGATTTAGAAATGTCAGATTTAGACCAAAATATTACCATGACTAATTTAAGTGGTGGTATGAGTATATATGGTAGTTTACAATTATCATCTTGGGTTACAGTTGTAGGTTCTTCTTATATTTACATGGAAGGCCCACAAATAGGAGGTGAATATATTGACCTTTGGACAAGTCCAAACTGTTCTATGAGTATATGGACAAACTCTAACAAAACTTGGGCATTGTATGGAGGAACTACATCAGGAACATTTAGACATGATAATGGTACACTTAATGTAACTTCTTTCAACTGTTCTGTGTTTTCATGTGCAGGAAGTAATAGTAAAACTATAAACTTGAATACAGGTAGTATAACTTGTACAAATACATGGGATGCAAATTATGCAAATCTTACGTTTAATGCAGGAACTGGTACTATATATGTCACAGGTTGGTTTTATGGTGGTGATAAGACTTATTATAAAGTAGAAACTACAAGCCCAAATAATACAACTATTACTGGTAATAATACTATGACTCAATTAAAAACGCTTGCTAGTGCATATTGTTGGTTTGCTAATGGTACAACTAATATAATAAATAATTTAATTATGGGTAATAGTTCTATTATAGCTCCAAGTTCAACTACTGCAACTATTACATATACAGGTATAACTATGTCTTCTAAAGGAACTGGTATTTCAGTAGGTGCAGGTTTAACCATAAACACACCTAATGGTTTAGCAAATACAAGATATTGGATAGGTAATACTGGTAATTGGTCAACAGCAAGTAATTGGTCAACATTGAGTGGATTTGTTCCAAATACAACAGTGCCTACTTCATCTACAGATGTTGTATTTGATTCTAGAAGTTTTAGTGCTACGAGTCAAACTATTACTGTTGATGCACTTTCATATTGTAAAAATTTGAGTGTAGCAGATAGTGTTATTTCATTAACAACATTTGCAAACAATTATGAGTTAGATGTATATGGAAATTTAGATTTATCCAATTTTTCATTTTTAACAGGAAATGGTTCATATGTAATGATGGGTAGTAGTCCTACATTAAATACAGCAGGGAAAACTATTTATTGGATGATATTAAGTCATACTGGAACTTTTTCTTTATTATCAGATTTAACTTTTGCAGTTTTAAGTTGGAGTAGTGGCACAGGACACGTAAATACTAATAGTTATAATGTAACTATTACTACTTCTTTACAAGGTTATCCATCTGCTACACAAGCTTTAAACTTAGGAAATTCAATACTAACATTAAGTGATGATTGGGATTTAGGTGGTGCTTTTATATTAAATTCAGGGACTTCTACTATAAAATTAACAGGAGATTACAAAACTTTTGTAGGTTATGGAATGAAGTATTATAATGTTGAATTTCAAGGAATTTCTACTCAGCTATGGAGTGATAATACATTTAATGATTTGAAATTACCAATGGGGAAAACTACAATATTATTAGGTACACAAACAATATACAATTTATCTACTAATGGTGTAGCATCAACTCCTGTGACTATTCAATCTATTAATACTGGTGTTACAAAATATACATTAAATTTTCCAACAGGATATATGATGAAAAGATATTATAATATAGCAGATTGTATTATGACAGGAAGTGGTACTTTGAAATTTGTTAATAGCACAAATGCAGGTAATAATACAAATGTTAATTTTGTAAGTTATCCAAAGATGAAATATTATAATGGTACTTCATTCCAAGATAATTGTGACCTTAATAACTGTGATACTGTTGATGGGATAACTTTTAGGTCATTGGCTATAGGAAAAATACAGTTTACAACTGATGGTGGTACAAATTGGTATGATATATAGAATGAAAGGAGCTTGTTATGTCAAAGATAAAAATTTACAATGGTTCTTCTTGGGTAATTGTTGATGGTGGAGATTGCAATACTTTAGATAATCTTAGTATGAGAGTAATTAATAAAAAGATACAATATTCAAGTGATGATATTACATGGAATGAGATTGGAATGGATAATTCTACTGTTCTAACATTTACAGCATCTACTCCTATAAATGTTGGTCAAACAGTATCTGTGTCAACAAATGGTATAGCAACTCCTTCATATACTTCAAGTATGGGTGTAGCAATAACAAGTGCTGTCACTAATGGAGAAGTAAAAGTTTGTGTTGATGGAGTTGTAAAAGGGTTATCAGGTTTAATACCAAGTTCTCTTTATTATGCTGACACAAGTAGCAATTTAACTGAAAATGCATTAACAGCCTATAAAATAGGTATTGCATTATCAACAACAGAATTATTATTAATTTTAAGTACGAGATGGAGGGTTTTATAATGAGTTTTGATTTAGGAAATGTAACATATAAATTCCCTATAGGTGGTACTATTATTGATAAAAATTTTGTTAATCTTGATAGTTCTGGTGCTATATGGAATAGACCAAAGTTTGATACAATATATCCACTTGTAACAAGTGCAAGTGGATTATCAAGTATGACTTATACTGAGCCAGACCATATAATTAAAGCAATTGATAACTCAAGAATAGTTTTAGTTTATATGACTCTTGTAAGTACTACATATTATGTAAATGTAAGAGTAGGTTCAATAAACAATGTAGGAGTAATAACTTGGGGAAGTGTTTATCAACCTTATAGTACTACCAATAATATTTCTAAACTACAAGAAGTAATCATAGTGGATAAATCTACTGTTGCTAAGATTTTAGTGAGATGTGTATCTATATCAGGTGCAGGATATTGTAATTGTCAAGTTATAGAAATTACAGGAACTACTGTAAGTAATTCTGGTTCTATGACTAGTTTAGCATTTCCTGCAACAAATTCTGTAGGAACTGCTATCACTTCTGGATATGTTTTAATATCAAATGGTACAACAAATATAACTGCTTATCAATTAAATATAAGTGGATATGCAGTAACAATGCCTGTAGCTAGTATAACAGTTATTGCAGGAAAAACTTCAAATTATAAGAATTCTATAGTTAGAATTGATAATTTTAGAGCATTATTAGTATACAATTGGACAAGTGGTACTACTAATTTTGATAGTGTTGTTTTAAAAACAAATTATACAACACTTACAGCAGGAACAATAAGAAATATTGATATTGCAAGTAGTGGTTCTGACATGAATTGTTGTATATTAACTGCACAAACAGATGGAACAGCTACAGCAGTTGCATTCTATGGAAATCCAATATGCCAAAGAGTTTTAGATATAAATGATACAGTTATTAATGGATATAGTATTGTTAATTTTGCTTCTGATGTTTGTTATAGAATGCAATCAGTTGGAGTAAACAATAATACATGTATTCTTGGTACAAATGAGACAATATATACATTTCAATTTCAAGGTGCTAATTTAGTTTTACTAGATACAATTTCAAAACCAACAGGGTTTTCTATGGCTAATGGAACATGTGTTTTTCCATTAGGTACTGGACGTTATCTGTATGTAGATGGAACTGGAATCGCTAAAGTTATTCAGAAATCTAAATTAATAGGTGTGGCACAAGGTTCAAGTGGTACAGTAATTTTAAAAGGAATTGTACAAGGTCTTTCAGGAATTACAGCAGGTGGTCTAATGTATACAGATGGCTTTCAATTCCAAGCAGATAACACTTCATCAACTTTCACTAAAGTAGGCACAGGATTATCTACTACAGATTTGATGATGAATGATATTATATCTGCAGTAAATACTAATCTTTAAAAATATATAGAATGAAAGGAGTTTGTTATGTCAAAAGCAAAAATGTGGGATGGTTCTCAATGGATATTACTAAATGCAAGAAATGCAGATACTGTTAATGGAATTCATTTAAGATTAAATAGCACATTGTTAGAATTTTCTACTGATGGTTCTACTTGGAATCCTTTAGAAGTAATGGATAGTGTATATTCAGCATCTTATGTAACTGCATCTAATGTTACATTAGGTGATTGTATTAATATAAATGCATCTGGTCAAATACAAAAAGCTACAACAGGTTTAACAGTACATGGAGTATGTTTACAAACCCAAACATCTCCCACTCCTGCAACTGTATGTTTAGAAGGTATTGCTTCTGGACTTTCTGGATTGACCATGGGAGCAACATATTACAGGGATAATTCAACTGGTGCATTAACTACTAATGCTCTTGCTATAGGAACTACAACTGCAAATACTATTGTAGGTGTAGCATTATCTGCTACTGAATTATTAATAGATTGTGGATGGGGGATATTATAATGAGTTTATATGCATCTAATATTTATAGAAATTTTACTAATGGTTCTGGAACATATTTTGGAATCACTAGAGTTACAAGTATAGGTGGAGATGGTAAGGCATATGATTACCCTGCCGCCACACCTATAGGTGGTATGATAGATAATACTACAACAGATTATTCATCAAGTTTAATGTTTCCTATAAGTAATAATAGAGTTGTTAGAGTTGTTGGAGATAATACTACTTATACATTAAAATCTCAATGTGGAAGTTACAATTCAGATGGTACTATTACTTGGGGAGGTCTAACCACATTATTTACAGGCACAGTAAGTGCTATCATATATTATGGATGTGTACTTGATTATGCAAATGGTAAAATATATGCTATGGGATATGCTGATTATTATTACAGATTTATGGTTATAGATTACACATCATCAGGTACAACAATTAATACATATGGTGTAAATTCAACCCTGTATACTTATCTTTCAGGAAGTAACGCATCTCAATGTGTTGCAGTAAGTTCAACATGTGTTATTCAAATTTGTTTACCTAACTCTTCAAATGGTTATAAAAGAATAGCTTTATTATTTACTATATCAGGAACTACCATAAGTTATGCCAATCAAGTACTACTTGAATATGCTGTTAATTCTGCAAATGGTTATGATAGTAGAATAGTAAGAATAGATGCTAACAGAGCGTTGTATTGTTATAATAGAGATGATATTGGTAACAATCCTGTAATGGCAATTGTAATAAAAACCAATGGTTCTAGTACAATTTCAGCAGGAAACTTAGTTATGGTTCAGGATAATACATTATCAAGTCCTGATGTTTGTTGTGATATTTTATCAGTTAATGGTAATTATGCAACAGGAGTAATTGTTTTTGGAGATACTATAAAGTCTAGACTTTTAAACATCAGTGATACTCAACTCTCTATGAACGCTCTTGCTGTTGGAGTAATTGATGCAGGTACTTCTTCTAGAGGTGTTGATATTTATGTTGTAAATCCTATTTTATTTTACATATTTATTAATGGAAGAGTAGAAATTTGTAAAGTAGTTAATGGAGTTCCTATTAGGCTTGGTTATACAACAGTGCCTGTAAATTATGGTTTAGCAAACACTTGTTTGATAAAACTAACTCCATATAAATTCTTATGGATTAATACTGATAATGGTAACTCTCAATTAATACAAATTGCAAGACCAATAGGTGTTAACCAGAATTCAACAGGCAGAGTAGTTTTAAAAGGAGTAGTAAAGGGATGGAATGGTTTAATTCCCAACGCTACTTATTATACAGATGGTTTATCAATAACAACTGATTCAACATATCCAACAAGAATAGGAATGGCAATATCAAACAATGAATTACTTTTGGATAAGTTTATCATAAATTAACATAAAAAATTAGGAGGTGGTAATGTGGCAACAGAAAATTTTGCAGACCCAATTTTAATTGATTGGCATCGTGACCCTTATACAGGGAAGAAGTTAAATATCCAAAAAGCAGGTGAACCTCACACAATTCTAAGTTACAAAACTATATTAGATTATGTACCAGACCCATTTAATCGTGTACAATTACATCTAGTAATAGACCCAAATTTTGTACTTGCTGAGAAACAACCTACGCAAACAATAGATACTGTTAATGAATTTAAGATTGATTACACAACTGGATTGGTTTATGTTCACCCTGATTTGGAAGGATATGATATAACAGCAGATTACTATAGCAGAGGTATTGTAATGTATCCTGCTAGTAGAATTTACACTACAGCTACAGACAGTATTCCAACAGGAACAATTCAAGAAGCTATAGATGTTATTAGTATAGTTGATGAAAACTTAGTTCATTTAGGTAATTATTCAAGCACTCACACATATGAGTTTAGAAATATGGTTTCATATCAAGGTTCTAGTTATATGTGTATACTGGAATCAACAGGATATGCTCCAACTGATACAGTTCACTGGCAGTTAATAGGACAAAGAGGTTCAAATCTCACATATAGAGGAAATTATGGTGCAGGAACTAATTATGCTCTAAATGACATTGTTAGTTACAATAGTGCTACATATGTTTGTATCTTAGCTTCAACAGGAAACTTGCCTACAAATGCAACATATTGGGCTATATTCTTAGATGTAAGTAATGAAGTATATAATCCTTCTTATTCATCAACTCAAACAACAGCAAAGCCAGTAACATCATTAGCGGGAACAGTAGTAAAAGGTCAATTAAAAGGTACTTTAAAAGGTAACACTTATTACAACTTATTAGAAACAGATGGTAATTTTGATAGTGTAACCAACTGGCCCTTAATGACTGTTGATTCTTCTAATAGATTATTTGGTAGTAATGGTGGAAAACTAGATAATACAGCAGGTTCAACAGAAAAAATATCAGAAAATCCAAGAAAATTATATCTGTCAGGCAAGTATGTATTCCTAAGTTTTTATGCAAAATCTATTCCTAGCACACCTCAGATTGAGTTTTTCCTTTTGGGATATAATTCAAGTGGTACTATGACTAGTAGTAATTTAGCAAATCAATCATGGAATGCATCAACTTTATGGACAAGATATACTTTTAAAGTAGATTTAAGTGCAAGGTCAGAAGCATATTGGCATTTTAGAGTAGATATTAATTCATTTGGAGCAAACGCTGTTGCTTATTTTGATGGTGCTATGGTAAATGAAATTACTCAAAATGAATATAATACTTTAACTACAGCTCAACTTGCAGATAAATATCCTTTTATTAATGGAATTAAAAGTGTTGATAAACAAAGAGTAAAAGTAATAGGTAAAAATCTATTTAATGTATATGCTAAACCATTTTCTCAATCTGTTAATGTAAATTATAAAGTTGACTCAAGTGGAGTATTGACAGCAGATATGAGTAGTGCAGGAGCTTGGGCTTCTATATATTTTCAGTTAAGATTAAAACCTAATACTACTTATACATTATCAAGATATTTAACTAAAATAATTGCAGGTGCAGGGAATAATGGTACATTAGCTATAGGACATATGGATAATCAAAATACAGGATATGCAGGTACAGGTAGTGGTACAGGTAATCAAAATATAGTATTTACATCACCTTCTAATGGTTTAATGTATGTTAGATTTTTTATTACTGATTCTGTATCTGAACAAGCATGTATGCAATGGTCTAATATCCAGTTAGAAGAAGGTTCTTCTGTTACAACTTATGAATCATATAAAGAAACCACTTCAATAATACCTATTGATTTAAAAGGTATTACAAATGGGAATTATTATGATACATTTGATATCAATACAGGAATTCATACTAAATTTTTAAGTGATTGGTATAATTTAGATGGAACTAGTTGGAATTGGGCTACACCATCTCAAGTCAAATATAGTGGATATAAAAGAATTGTGGCAGGTGGATTTCCTAATATGACAATGATAAGTTCTTCTAATTATTTATTGTTAAAATATAATGGAACAAGACTTGCTACTAATAGTCCTTTTGATAACTATGACCAATCATATGCATATGGTGGAAGTGTATCTATATCTATATCTAATAGTGAATCTGGATGGGATGATACATGGGATTTAGCACAGTCATTTACAGGTATGACTTGGACTAATTTAATGAAAGCATATATGAATGGATGGAAATTCCAAGCAGGGGCAACACCTACAGATGTTGCTACATCAAGTTGGAAAGGTATTGTATCAGGTACTACACAATCAGGTTCAGCAGGTTTAACTTATACTATATCAAACATTGATGCAGGATATACTCCACACAGAATTATTTATCAATTAGATACTCCTGTTATAAAAAATTATCTTCCATCTATTGTAGAATCTGAGCCATATGGAAATATTATAACTGAACCATTTGTAAATGATGTTGGATACTACATAGGAAATGGTATAACCATAGAGAATTCAGCTTATCCAATTGCATATACTTTGTCTGGTTTAACTTATGTTAATAAGATAAATACTCAAACTGGTCAATTAACTCCTATAAGTATTGCTTCTTGTGGAATTGCTTCTAATGGATTATCATTTACCATTACAGGTGCTGTGGCAGGTGAATACTATGAATATGGATATTGGTACTATAATGAATTAAGTACAGTTGGAATTTTAGATTATGTATATAATGCAAATTTAAAAGCTCAAGTAAATAGTAATTCAGACATGGTGAAAATCCTAGATAATAAGATTAATGATGTTTATGATTTAGCAATGTCTAGAGTTCAATGTGTGGGAGTTCCATTAGGAGCAGTATCTGCAACTTTTGGTCAAGTTATTTTTATAGCTCCTGCAAACTGTATATTAACAAGGATTCAATTGGCAACATTTGTTGCTATTCCTCAAAGTGATACCAATTACTGGACAGTTAATATTTTGGATAGAGGAAGTAATGGTACTCTTAGTAATAGTATTGTTACAAGAAATACTAAATTAACAGGTGGTTTTGCATTTTCTTCTTATGATGCATGGGATATAGGAACGTTAGATTCTACTCATGCTGTATTAGCCCAAGGAGATGTTGTATCAATAATATTAACAAAGACAGGAACACCCACAGCATTTGCAGAATCCTTCGTATCTCTAGAATACCAATTATTATAATAAAATATGAGATTGTGGTGTATATCACAATCTCTTTTTATATAATTCATGTTAGTAAAAGGTGGTGATAAATGAAATCATGTCCTTAGTAACATCATATATATAGAGAATATTAGGATTTATCATAACAATTACAAACCTAATTTTATTACAAGGAGGAAAAATTAGATGGCTAAAGAGTATTGTGACCAACACAGTGGATGTGTTCAAAAAGATGAAGCATTAAGGAAAGAAGTAGCAGATATTAAGTTAGAATTAAGAGAACATAAAGGGTATGTTCTAGGTAAATTCGACCAATATTCTCATGAAGTAAGAGAGTTAAGTGAGAAAGTAACTAAAATAGAAACTACAATTACAGATAGATTCAAATACATTGAGGATAAATTTAAAGATTTGGAAAATAAAATCAATGGAAAAATTGAAGATGTAAAAGATATCTGTGATGAAATCAAGAAAGCAATCAAAGAAATAGAGCTTTCAGGTAATGCAAAAGAAGACAAGAAAGAAAACAAAACATGGGTTGTAATTGGACAAGTTATATCTCCATTAGTAGTGTTGGCTTTATGGACATTAGTTCAACACTTTTTAAAGTAAAGGATGTGATAATATGTCTGGAATAAAAAATTTCTTTACTCAACTATTATCAATTGATGAAAGTAGAAAAAGTATAGTTGTAATAATATTAATTGCTGTTACAACATTATCAATTTACAAGGCATTTATACTTGGTGGAATAGCAGATATACCACCAAATTGTATGACTATAGTATTGACTCTTTCAGGATTGGTATTTGGAACAAATGCTGTGACAAGTATTGCAGGAATTGTTCAAGCTTCAAAAGGTAATAACTCTAACACACAAAGTACATACCCTAGTGCTTATCCTAATTACTCAGCATTGCCTACTAATACTAACAATCAAGCCACTACACATACAACACCTAGTAGTGGTGACAACAGTGGTGTTTAATTTGAAAGGTGGAATGTAAAATGTATAATGTAATTAATAAACTTTTAACTCCAAATCAATGGAGTAGACCTCAAAAAGCTCTTACTTTAATAAAAGCAATTGTAATACATTGGGTGGCAAATCCAATGAGTACTGCAACAGGTAATAGGGATTATTTTGAAAGCAGAAAATCAGGAACTCTAGATTATGGTTCTGCTCATGAAGTAGTAGATTTAAATGGTGATATTGTAGTTTGTGTGCCTGAAAATGAAATCACATATAATTGTGGTAGTGCTACATATACTCAAAGATGTTTAAATGAGCTTGGTGGAAGTCCTAATTACTGCACTTATGGAATTGAATGTACTCATACTGATTGGAATGGATTAATGACTTCTGCTACATATAATACGCTTGTTGAAAGATGTGCTGATTTATGTATTAAATTCAAACTTAACCCATTACTTAACCTATGGACACACCAAGAAGTAGTAGGATGGAAAGATTGTCACAGATGGTTTGTTAATAATCCTAATGAATGGGCATTATTTAAACAAAGAGTGGCTGATTTAATGGTAACAAAAATCACACCTCAATGGATGATTGATGGTTTTAATTACCTATACACAGCAGGATTTGTTAAATCTCCTAATCATACTGTATATGAAATAGTAACAATGGGTACTTTTGCTTCTATGATTAATAATTATACAGACAAATTTACTACTATTGAACCTATTTCTTATCTATGTAAATGTGGATTCTTCTCATTGAAACCTGATGGAACACCTGCATATAATCATTTAGCAACTGAACAAATTACTATCAACACATTTGCTAGTATGTACAAAAATAGATTGAAAGATTTTTCTATTGAAGACCCTATCCAGTTCTTAACAGTAAAAGGTTTCATAGGCTCTGCAAAGAATCCTGTAGATTTAGTTACTATGGGATTAATAGGTGCAATGTTCAAGAACGCAATCACAAAAGGAACAAAAATATAAGGAGAATTTTGTTATGGATATGTACTACCCATCTTTAATTACATTAGCTGTTTTATTAATGTCAGGTTTAATATATGCATTAGTAAAATACATTAAGTCACACAGTACTATAACTCCATCCAATATTGATGATTCCTTAGATATAACAAAAGTGATTGTCGTATTTATTGGTAATGCACTTAAAAATAACAACTTTGGCAACACTAAAATACTCTCATTAATACCTATAATAGTTGATGCATTAGAGCATATTAAAATCATTGCGAATGCAAAAACAGAGGAAGAAGCTATCAATGATGGTATGGATGTTGTGAAGGAAATGACTTCAACATATGGTATTAAGATTAGTGAAGATGAATTAGCAATAATAGAAAGTATTATTAAAGCTTGTTTTGCTATGTGTATAGCACATCAACAATAATAAATAAAAAGGGCTACTGTTTAGGTAGCCCTTTTTTTGTCATTTACTTTTTTCTTGGGAGTTTTTGCTATCTCTTCTTTAAACTTAAGACAACTTCTAGTTTTTAAATCAAAGTCTTTAGTGATTTTATATAACATATATTCACTTAAAGTCTTACATACCCCTGCTTTATAGCTTTTACAATTTTTACAATTTTGGATAAAACTTTCATACTCTTTTTCATCATTGAAGATGCCAATATCTGCATACTCACATGGATATAACCTGCATTCAATATGAGGTCTACAATCATCATTATAGGTATAATATACTCTATTCACCCTTCCCAAAATAATCTTATCATCAAACCATAGAATCCCTGTTGCTACATCTTGTAGTGTCTTAAAATAGTTTGTTGGGTCACAATTTGTCCTATCAAAGTATATGATTAAATCTAAATAATAATGCTTAAATTCTTTTATCATTTCCCATTCATATTTTTTAACTATCTTTTTCAGGTAAGGTATAAATATTTCCTTATATCTAGTGTATTCTTCACTTGGGTATACTTGAACAAATGTTTTTTTACCTTTTCTTACAACCTTGTAATCATTATGTGCATTATTGCTAGTAGATATTGGTGATATGTATTCTAAAACTTCTTCATTCTTTTTATTCATTATGTACTTCCTTTCGTATCTCAATTACTGCATTTATGTGTCATGAAAGTAAATAGTCTGTGACACATAATTGTTATAAAGGCATTTATGTGTCACAGACATTCATTTATTCTATTATTATATCATCAAACATAACAGGTATGATAGATTTGAATAAATTCAGAATCATAATTGCTACTTGTCTCATTTGTGGGTGAGCATCTTTAGCACATCTTAATTTGAAGAAGTTTCTCCAACTTCTAATGTTTAAGGTCATTACTATCTCAGCCTTCAATGAGTTTGGTAGTACGCTTCTTGCTTCTTGTGGAGTACAACCTAATGAAAGCAATTTCATATATGATGTTTGAGCATTAACCATTGCTTCATACCAAACCATATACTTTTCATAGTTTGTAATATCTCCCATATCAAGGTCAAATGCAAGGAATGGGTTAATTACTGTAATTTCCTGTCCAAATTTCTCTTTGCCATAGTTACAGTATCTAGTTGATTCTTGAGCATATGATGCTATTCTATGTCTTACAATCTCATGAGTAACACCTCTATCAGTAGTGATTTTTACTCCTATTGAAACATGTTCTAACATGGCTTCATGTCCACGTTTGATAAGATTTGCTATCATCTTTCTGGCTGAATCTTCTGTAATTAAATCTTCGCTTTTGTAGCATACTCTGGCAATCTTTTCAATGTATTGCAGTACATATTCCCCATTAATATCTTCTAACAATTTTACTTCTGGTTCAACTATAATCATTATTTGTTCTCCTTTTCATATTCCTCAATTGAGATTTGACCTTGCATTGGAACTGCTACTAACACAGTTTCCATAAAACTACGAACCTTGCCATCATGAAGAAACTTTAAGTCATAGTTAATCCTACCTTTTGAGTGAGAACGTGTTAAAACCTCTGCTTCTTTACCAGTTAAATCGTCAAACAACTTTCCAACGTATTTAACAATGGTATGTAGTTGGAACTTGAAGTTACCTGTTTCTTTTGCTTTAGTCTTTGATTTAGTAACTTCATTTTTAATAGACTCTTCCATTTTTTTATTTCTACTCATGATTTATTACCTTCTTTCCTGTGATTACAATCACCATATTGACATATGTTTAATTCTTTAGAACACTTATCACATATAACTATAGAATGAAAACAGTTTACCATGGCTGTATGACCACAAACATTACAGTGAATCATTTTCATTCCTCTTGCTACTGGTTTTTTCTTGCATTGTTCGCATATCATATAATTAACCCTCCTATGGTTATTATCTGCCACACAACCTTTCAAACTCTTCACCTTTCTTACATTCAAACCCACATCCATTAGAAGGTTTACTACAGCAATTCCATAGGTGACTCTTTAATGTAATTGCATATGTGATATTACAACACATACCTTCAATATAATCATGATGTATGCACATGTACACAGGTTTTCCACATTTACTACAGACAAATGTTGTAGGGTTATTTCTGCTTGATTCTATTACGTTTATCATACAACCTCCTATGGTGTAAACTCATATATAGTACAACCATATTCTCCAAAAACTCTTTCAATTATCTTGTAAACAACATCCCAATCTCCACCACCAAGACCACACCCTATTAAATAGGGTATTGCGATGGTGTCACCACCAACGCACTTTGCAATACATTTTATTCCTTCAAATGCAATTTCTAAAGCTTCATAATCTGTTTGCATTTTATCTGTGCCAACACTATATTGACCAAATAAGTTTGCAATTACTTTCCCATCTGAACAAAGAATAGTTTGAACTTCTCCAAGTAATGGATGGTCACCTGTACCCTCAATATATCTTTTATAAGCAGGATATACTTCTGGATATTTATTTCTTATTTGTAGGGCTAAACCACCACCCATAATACCAATACAGTTAACTTGGTGACAGATTATATCTTCTGTTGCATTTAAGATATTGCCTTGTACTGTTTTAATCATGAATCCTCCTAATTTCCAAAAGCATTATTTTTGAATTCTAATACTTCATTTTTACCATCATCACTTGGTCTTATTGCCCTTGCTAACATGGGGCGAGTATCATTTGCTAGTTGTTTTATTATCTCTGCAAATTGTTGTCTAGCGAATACACAGGGTAATTGAGTTCTTTGTATGATTTGATTACCCAATTGTATTTCAATAATGATTAAATCTTCTACATCAAATGGGTTAAAATTTACATTAAACATCTTCCATCCTCCTAATAACTACTCCAACATTCACCAACTTTACCATATAAAGTTTCTACAACTTCTCTGGTTTGGTGTGTTGGGCAAAGGTCAAATATTTCCATGTCTATAGTTGCTCTACCTTGTGTCCATTCACCACATACTTTACATTTACGCTGTTCATTGTTTTCAGTGAAATAACGTAATCTAGTATCTAATAAATATTGTCTGTAATGTTCACAGGCTTCTTTCTCTGTGTTATGACCTTCACATTTATCTGTAGCACAGTATCCTACTAGATAGCATTTGTTGTCATTGAACATTACATATTTCCATTTTTGTGTTTCCTGATGTTGCCTTGCACAATAAAGATTCATATATTACTCTCCTTTAAAAGTCTTCCATGTTTAAATCATAATTCTTTTGTAATCCTTGGTCAATTGCTATTGAGTAAGTAATAGTGATTATGGTTTTTTCATCTTCTGTTAATTTTCTTAAGAATCTTTTTGTTTCTAAGTGATTAATCAGGATATCAATATTATCTTGTATTTTCATTACTCCCTAGATTCCTTTTCAATTTCTTCAATGTTATCTTTCAGGAATTTTGAAACTTTTTGATAACCTTGTTCATTTTGTTTTTCACCAAATCCCCTAAACTTAACTCTTGCAGGATAAGCGTTTGATATAGAGCCATCATCTTCTACTTCTACTACTATAGCCCAACCAAACATATGTAGCATTGTGTTAACCCACCACAACAAACCTATTTCTTGAAATTCTTTCCATTTTTTCGCTGTAACCATATTTCTCCTTTTACTTGTATTTGTTTACAAGATAACCTATTTCTTCATCTGAACAGTTTATTGCATCAAATACAATAAGTTCATTTTCTTCTATTGCAATATCATCATGTTGTTCAGCGTAAGTAAATTCATACTCTTTCAGGAATTCAACTATCATGTAAATAAACTTCTTACTTAATTGATGTGGTAATTTCTCATTGCGTTGTATGTATAGCATTTTTTTGTTTAACACCAGATTCAAAGGAGTTGTTAAAATCTTTAAGTCTGGTAAGTTGTTTCTAAGTTTAATAACAAAGTTTGCTACATCACTTGCAGGTGTTATAGGTAAACCATTTTCATTAAGTGGTATTTTAATGTGCATTATTTGTTTCATCCTGATGTTCTCCAATCTTCTTGAATTCTTTTATAGCCTACTTCTTTGATTTTTAATAAGTTTACATCCCATTTAAATGTTAATCCACATTGAGGACAAAACTTAAGTCCATATCTAACATCATCAAAGGGGCATAGTGGACATACAAAGTGTCCATCTTTATCATAATTTTCAAACTTCACATCCATTGTTAATTTATTCTCAGCCATGTCAATTTCCTTTCTTATAAAATTCGGATTTCATGGGTAGTTCGAGGGCGATTTAGAGAGATTAGCTCCCTCATGCTCCCGAATGCTACCCTATCCGTTTGGAAACTTACTTTCCAGAGCTTCCTAAATCTCCCATTCCTCTAACTGATGGAATTACCTTTAGTTCATCATAAGATAACTCATTTACATCAACTACTGGAACTTCTAACAATAAAGCTTGGCAGATGGCTTTGCTATATGGATAAATAACATAATCATCTTTTAAAGCTTCTAAGGCAGACTCATTTGTTTCCTTAGTGATAGTAATTGGCTTGCTATTACCATTGTAAATACATGCAAACCATTCATTCCTATAACCTGAATCAATAACTCCTGCATTTCTCTTCATGTTCTTTACACCAGTACTTCCTCTTTCCTCTAATAAAATCATATACTTACTACTGAAAGCTGATGCTATTCCTATTGGAACAAGCCTTGAAGTATAAGGTGAAATTACGAAGTTATCTTCTGGAAAATTAGCGTAAATATCATACCCTGCATTTTCTTCAATCTTTGATGGTATCACTGCATCTGGTCTTACCTTTGCAAAATAAACTTTTTCAATCATGTTTAAAATCCTCCATTTTCTTATTTAAAGTGTTGTAATCCTACGTTCATTTCAATATTGCCATTGTAACCAACTACAAAATGTTCAATAACCATTTTAATACATTTTGGTGTAATAATTATATTATTTGTTTTTATGTATTCTTGAATAAAATCAATAACACAATCAGATATACCTTGTATAAAACTTTGATAATCCATTGCATTCTTGATTAAATCATCAATATCTGCATACACGCTTATGGTGTGAGTTGGTAACACTGTTACCTGTTCAGAACCATTATCAAACACATAAGTATCTCCAATATTAGCTGAACGTAATTCTACATAATCTGCTGTTTGTGTTAACAAGGTATCTAATACATGACCTTCAATTTTACCAATGTCAACCAAAGTAGCATTTTTTTGTTGTACTATTTCTTTCATAGAATCAGCTAAATCCCTCATTGTTAATCCATTTGTTTGAGCTTCTTCATATAATTTATTGATGGCTTTTTTTAACCACTCAACTTTATCAAATACCTCAACATACAGATTACAGCAACAATGTTGTTCTTCCCTATATGATTTACAAGGACAAATTGTATCTTCGCTTTGTAAATATGGAGGAATACATGGGCATTGACCACTTGTTACCTTTAACCTATTTTGAATAGCATTTACAACTTTTTCGTCTGGATTTAATATCATTTTTTTCATCATCATTCTCCTTTGAAATTTTTGAGGGTGATATTTCACACCCTACCTTATTGGACAAACCCCACCAATACACTCACTAGCACCTATATCAATTTCAACTTCTTCAATTTCATACTTAGATATTAATGAAGGAATGAATGGCTTCATTTCATTTACTCTCTTAGTATACTCTTCCTCAGTAATGGCTTCATATGGCAACAGTGGATAAAAATTATCCTCTAATGATAAGAATGAAACTGCTACTACATCATCCCAATTGTCCCACATCCATTGTTCTACCAATTCCCATTCATGATTTCTCACATGTACTGTGATAGAAGTATTATGGTCTGTATAACTTCTCTGGAACATCAAATATGTTTCTAATTGCTCAATTGCTGTTACATCATACTTGGTCTTTCCTATTGGAGACTTCACAGGGAACTCTACAACTTTTGTAGTACATGTTTCCCAATCTTGACCATTCTCAGGGAATATAGGATATCCAAGTTCTTCACAAACTTTTATCAATGGGTCATGAGCATTAACTCTGATTCTTCTAACAAACCAAGGTGATTCTGACCAATGAACTCCACTTGAAACTCCTGCAACTTGTGATTGTGTTCCTTCTGGCTTAACAGTACATACAAGTTTTGGTTCTGGTATTCCAAGTTCTATAGCATACTTTTTAGCTTCAACATTTGCCACTTCATGTAATTCTCTTAATAAAGCTTCCTGTTGTGCTAAGTCATATCCAATGGCATTCATTGCATCTTGCCATCCAGTTAAACTACAACCAATCAATCTGTCCTCTGCTTGTGTCTGATTCCATTTGTGTAATTCTAAATTCAGACAGGTCATTCTAACTCCTGCTTTTGCTGATAACCTTTGTGCTTCGAATAATGCCTTTTTATCAAGTATTCCATTTTTTACAAATGACATTACCACAATAGTTGTTAGATTACATAAACCTCTATCTCTTAAAAGTACTTCAACACAAGGATTTACACCTTCAAAATCTGCTCTTCTTTTTCTTGCTGATTCAACATTAACGAAAGCAGGTTCTCCTGAATATCTCATTTGTTGAATTTGCCAATGTAACTGTTCCCTAGTTGGTTTCTCAAAATAGAAGATTGAATTATTGCTCATTTTTCTATGTGAGATGGCTTTATTCTCAATCCAGTTGTCAAATTCATCCTGATAATAAAGACCTGCTTTTGCTTCAATACACTCTTTATCATCTGCTCCAATTAGTCCAACCTCTGCTGTTCTTCTAACTCCACCAACAACAACATTTTCACCAATTATATTAGCAATATCTAAGCAATGAATTGGTCTAAGTTTACATTTTTCAGCATCTTGTTCCTTACCTAGTCTGTTCAGAACTTGAGCTACTTTTTCAAACATATTCTTCAATGATTCATGTCCTGATGCAGTGCCACCAAATCTTTTAAGTTTCTCACCTTTTGGTCTTACGTTGTTATAGTTAATGACAATGGTATCAACCTTTTTATAATCATTCTCATATAACACTTTCAGGAATAAATCTATTGCTTGTGACCATCCTTCTTTGCTATCTCCCACTACAATTTCTGCAACTGACTTCATAAAAGTGATGGAACTATTATCTTCTCTTCTAACTTTTGGTACAGGTTGGTATGTGTCATGGACAATATTGAATTTCGTTTTAATCATTGGTAATTTAGCAACATCTGATTTCAAAACTCTAAAACCAACACCAGTTCCTACCATAAGAGTATAAAATATTTCCCTGAACTTGCAAAAATCATCTATTATTGTAAACGCACAATTAAAATTTGATATTCCATATTCCATTGATACATCTGTTAATCCTACCCACATTGTTCTTCCTGATAAGAATTGTTTTAAGTGAAACATATTATCATATAATAGATACGCTTCTTCCTTTGTTATTGTTGAATCCAGTGAACAATTAAACTCAACTGCTCTTCTTACTGTTTCCCACCAATACTCTCTTCTTTTTGCTTCTGGCATCCATCTTGAATACGTTCTGTAATATACGAATTCTCCTAATGGCTTCATTGGGTTAGGCATCTTCTTGTACTTGCTAATGAAATCATCATCTAAGATTTTAAATCTAGAGTCTTTTGTGCGTACTACATTTCTGTTTTCCCTATAAATTATGTATTTCTTTGCAATGTCTTTTCTATTACTACTCATTAATTTGGCTTCAACCATATCATGTATTTGTTCAACTGTTTGAATTTCCCCCAACTCAGACAATTCTTTTTTGATTGATTTGGCAATTCTTCTTGATAATTCGAAGTCCATTCCAACCATTGTCTCTGTTCCTGCTTTATCAATGGCATCAATAATTCTCTTCTCATTGAATTCAACTATCCTGCCATCTCTCTTTTTTACTTCCATGTATTTCCTCCTTATAGGTGTATTTTTATAGTTCTTTTATAATTCGCCATTCATCATAATATAAAGTGATTGTGGCTTCTGTGCCTTCAAAATTTACACCTACTGTGCAAGATTCATGGTCTTCAAATAAAATAACTCCTTCATATGTATTGCATGGTTTTCTTTTACGTTCAAATCTAACTTTTTGATTTGCGTTTTTGTTATTTCTCATAATATCCCCTCATAGTCTTTCGGTTTCCCTTTTTCGATTTTATATTGTTCTTTCTTCCTTTTCTTCACTACCTTTTTCACCCCCTTATAAATAAAAAAATGAACCTGTAGTTTTACTTCCCTACAAGTCCATTATATCATGCCGTTTTGATTTTGTCAATGATATGTAAAACGGTTTTTATACATGCAAATTCTGACATTCCTTTTCCTGTAAACTCTGTAAAATTTCACATAGAAAGGTCTGTTTTATTGGTGTTTTTGTTTGTGTTATGGCATATGCAATAGCTTTATTTTCACCTACTAATACACAATACTTACTTGCTCTAGTTATGGCAGTATATAACCACTCACAAGATAGAGACATAAACGCAGAGTAATCAAGTCCAATGATAACAGTATGAGCCTGTGAACCTTGATATTTATGAGTAGTAATAGCATAACCCAATTGAATACTTGACCAGTTTTCTTTTGTGATAAGCAGTCTGCCAATACCTTCAAAATTAATAACCATTAGTTCATCTTCTTTATTAATTCTCTCAACAATACCAATATTACCATTATATACTGGTATGATTTTCCCTGAAATACTGATAGTTTGATAATTGTTAACTGTATTGATTACCTTATCACCTTCTGATACTTTATACTTCATTTCTTTAGATATAGCCAGTTCTATTTCATTTTCTCCATCAGGGTTATACATCTTTTGAATTGCATTGTTTAATCTGTATGTACAGATATCCCCTCTGGTTTTTTGAGCAACTAACACCTGAATATCAAGAATGCTTTCAACTGTTGGTAATTTTTCTTTGAATTGCATCAATATCCTTTTTGCACTCTCTGTATTGTCTTTATAGATATCAAATTCTAAATCCTGCAATTCTCCTAAAATCTTTTTGCCAACATAGTTTCTTGGAAACAGTTCACGCTGTTTTCTTACATTGATTGATTCAGTGATGATAGCACTTTTTTGTGCTTGTCTATGTATTTTAGTTAGTTTAACACAAGGTATTGTGCCATTTGTTAACAAGTCATGAAATACATTACAAGCTCCAATTGAACTTAACTGCCCTGAGTCACCAAGTATGATTAGTTTTGAGCCTGTAGGTATTGCTTCAATCAAATCTAGGAACAATTCTCCACCTAACATTGATGTTTCATCAAGAATGATAATATCATAAGGTAATTGATTGTATTTATTGTAAGCAAATTGACCTAATTCATAACCTAAGAGTCTATGGATAGTGAACCCTTCATAACCAGTAACTTCAAACATACGCTGTGAAGCTTTTCCACTTAATGCACATTGAGCAAAATGATATGTATTAAGTATTTGAACCATTGCTTTAGTTACAGTGGTTTTACCTGTACCTCCAAGCCCTGTTACACATGATACACAGTTGTCAAGAACTAGTTTTACACCATCTTTTTGTTCATCTGTATACTCAAACCCAACACTCTTTTCAGTTTGGGTAATAATTTCTTCCCAATTAGGATAAGAGAATGTGTTAGGTGCTGTATGTAATCTCATTAACTCTTCTGCAATCTTTTGTTCAAGAATGCGATATTTCATTAACCCAACTCTTTTTTTATCAGGACTCCACCACAAATTTTTCATTGATAAGGCACATAATCCAGTAACTTTTCTATCTATAACACCACAATCTTTTTCAAATGCTTCAATTAAATGCTTAGAATGTACCCAAGAGTTACCTCTTTGTGCTTCTGTTTCTAAGTAATAATTGATGTATGCTATGATTCTTTCTGGTGCATCTGGTGCTACCCCATACTTTAAAGCATAATCATCTGCTTTTTTAAATCCAATACCATCAACACCACAAATTATGTATGGATTCTCTTTGTATTTCTGAACAAGTATGTCAGGTGATTTATAAACATCACAGAGTTTTTTTATCATTTTATCTGTTATGCCTAAAGAATTCAACTCAACATAAGCACAGGAATAATCAATGGTTGCCTTATATTTACTTATGAGTTTTAATGCTAATGTTACTCCCAAACCCTTTATACTTGTGAGTTTTTCAATTTCTTCATTCTTAATAACTTCTAAAGGGTTCTCAAATGCTTCATAAAGAGCATCTAATTGTTTGGGAGTACATATTCTGCTTAAGAATATTTTCTGGTCTTCCTGAGTAGATAATTCAACATCTGAATTCATAAACATTACAGTATACTGTAATCCCCAATTAGGGTCATTTATCTCCTTTGCTTGCAAGTTAAAAGTTTCTCCGACTTCTGCATCTGGCACATTACCCTTTATTGTAAATATATTATATTTATCAACAGTTGGGGAAGAATATGTATCATTCTGTTCCATCAAAACAGGAGTTACCATTAAGATACCGAAGCCGTTTTTAAGAAACTTTACTACAACAACTCGTACAACTCCTTTTATTAATATATCTGCCATTTTTCCACTCCTTCTTATTTATTTAACATTATCATTATACCACAAAGTAACTAGAAATTACAAGCTCTGTTTCTGAAATTGTTACATATTTTCCATTAATTCTTTTACTCTTTCTTTCTGGTGCAAAATTATTAAGTTTTAATACATCAAATTCCTTGAACTTCCTTTCAGCAAACAGTTTATCATCTTTTATCCTCATAACAACTGTTTTACCTGACATTACATTATGTAGTGTTAAGAAGGGTCTTAGCTTGTTTTTGCTAAATTTCATTTCTACTACAATATAGAAATCCTTTGAAATTGCAGGTTCTTTAACTTGAACATATCCTAGATATTCTGCTTCAAATCCTGCTTGCTCTGACAGTTTAATCTTCTTATTCTCTATTGTATCCCATATCTTTTTTAAAATCTGGACATTATCTAACTCTTTAAATTGCTTATCTGTTTGTTTTGAATGTGCAGTAATTGTATCTAATATGAATTGGTTATCTGCATATTTCTCTTTATTAATGGTCTTAGCTTTATAAAACACATTGAACCATTCAACAAAATCTAACAACTTCTTGTTATTGCCAAATGCAGAAAAGTAATTCAATTTAATCAAGATTGATAACTGCCTAGCATTAACACCTGTTTTGTATGCAACATCCATAAGAACATCAGTAAATGATTCATATTGGTTTTGTCCTAATATGTATAAGTCTTCTGAACATTGTTGGTTCAGATACTTAACAGAAAGCATTGATTCATTAATTGTATTAGCTTCCATATCAACAACAAAACCTTTGTTGTTTTTACCAAACTTCAATTCTCCTACTTTGATATCAAATGCCTGTTCCATTTCCTGTTTGAACTTAGATACCTTCTTTTTATTACCTTTATCTGAATATACTTCAAGCATTACTTCATAGAATTCCATTGGATAGTAAGCCTTTAAGTAAGCACAGTATAATGAATCAAGAGCATAACTGTAAGCATGAGAAGCGTTGAAACCATATCCACTACTATCTTCAACAATTTGCCAAACTCTCTGGCTCATTTCTAAGGCTTCTTCATATGTAACTTTCTCATTAGCCATAATCTTTTCAGTAAAGCCTTTGATAAACCTCTCCTGCAATGGTTTAACTACAGCAGGTTTTTTCTTGGATATTGCTTTAATGATTCCATAAGTTTCATCAACAGAGAAACCTGCATAGGCAAGTGTTGCCATAGTCTGTTCTTGATATAAAACAAATGAATTAGGCATTTCCTCAGTTACAATAATATCATCAAAGCTATGAATACCATAAGAGAATGGTTCTCTAGATTCAAATATAGAATACATACTTTTGAATGATGGTCTAATACCTGCAATAAAGGCAGTTAACTCAGATGGGTTTCTAGGTTGATATCTCTTAACTTTGTTAGTTGTAGATAACTTCTCACATTGATTAATACCCATTGTCCAACCATTCTTATATATATCCCAAACCTTTTCATCATTCCTTACAAGGTCAAGGAGTTCATTAACTGTATGAGGTTTAACACCTATCCTTTTATATATAAGGTCTGTTAAGAGAACTACGTCAACTTTAAGTAAGTCATTCTTTAAGAACTTATATTCTTCTGCAATACCACCATCAATAACAGTAACAAGAGTTTCTTTCTTGGTAGATTCACTCTTAACAAGCATTAAGCCAAGCTCTTCTTTGATATTACCTTGGTATATTAAATAACCACAAGGGTGAGGTGACTTAGAAGCAATAATACCTGTATACTTCTCAGAACCTGCATAAATGTGATGATATTCTGGTTCAATGAAATCATAAATATCAATCAAGTCTTTTTCATCATCATCTGCATATTTATATTCATCTTCATACTTTTCAATCTGTTTTGTTATTTCATTTGCTAAATCAAAAGATAACTTTTGAGACTTAGCATAAAGTTTGAACGCTGAGAGCTTCTTAAACGTTCCAAAAGCTATCATAGGGTAACTATGACCTTCTCCTAAAACTTTGGTCTGAGCGAGGGCAAAAATTTCTGGATTTCCACAGTTCAAATCTAAGTCTGGTAATGATTTAGTTTCCAAGATTCTAGATTCTGATATAAACCTTTCAGGATAAAGTTTAACAGGTGATGAAATTCTATCAACCTTAGAGAATCCTAAAAGTGTGTTGGTGAAGTATGATACCCCTGAACCTCTACCAGTATTGGTGATGATTCCACCCATTTTTTGTGCTTCTTTAACAATCTCATGGTCAATTAAGAAGTAATCTGCCATTTTTGTATTTATAATGGTTCTAACTTCTTTTTGAATTTCTGCTTTATACATAGCATGGGCTTCTACAGGAATAGTTTTTGAAAACTCTTTCCATTCCTTAAGAATAATATCTATGTAAATTTTATCCTTTTCTGCCTGTGTCTTATCAGGATATAATGTTGGAAGCTTAATATCTTTATTAAATTCAAGGTTATCAAATCCTAAGAAGATATGAGTGTTTTCCATAGCTCTTAATATTTGTTGCTTTGATAAAATCTTTTGGTCAATGAATCTTTGAAAGGCAGTATCTCCATCAGGATAATCCATAAACCATCCATCTTCTTCATCATACCTAATACCTTTTGCTTCAAGAACATCTGCTCTGCCCTGATGTTGGTCAGGAGTAATATAATGACTATCACATCCCATAATCATCTCAATACCATATGTATTACTCAATCTTAAAATTCTCTGATTAAGAGTCTTTTGAGAAGGTGTATTATGATATTGAACTTCAAGCATCATACTTTCTTTGAAGTGGTTATGTAATTGAAGTACTATATCTTCTATGTCTTCATAATGCCAAAATGCTACACATGCTGTAGTTATAAATACTTCACTAGGAGTAAGACTTAGAAGTAAATCTAAGTCCACCCTTGGTTTGTAGTAATAACCATCAATATTTGCATCAGATAGAATTCTATTAATTTCTCTTCTACCCTTTTCAGTTTTAGCAAATAGGCAGATATGGGCATTTGTATTATCTTTCTCATGTCTATCTTTAACCCAATATGCTTCTGCCCCAAATATGAATTTTAAATCATTCTTCTTTGCTAATTCATAAACTTCATAATATCTTCCTTGGAAGCCATGTTCCATACTTGAAAGAACCTTATGTCCTAATTCTAAACATCTTTTCACATAATCCTTAACAGTAACTGCACTGTCAGGTGTAAAAATATTGGAGAAATGAGTATGTTTATGATAGTTTTCATACAATATCATCTGGTCTTTCCTCCCTTATTATATCAGCCCTAATTCACGCATCCAAGCATCATCATCACCTACATCATCTTTTGCTTGAATTCTTTTATTATTATCACTCTTAAATATATCTGCATTACTTAGGAACTCTCTATAGCAATGACATTGCCCTGCTGTATATCCACAAATGTTTGAGCAGAAATAGAAGCAACCTACATCAACCTCTTTTTTCCATAAGTCTAGATTTTTTGTATCTTCAAAATCCTTTTCTCTCTTATAGATATCAAGTATTGTAGCAGTAAATTCTTTTTCTAAATTTGCAAGAGTTTCTTCATCTAATGGAATTTCAACATAGCAGTCTGCAAATTGATATTTGTCTTGAATTTCTTTCGGTAAAATATGTATTGAATTCAATTCCATGCATTGGGTTAGGAGTCCTTCTATTTCGTCCTCTGTAGACTGTTTAGTATCTTTGAGATTCATTCTCAACTGACTCTTAAGTTTTCCTGCCCAAGCAAATCTCTCGGCATTCATTGTCTTTACTTTACCATTCTTTTGTGTAAATGTCAAGGCATTATATTTTAGAAAGTTCCATCTTATCTTAATTTTATCAACAGGAATTCCTTGTTGATGTAGCCCTAGAGCATAAAGCATAAGTTGTCTACCTTCTTGTAATATTTTCTTTCCTGCATAAATTGTGCTACTTTTATAGTCCGTTATTATGTAGGTGTCACCTTCTCTGTGAATAGCATCTATGTAACCTTGGAAATAATGGTTTCCTATCTTGATTACAATTTCCTTTTCACATAATACTTTTGACTGTACTGGAACATGATTCATGAAAAAATGTTTCATACATTCAAAGTATTTATTTTCAATACCTTCATTCTTTTGACTATCATTTTTATCAAATTTCATTTCCAAAACACTAACATTTATTATGGCAATCTCTGCATCCTCAATCATTTGTTCATAACTGATTTCTTTCTTGTAGAACTTTTCAAGTATATCATGAAACTGTCCTCCAAGCAAGCCATAGATGTTATTTTCTTTTTCTTTCTCACGTTTTACATATTTCATATAATAAGAATAACTGCAATTTATGAATGCATTTATTCTCGAAAAACTCCAAATACGAGATGTATTGAGCTTTTTCTTTAACGCTTCTATTTCTTCATGTGTTTTTCTAGCCATATTTTTACTCCTTATATTATTTTGGTTTACATTTTAATTATATCATAGATTCTTCAAAAGTCAAATTGCTATTCTATGTTTATATAAGAAGTCAAAGGTTCTTTTACGTTTATCTACAGGACTCATTTTATTATCTAAAACATCATCTCTATCAAATATGTAACTGGTTCTTCTCATTTTTGTAAAATGTCCACAGGCTTCTTTGATAAATCCCTCAGTTATATCTTTATCATATGCAATAACAATATCTACATCTAAACCTATCAATATTTTTATTTGCTCAATAGATAATTCATGTCCTGAAATAGCTACTGCATTATTATAGCCCCATGATGCCATTTTAAGGACTGATTTCTCAGCTTCAAATACAATAACCTCTCCTGCTTTTTGAATGGCTTCATAGTTCTCCTGTAAGCCATAAACATTAAGTGTCTTAGAGAACTTTACTAAAGCTGAAAATTTAGGTATGCCTAGTAATTCCCACTCTTCAAAAATTGTTCTTCCTTTGCATCCAATATAATCATTTTCCCCTCCACACCAATACCTTTGAGGAATAGTAATCCTATGACTTTGTGGACAATACCCTAATTTAAACTTCTCCTGAATGTTAGGAGGTATACCTTCTTTTAACCACCATATATTAGGAAGATTTATAAATGGCTTCAACATCTTTTCATCATAAACCTTTAATGTAGCGTTATAATCATAACTTCTTGATAGAACACTTGTGAAAACATCTATTGGGTTATATGGTTTCTCTATTGGTTTAGAGAAAAGTTCATATGGAATCCCTAAAAGTTTATGCATATACACAACAGATTTAGGAAAAGAGATTGATTTTATTTTCATGATTAGCGTAAAAATATCGCCACCAACTTCTTTTTCACTTGAATATACTGTAGTCTTTAGTGTGTCTTTTTTAACAGATATACCAGTAGGGTTACCATGGTCTGGTAACCCTGCCCTATATTCAAGAGGATATGGTTTTATTGAATGACACTGTAATTTCTCTAATACAGTCATTATTAAATTGTTTTCAATAATGTGTTTTTTTAAATCCAAAGCATCCATATCAATTCATCCTTTACGTTAATAGTCTTGTGGAACATAAGCAACACCTATTTCTTTGTAAGTGTTTCTACCTAAGTTTACCTCTGCAACAACTTGGAAACTATTAGACTCTCCTTCTCTATTCTTATCAATAAAAACTACCATGTAATGTTTATCTTTATGTAGTGTTACAGGAATCTTTGTAGCTCCATTTTTGCCTTCTAATCTGTAAACTCTTAATTCATTCTTGCCATCTTCCTTTTCATCATCCCTGACAGCCCTCATTAGCAATACAGTAGAACAAACATCAACTACGTTCTTGGATAAACCAATATTATCATTGGTTAAGTATCTGGAAACTTTGTCTTTTCTTAACTGCAATGTACACCATAGGTGAACATTTTTATTTGATGGCTTAACAGTATCATATAATTTACGCATGTCATTCATCATTTCAAGCCAAATTTTATCTGTGTCAGCATCATCACTTGCTTTGAATGTATCAAGAATGAAATACTTTACACCTAAACCTGCATATTTGTTGATGATTTTTTTCATTAAGCTAACAGTATAACTCTGTAAAGGAATAATAGTGATGTTTTTATCATCCTTTTTAGCTTCTAACCAATCCGCGGCTTCCTTTAGCCATGCTCTTTCATCCCCTGTGAATCCACCTTGTCTCAATCTTTTCTTATTGAAAGTTTTCCCCAATATGTTATTAACTGTCCAAGCCAACATTTCTTTTCTGAGTTTAGTTTCATCCTGCTCATTAATAACCATTACACATTGTTCATTTTGATTGATAATGGCTGTTAAAACTATTTCTAATGTTACAGTAGTCTTACCTGTACCTGATGAACCACCTAGTAATGTTATATTACCTGCCATGTTTCCACCAGTAACATCATTAATCAATGGTGATTCTATAGCCAATCCATGGTCAAGACCTTTATCACATTGCTCAATCAAATCATGAATACCTTCACATAGGTTATGGCTCTTGATTTTAGCACTATTACCTACATGAATGAAGGTATCATTCAATTGAACCTCATAAAATTGATGTATTTCTTCTAAAGACATATCTTTAAAATCATCAAAATGTTTTGTGATAGGAAAACCTCTTTCAATTAATTGTAATATGGTGTTCCATTTATTAAGTTCTGTAACATAACCATCCAAGTTCTCAATCTTTATGTATTGTTTGGCAGATTCCAACATTTGATATCCACCATACTCATGATATTTGGCTCTTAATTTAGAATGTTTTTCTAAGTAAAATCCAATAGTTATTTCATCAAGAATTTGTTTTTTCTCTCTTACAATCAAGTCTTGAGCTATTGAAAAGAATACTTTCCATTCATTAAACTCAAAATCATCCACAGTTAATTTTTCATGTTCATATAGTAACTCTGGATTTTTATAAAAACATGAAACAATATTCGCTTCACAAGGTTTTTTTAATGCTTTTATTTCTGCGACAATCCCTGCCATATGTATTCTCCTTTACCATAAGTTTTTTAATTTCTCTACTGTTTTACTTTCAGGTTTTTTCTCTTCTATTGGTTTAGAAGGTGGAGTATATGATTCATCAGTTGTTTGTAAATCACTTATCTCAAGATTGTCTAATTTCCTATTAGTTTCAGCGTTATTTTTCATTTTCAAAACTACTTCATTTATACTATTTTCAATAATTGCCATGATATAGTTAAATTTAAAAACATCATCTTTAAAACTTTTACCTGCACAACTAGCAATAATGTCAAGTCTTTTTGTCATGAAAGTATATTTTATAGCTTTAAATGAATAGTGTGCATTAGGTGGATTTCTCTTATTTGCTATAAACTGCCCCTCATGTAAACCTCTTAACCTAAGAATTATTTTATTAGGGAATTTCATATCTTCTGACCATCCCATAATATGTTTGTGAACATAAGCACATAAATCTTCCCACTCTGCATGTACTGCTTCATTTATTTTTTTTTGTTCAACACATTCTGCATGATAGTTTTTGTCTTTATATCTTATAACATCAGACACTAATACTTTTTTGCCACATAGATTGCATTTAACTTCCTGTGGTGGTTTAGGCACTTTTACAACATCACTTTTGACTCTTTTAGCTTTAGGCATTATGTATTCCTCCTTAACAAATTAGGAGTTGCACACCTATAATGTACAACTCCCTGATGTAAAATCATCTTACAGAGCTTTCATGTATTCTAACAAGTTAGTCATACCCTCATGATTATCTGTTTTTAATGGATTTTCAATACCCAAATCTTTCAGTTTCTTCTGAACTTTAACTTGGTTATCCTTTGTTAAGCCCTTCATAACTGATTTGAATTCAGTGATTAAATCATCAATCTTATCACTATCTTCCTGCATTTTCTCAATGTCTTTTTCAACATCTTTTGAATAGCTTACAGTTCTCTCTTGAAGGTCTGCATTCTTTTCACAGTAAGATTTCCAGTAATCATAAGATGGATTATCAATTATATCACCTTTTTTGAATACACCAGTTCTGTCCTTTTCAACTAAGCCTTTGTAAACTTCCACACCTTTTGTGTTGGTTTCTGTAAAGAGTTTAACAACAATGTCATAGTCATATTCAATACCCTTTGCCATTGAAGGTTTATCACCAATTTTAACAAAGTTTTCTCCACGCTTTTCTTTAACATCTTCCATCTGGCTGATGCTTACAATGTGTGTGCCTTTTGAAGATAAGTCAATCTTAAGATTTTGAATCTTCTTATTAAGCAACTTGATTTTACCCCAACCTTTTACAGAAACAGTGGCATCTTGAACATCTCCACCTTTTTTCTTTGCTCTTTTTTCTTCTACTTCCATGGCTGAAACCTGCATTGAATCATATACTTTTGTTTCTGAGTCAATAAGGAAAGTTCCAACACCTTCCATATCTTCAATTTCTGAAATACCTTCTTCTACATCAGATACAGATGAAGTGTTTACGATAAGCAAGATATTTGGGTTACCTTCATACATTGAAAGACCTGCTTCACTATCAATAGCTACAATCTTTGGGAAACTAAGTCCAAAAGTTGATTTACCTACTCCAAACCCACCATATCCTAGAACCTTTAATCCAATTTTTGCTATTGATGGCTTTCTAAAAATACTCATTATGTATTCCTCCTAGTATAATTTTTTTATTCTATGTTAATTATATGTGCTTTAGTTTTAAGGGGGAAGGTGCATTCCCCCACATTAACCTAAATCTTAACCTTCATCATCAACTGAATCACTGCCACCTAGTTCTTTAAGCCATGCATCACTATCATCCTCAGATGATTTAGTATCAGCCTTTGGTTTTTCTACCTCAGTTTCAGCATCAGTTTCATACATGAAGTCAAATACTAAATCAGCATCAGTGTACTTTGCTTCTGAGAAGAAAATTTGGATTCTTTTCTCGCCATTGTTATCAATCTGTTGAACGTAAGGCTTTGTAATAACAAACTTAGAAACTTTATCACCTCTAACAACCATTTTACCAAGAATTTCTTCTTTAGTATACAAGCCAAGGTCAATCAATTCCTGCATATCATCTGGAATATCATCTTCTGTCACTTCACCCATTTGAGTTCCTTCAATTATATCACCTTCAACAGCAAATTCAGTGATACCTTTTTTAACCTTGAAGTACTTTGTTAAGAATTTCTTAACTTGGTCAGCACTCATTGTAGAGTTCTCTTGCTTGATTGTGTAGTTCATGTAGTATGGAACATTTGTTTTTACTTCTTTTGTTCCCCACATTTTTACATAATCAACAACTCTAGCAGAGATTGGGAATTCCTGTGTTTCAGGGTCTAACTTTTCAACACTATCTTTATCTAACAAGATGGTTTGCACAAAGTTTGCTTTGAATGGTTCATCTTCTTTTGCAAGGAAAATGCTTGTGATTTCTTTCTTAATTTGTACTTTGTCATTATATGTAGCATACTTTAAAGTACCTCTTACACTTATTGTCATACCTTCTGTGATGTGTTCAGAGATATAAGCAATTGCATCATACGCACTCAAGAACCTTTTTACAAAAGTCTTTTCTTTGTCTTTGTTATCAGGGTCAACCATTTTTTCAATACCTACTCTGATAAACTTTGAAGCATGAATTGTTTCGAGAACTTTGGCATCATTTCTATCTGCCCAATCAATAGTGTATGAATTCTTTATGTCTTCCTTAGAAGCTACATAAATTACATTTTCTTTTGATGGGAAGAATCCACCCATTAATTCAGTGTAAACTACATTTCCTGCCGAAGTTTCTACACCAAGATTCAACCTAGAATACTTGTATCCTGTTTTTTCTGACACTTCATTCAACTTGAATGTGTAATCATTAACTTTTGCAGTACCAGTAAGATTGAAGAAAGCTTTACCCTTTGAAAGTGCTACCTTTTCTACTTGTTTAGCCATAGATTGTTTTCCTCCATTTTTTAATTTTATTTTGTTTACCAACAAGATTTATTCTATCATATCATTTTTTCTTTGTCAACAAGTTTTATGAATATCTTTTTTATTATTGGTTATACTAGATAGTTAAAAACCGACTGATTTGAAAAATTTATACCATAACATATTGAAAATTGTAGATGTATTATATGTGAATGAGATATAGCAGATACCAAATATGTATACAGTAGATACTAATAAAAACTTTAATAATCTCTTAAAAACTCCATCCTTCTTTCTCATAATTTAATACCTCACTTATCTCATTATAACACACCAACTCGGTTATGTCAAGGAGTTATATTGGCAGATAATATATAGTAATATTACCTGCCAATATTATATTATTTATCCTATTCTTTAACCTCTTCTGATTCAACCTCTGCCATCTTACCTGCAATGAATTGTGAGAAAGCTTCATATGAACCAAACTTCTCCTTCATTTCAGCCACTACTGTTTCTTTAGTTTGACCTGTAATAGTCAACAAGTAACTTGCAATGTCTGAATCTTGAGCCACACCAAATGAACAGATAGGACATACTGATGATGGCATTGAATATCTTAATTCATAATCATCATAAGCCATGCTCAACATATCATCATCATCCATGTAATCATCATTATCTTCATCATTGTTATCATTAACTTTCGCTAATAATGTAGTTTCCTCAAGAAGTCTTTCTGCTATTTGTTCTGATGTGTAATATGTGCTTTCAGTAATGTCAGCAATTTTATTGGTGATACATGCTATCAACATTGTTTTTCCATTTGGTAAATCATTACCACAACTCTCATGGAATGTATGACCATTAACACATTGAAACATTTCTGCTTCGCTTAATCCCATATCCCAACCAGATTCACTACTGCTACAGATATCACACACATAACTTGAGCTTGATGAATTTGTTACAAAGTCTTTTCTCATTTTCATTATGTAGGCTCTCCTTTCTCCTTAAATTGTTTGCAGAAGTTTACAATTTTTAATGCTGAATCAACTCTTTCTTGATATCTGTCTTCAATTGCTTGTAACATATCATTTTTTTCTGCAAATTCACCATTTTGATATGCAGTCATAACTGATTTGTAATAATCAATATCACCTTCATCAATTTTATTTCTAACATATACAATTCCTGCTAAAGGGTAATTACAAGTCTTACAAATAACATTGTGAATAAAACTCCCATAGCCATCCCTGCAATTGGTGAAAATATATTCCCTTTCTGTATAAGAAATATCTTTGGTTTCTAGAGTTTTGCAGTTGGGACAATAAAACATGTGTTGCATTACTTACCTCCTTGCAATTCATTCCAAATTTTTTCAAATCCTAATGTCATTTGAGCATCCATAATATCTTTATCAGCTTCAAATTTTGACAATTCATTGAATGGGATTAAACTTGGATGTGTTTTCTTTATTAAATCTTTTTCTTCTCCATAAACCCAACCTTGTGATAGTTTACAATTCATCCAATTAATGTGATTTTCTTCTGCTGTTGCATTAGGATGTTTTAATATAAATTCTACTCCATCACATAGACTTTCTAATTGGTCTGTTGTTAACTCATTAGAGTCTATCCCTGCTCCCCTTTGATAACATTGCCATGCAAGATATCTGCATTTTGCTATAAAGTTAACTTTATCCATACATACCTCCTTCTATTTTAAATCCTTTTCAGGTCTTTCACAGAGAACAATTTGTCTTCTAATTGGGCATCCCCCAAGACATTCTAATCTATCCTTACAAGATAGACATGAGGTTTTAAAGTGACTTCTAAAGTCATTGAATTGTGGACTATTCCAACATTCTTGAATAGAACCTGTTTTGAGGTCATATCCCCATCTAAGGTCTTGATTATCAAAACTACAAGGGATAGCAATCATTTCAGATGTTATGTACATAGAATGTCTTCCTGCTTCACAAGTGTCAATGCTTTCTTTAACAATATTTTTATTGAAGTTTAGAATAGCAGGGATATTACAACTGTCAAATCCAATTTTAAAACTGAACTTGCCATTATCCACCAATTCAAAAAACCTCTTGACTTTTTCATCATTTGCTGTAAGTACATTATCCTCAGTACCTAGACCAACTGGCTTATGTAAAAGAAAAATTACAGCATTGACTCCTTCTGGAAAAGAATTATCCTTCTTCTCATGATTATTAGTCAATCTTTCAATTGCTTCATCAATACTATTATTACCAAGAACATAATGTATGTTTGTTTTGATTCCTGCATTTAGCAACATGCTAATTGCTCCATATGTATGTGATTGCCTATACCAACTAATAGCAACAGCTCCACAATACTTCTTACAGATATCAACTATCTCTGGTGTGAATCCTAAACCAGATGATGTGAAGTTAGGAACAATCTCCTTTTCTCTACAATAACTTAGAATTTCTTCAAAGTTTTCATGTTGGTCTACATCACCCCTGCCACCAAGAGCAAATTGAAAAGTCTTATCTTTACATTCTTCCACAATAGACTTGAAATTATCCAATGACATATTAGGTCTTTTCATGCCAAAGCCATTCTGATAACATTCAACTCCACCTTTAATACACAGCCCTTTTGAGCCATGAACACAACTTCCCATGATACCAATATCTATTAGTTGTGGGAAATTTCTCATAAAAGGGTCAACACCAGTATCTTTACCATTTTCAATTATTCCTGACCTTATGTAGAATCCAGTTTTTTCATCAAACATTTCGATGAATTTGTTTTTTTTGTCAACATATGTTTTCATATAAACCTCCTAATTCTATTATATATTATTTTTACACTTTGTCAAGAACTTATTTTATAAACTCTTGACAAATGGTAAAAATAAGGAAGGGCTATTATCTAACCCCTCCATATTCTTATTTATTACTTTACAATTCCGATGGCTTTTGCTTTCTTTATCCAATCAGGGAACTCATTAAGAATTCTCTTGTATAATTCATCATCTGAAACAGACATGATATCATTTAATTGGAAGAAGTTTGCGTTATCTACAACTCTACCTTTGCTTGTATCTAAGTTTTGAATCATCCTTTGGTCTTGTACTACTGGCATATTGTCAAGTCCTTCTAGGAAGGAGAATGAACTATTGCCAATTCCTACAAACTGCCAGAAGATGTTAGTGCTTGAAGAATCAATTACTACTCTTTCAGACTGTCCATGGTCACTGTTATCTCCATCAGTAATGAATATAACATATGTTGGCACAGATGAATTCTTATAAGCCTTGTATATTGCACTCATTGCAGGAGCGTAACTTGTACCTCCCCACAATACTGTTCTATGGTCTGCTTTTGGGGCTAGGATAACATCTACAACATAAGTTCCAAAGTTATTCATGTTTACTTTTGGCAATTTATCACTAACTTTGCTTGAGAATAGATAACAATCTAATTCTTCTCTGACTGGCAAATTCTTAGTCATATGCATTGCAATTGGGTAAATTCTTTCAAGTATTTCTTGAACTCTAGAATCTGGATTTTGTCTGCTATTACTAAATTCACCCTGCATACTACCAGATACATCAAGAACAAATACTACATTAGCTGTTATTGGTTCATTTGATTTCTTGCTTAGATTGATACCAACTTTAACTTCTCTTGATTTCACAAGATTAATCTTTGAAAGATTAATCTTTTGTGGAGGTGTATTAGTTGTAGTCATTTCAAACTGTGGCTGTGGTACTGGCACTGATTGTGATACTGCTTGTGCTGTTCCCTGTGCAGGTTTGCTCTTGAAAAAATCTAATAATCCCATGATTATCTAGTCCCCTTTTTGAATAAATTTGATACTGCTAATTTCAATTTCTCAACTGACCATTCCCAAGTGAAGAATCTGGTCTTGATTGTCATACTACCATCTGTTAAAAGCATGAATAATATGAATAGAATAACTAAGTCTAATAAAAGTTTCATTGTGTTTCCTCCTTATTTAATAGCGAATTGGGATAGTTTTTCTTTTAGTGCTAAGTTTGCTTTTTGTGCTACAGCAGATTTTTCTTGCTCTGCCAATACTCTGTCCATTTCATCCTGTAAAGACTTTTTCTTAACATCATTCTTTACATCTGTTTCTGCCAATATTGCATTTGCATTTTCAACTTCTTTAATTGCTGTTGTGAACATTGATAATGCACCATCTACAATAGCATTTGCTTTCACAATCATCATTGCAGATGTTAATTCAATTACTGGCATTTCTTTCTTTAAAATCTTGTACAAAATAACTTTTACTTTGCCTTTCAGTTTGCTTTTTAAACTCATAGTATGTAACCTCACTTTTTATTTGTATTTTGTATTTTGTTTGCTTCTTTCTTTTCTTCTTGAATTGCTTGAATGTCATTTTTCAATGTTGCCTTGGCATCCTCAGTCATGGAAGGTTCAACCCTACCAAATACAGGTTCTTCTCCTTGCACTTCATCATCAGCTTCAAACTCATTTTCCATCATTTTGTATAACTTCTTGAGTTTATGGGCTTCTGACTTGTTTTCAAACCAACCATTTTTAAGTTTTGCTAAGTCACTCATGGTATTACCCAAAAATTCCTTAACTAGGTCGATTTGACCATGCCATGTTGGTTTAGCTCTTCCTAGCTCTTCATAGCGTTTGATAGCTTCTTTTTTCTCGTTAATGCTCATTAGTGGAAACATTTTAAAAATAGAACTCATTTCAGAATCAATATCCACTAGATTACGAATTGCTATTTCACCATTTTGAATCACTTTTATTAACTGTTGAACTATTTCTCTCATTTCTTGCAACCTCCTTCTTTAATAGATTTGTGCAATTACTGCAACATTTAGTTTCTCCCACTGTAGTTGTAGCCTTTGAGTTAGTGTTTTCACCACAAACCTCGCATTGGATGCAATTGAATTTTGAGAAAGTTCCACCTTTCTTTGCCATAACCATTTACCTCCATTGATTTATTTTGTTTTTAATTGTTCCCATTTAATTTTTTCTTGTTTCCACTTAGCCATCCAACCCTTTACTAAGAAGTAAAGGAGTGCTAAGTCTGCAATAGTACCTATTAATATTAACATAGCATCTCCTTTGTTCTTAGTTGAAGTAAAGTTTATACTTTTCTCCAAAATTATTTCTAGTATTTCTACTCGCTTGTATAAACGCAAGTTTTCCAGTGTCTGCAAGTATATTGCAAGTACTGTTTAAAGATAATTCAGATTTGTCATTACTGTTGAATACTGATGCTGTACCTTCTCCTGCATTGTAACAAGCGTAAGATATAAATGGGTTACCATCAGAATAATCTGTTAAGTAATGTTTATAACTTGCTAGTCCAATTGCTAAGTTAACATACATGTCTGTTTTGTAATTAGATTCAGTAACCTCAACTTGTTTTCTACCATCTGCTAAGTCTACTTTTTTACCTAAATAATCTCCAATTACTCCACCTCTGTTATTAACTTGAGTTAAGCCATAATCTGTAGAACCATCATGCCAAACACCTTTTCTATCCTTGTAACCTTTGTTTACACAAGTACATTTTGGGTCATAACCACTTTCTGTATGTACTAGTGTCTTTCCTAACTTTGGGTCTAACCCAACAATATTAGATGTTTTTACTATAGCATCTACTATTTTATTAGGAACTTTAAGTTTTCCTGTTGACATTACTTCTGTGTTACTGACACCTGCATCTGGTAATTCAACCACATTAGCAGGAGTTGTAGAAACTTGAATTGGTGCTTGTGTTGGTCTGGCATCCCCTCTAGAAACTTCTGGTTTATTAAGAACTTTTGACTCCAATGCATCACTTTCAGCACATGCAAATTTAGCATAATCCTCTTCACCTAAAATGTTTTTAGCGATACCTTTCTGCACTTCTGTCATGTTTCCAAAATCGTTCTTGACTTGGTATAAAGATAATTTGATTTGACAAAACGCTACTAGTAGTATGAATGACCAAGTGCAAATGTGAAACATTTTTGTTTTCTTTTTCGCATTGCTTTGATTAACTGTTACCCCCTTCGCTGTAATCTTATTAACTTTTTTACTAATCAATTTTTCACCCCTTTATATTTAAGATTGGCTACCTTTTTAGTATAAACTAAAGGGGTGAAAATGTCAAGTGTTTTATGGTAATTTATTTTATTTCATATATAAATACCTTCTAAACCTGCATTCCAATATAATTCATAAACTCAACTTCATTCATAATTGGAATATTATTCTTATCGGCATCCTTATTTTTTGAACTGCCAGAGGTCTTATCATTAGTAATTAAAGCAGTTGTCTTCTTAGATACCGAACCACTTAATTTACCATTTCTATACAATATTAAGTCTTCTAAAACCTTTCTTGGCTTAAATTTTTCAAACTCACCTGTGCAACAAAATGTTAGTCCTGTTAAGTCTTTTAACTCAGCATTAAGATTTGTTTCAGGTTTCTTAATAGTGACTTGTTCCAATACTCTACTGAATTGACTTAAATTTCCTACTTCATCACACCAGTTTTGGATATTATCATTTGTAATATCACCAAATTCATCAATCTTTGAAAAGTTAAATCCAAAACATATTGAGTCTAGGAATTGTTCTATATCATATTCAAAAAATTTAGCAATTGCCTTTGAAGCTGACCTTCCAATTGATGGAATACTCATAGAATAAATAACCCTATACATCTCTGTTTCCTTAGATTTGTTAATGGCTTCAATCATTTTCTTATATGATTTCTCACCAAAACCTTCCATTTTCACAATTACATCCTTATATCTCTCAAGTTTGTAAATATCTGAGAACTCTTCAATGAATCCTGCATCTACAAATTTTTCTAATGTAGCTTCGCTTAATCCATCAATATTCATTGCTTCTCTACTTACAAAGTGAGATAGTTTTTTCAATATCTTAGCAGGACAATCAACATTTGTACAAATAAGAACTTTACTTTCATTCAATTGCTTAATTCCTGTTGCTCCACCACAGCAAGGACATACACTAGGAATTTCAATATTGTTGCTTCCTGTATAGTTCTTAACTACTTGAGGTATAATCATATTAGCTTTAACAACACCAATTGAATCACCTATTCCAATTTTTAACTCTTGCATAATACTGATGTTGTGTAATGAAGCCCTTGATACCATTGTTCCATCAATTTCAACTTCTTCAAATATTGCAACAGGAGTAATTGCTGTTTTTCCCATACTCCATTCAATCCCAATTATATTACTCTCAGCAATTTCATCTTCAAACTTAAAAGCATATGAGTGTAATGGATGATGTGATGTTGCTCCTAAAGACTCACTATACTTTATAGAATCAAAGCTTACAACCATACCATCTATAGGTAAGAACTTATCATAAGCAAATTTTTCTAAAGTATCAATGTAATATTGAAGTGTTCTAGTATCTGTTCTTTCACTCTTAGTTGCAAATACTAAACTGAATCCTAAGTTAGCTAACCACATAAAACCTTCAACTTTTGAATCTGTACGTTTAATATTGTCATTTGCAATAATACCAAAAGCGTAAAAATGAATTTTTCTCTTAGCACATTCTTCACTAGATAGTTGACGTACTGAGCCAGATGCTAGATTACGAGGATGTTTATACTTCTTCTCAAGTCCTTCATTGATAGTGGCAAAATCATCATAATGAATAACTGCTTCACCAACAACACTTAGTTTACCTTTAAAAGGTATAATCTTAGGTATGTTTTTGAAAGTAAGAGCGTTGTGAGTAATATCTTCACCAACATAACCATCACCTCTAGTAGAAGCCTGAACCAATACTCCTTGGTCATAGTCTAACTGAACTGTTAAACCATCAGCCTTAATCATTATCATGTAAGGTTTATTGTCTAAAAACTTCTCCAACATATCTACTTCCTTTGTTTTATCAAGTGATAATAAGGGATATGGATGTTGGACTTTAATTAACTTGCTTACTACCTGATATCCAACTGTTTGAGTTGGAGAATTAGTCAGAGTTACACCAAGACTTTGTTCAAGTCTAGTCAATTCATCAAATAAAGCATCATAAACAACATCATCAACTTCTGAATTGTTTTCATTGTAATATTGATGCCTGTAAAGATTTAATTGCTTTACTAATTCATTCATTCTTTTTAAATTCATTATGTATTCTCCTTTTTATTTTAATATAAGGTATTCTAAACCCATTCCTGCAAAAAATGCTATAACTGATACTATCAATACAACCAGTATAACACCTACACCTGTTTCTGTCAAGAACTTTTCCCATTCATCTTTACTAAAAACTACTTGTTGTTTTCCAGACTTTTGTTTCAGTTCCATCTCCTTAAATATCAATTTACCATATTTCATGACTTGACTCCTTTCTTCCCTGTCTTAGGCTCTTTAATTTTATTGAATCTAGGACATATTAGATAAGCATCACCTGTTTCAAAAGCATGGAGTATAATAACATTTATGTATTTTTTGCATGATTCGGTGCAGGTCATGCATTTTGGGATTGGTGCAAACTCGTCTTTAGTTCTCATGTTGCAACCTCCTTAAAATTTATAGGGATACTTTTTATTAGCATCCCTATAAATTGTATCACATATGAAATTTTTGTCAAGGTCTTTTTTGCATTATATGTACGACATATAGCAATTATTAACCTATGATAGATTTTGCCAGAGCTTTCAATTGTTCGAAAGACATTACTGGATTAATACTAGCAAAAACAAATATTAATTTATCCAATGCCATTTCTTTCATCTCTGAGATTTGCTCTGGTGTGTAATTATCATGAAGCATCTTTAAGCGTGATAATGTTTGTGCTTGCTTCTTAGCAACAATGCTTTCCAATGTTACTTCTTCTTGAGCCTGTTCTGCTGTGTCTTCTGAGTAATCCTCTGTACCATCATCTTCATAACCTTGGAAGTCATGTTCTTCATTTTGGTCACAGTCTACGTTAGGACAGCCATTTTTGCACTCACTATCTTCACAAGGATTAGAACAACCATAGCAAAGACAATCTTCAATATCTCCTGTTTGGCTAATTTCATCTCCATCGCAATCATCATGTTCATCACAATCACAATTTTCATCGCAACCACAATCAAACAAATCATCGCCATCATATTCTTCTAACCAAGGGTCACCATTCATATCTTCGCAGTCTTCACAATCACAGTCACAATCATGTTCTTGTTCATCCATACATTCACAACCACAATCACAGCCACCTGCAATTTTGTCTTCCATTGCATCAATTTCTGCATTTAAGCAAGTGATGAAATAAGCTTCTAACCTTCTAGCTTCATCTATTGCTTTACCAAAAGCCATTTCTTGTCCCATAAGTTCATTAAAATCTTTAGGGTCAATACAGAAACTTGTTCCTACAATTTCAAATCCATTTTCTAAAATCAGGCAACATACTGTAGTCTTTTCCCCAAGTTTTACATATTGAGTGTCAACTACCATTTCCATAATATCCTGTGGTGTAATCATATTTTGCTTTGACATTGTGTAATACCTTCTCTCTTTAAATTATATTTTTTTATGTAAAACTGCTGATTAAACAGCAGTTTTGACTATTTTAGATTGCTTGTTTGCTTTATATTTATTTAATGCAACTGTTCCACCCAACAATACTGCCATAACACCTATAAATACTGATTCTGGCATGTGGATTTCAAAAATTGCTAATCCCATTTTAAATGCTATGAAACCAATTATGACATATGCTGTATCTTTAAACTCAGGTACTTTTTCCATAATCTTTATAAATAGTTGTGCAACACCACGCATCATAAGTATTCCTAACATTCCACCAATTAATAATATCCAAACTTTATCTGAAACAGCCAGAGATGCTAAAATTGAATCTGCACTAAACACTACATCCATTACTTCTACCATCATAACTGTTTTCCAGAAGCCATAATTTAACTTTTTAGCTTGTTCATCTTCATCTTTTACAAAGTGCATGATTGTTAAGTATGCTAAGTATCCTGCTCCAAGAATTTTGATGAATGATAGTTTAACAAGTATTGTTAAGAATCCTATTGCAAGGAATCTAAATCCATATGCTCCCCATAATCCATATATCAAGGCTCTCTTTCTTTGTTTTTCTGGCAAATGTTCAACCATTACTGCCAATACCATTGCATTGTCTGTTGATAATAGACCTTCAAGAATTACTAGGGAAAATATCATTCCCCAACCTGTAGCACTTGTAAGAATTTCAACTAATGATGCCCATGAAAAACCACTAAAACCACTTAAGAAATCCATCTTATTTTAATCTCCTTGTAAAATTATTTTATATTTTGTTCTTACTTGGTCATGTTACTTGGTCTTGTTACTTGGTCATTAAACCATTAAGCCATATTCTTTGCAAAATACATCTAAACCACCATGGTGTCCTGCTCCAATTGCATGGAATTTCCATTCTACACCATTTCTGTAAAGCTCTCCTGCAACAATAGCAGTTTCAATTGAGAAGTCTTCGCCAAGGTCAAATCTCATTAACTCTGTGCCTGTAGCTTCATCAACTAAACGAATGAAAGCATTAGATACCATACCAAAGTTTTGATTTCTTGCATGTGCTTCATGAATTGTTACTACAAACGCAATTTTAGCAACATCAGCAGGAACTTTTGATAATGTAATTTGAATAACTTCATCATCTTTACTACCAGAAGCACTATCATTACCTGTTTTATTGTCACCACTATGTTTTACTGAACCTGCTTCATCAGTTGGGTTATTATAGAATATAAAATTACTATCCTTTGTTACTTTGCCATTTTCATCAGCCATAAATATGGATGCATCTAGGTCAAAGTCTCCACCACCACAATACTTATTTGTGTCCCATCCTAACCCTACAAACATTTTGTTTAGTGTTGGGTTAGTTTTTGTTAAGTCAATCTTTTGTCCTTTTGATAAATTAATACTCATTCTCTTCATCCTCCTAATAATTTAATAGTTTTTTTAGTATTTCACATATTACATTTATAACAATACTATTGCCACATAGTCTATAGATTCTGGTGTCTGAAAGTTTGATTTTTTTAAGTTTAATCCAATCTTCATCATCATAATCCATTAAACGTAATGTTTCAAGAGTAGTTAATGTCCTAACCACATATCCATCTATTTCCTTGTATTTCTTCTCAGATGGTTTAATTTCAATATCTGAAAATGCTAACATGCTGTCTTTTTGTACTGTGGTTAGTGTGTTAGATAAATCATCTTTCCTTACTTCAAGTTTTTGGGATTGTCCTCTGTAATTGCGAGTTCTAAGACTACAGCCCTTCACAAGTACACCAGTACGTTGAGCGTGATTATCTAGTCCTTTCCAATAATTGGCATCTATGCAACTAGTTACGCCATCAGTCTTTTCAACAATCTTACCTCTATTTTTAAGACATATGGAAGGTATATGCCCTCCCCCTGATGAAGTACGGATTGTGGGAGAATACTCATTAAATATTCTAGGCTCTGTTTCATTAAAGCCACCGTAAATGTTGTGTAGAATAGGTAATTCTGCATCAGGTTCTATTATGTCTGTTAGTGTTTTAATTAACGCAATAGGAGTAGGGAATTCAAACTTTCCATCATCAACATCTTTACGAATACTTACAATAAAAATTCTTTCCCTATTTTGTGGAATTCCATAATCCTTTGCGTTAAGTATTTTATGATAATTGTTGTATCCTGCTTTTTCTAAGGATTCCAACATTGTTTTAAACTCATATGTAAACTTTTTAGTTGTTAGCCCTTTAACATTTTCCATGATACAATATTTAGGTTTGCTTTGTTTGATAAGTCTTAAAGCATCAAAAAATAGTACACCTCTTGGGTCTTCAAATCCTTCTTGCTTTCCTGCCAGTGAATAACTTTGACATGGTGGACTATAGAAGAATATATCTGTTGGTTCAATTTCACCTTGAAATTTTGTTATATCTCCTATATTTTTTGATTCTGATTCATTATGTAAGGCACAATATGCTTTAATGGCATATGGGTCTATTTCTGAAAATCCTACTAATTCAAATGGAATATGTAATCTTTTCAATGCTTTAGACCAAGCCCCACCACCACTAAATCCTTCGAAAACTTTTAACATATTGACTCTCCTTTTTGTGTTCCCTCGGTATATTTATATCTTACAACATACCGAAGGAAATGTCAATACTTTTTATAAAAAACTTTTTAGTGTTCCCAAATTGTCCATTCTTCATTCTTATTACATACACTAAAATCAAAATATTCATTAACGCTGTAGAAATGTCCTGACGGATTATATTTTACAATATAATGTTTATATTTTGCTGTCATTTGAGGAAATTCCATAAGTAAATCTATCATTTGACCTCTAGTATATGTTCTTGTTAAAGAAGGTAATTCTTCTGTTGGTGTTGCTTCCTTCTCAGGTTCAGGCTTATGCATTATTTCTTCCATGCCTATTGCAATAGGTCTTCGTCTTACTGCAAACTCGGCAAGGTGAGTTAATTTCTGCTCTTTACTTTTATTCCAATCAATAGTACGTTTAGAAGAATTATCATCTCTAGGGATATCCATAACCTTTTTCTCCTTCTTTAATAAGTTCTAGATTCTCAATCTTTATTAGATTGTAACAACCTTTAAATCCACCTGTCCAAGGAAAAATTACAGCATGAGGTTCTTGGTCAAAAATTCTATCTACCCAAGGAATATAACCAATAGAGCCATTCAATTCATTCCAATGTGAATTTACTAATCTTACTTTATCATATTGTTTTACTTGTCTGGCTTCTTCTATTGTCATTTGATATCTCCTTTATTCTTACTATTTAATGATTCAACGTGAAATTTTTGAACATATGTACCATTTAATATAACTCTAGCAAAATCTGCACTGGCTCTCATAGTTCTTCCATCACACATAAAGTAATACTTGATACTATTTAAATTTAACTTTCTTGTAAAATACACTCCAAACACAAATCCTATTAATAACGCTATTAATACATACATAGTTGACCTCCTTAAGATGCTACGTTAATTTTGCCTACTTGCACACCACCTTGGAATAAATCCCAATAATCTAATTTACACCACCAAGGGTTCATAATACTCATTCCAACAGGAACGAAAAGGAATTCATCATGTGTATGCCAAGCAACAACAGTACCATGATAAGATGTTTTACCATCTTTTGTTTTTATGGTTTGAAAATTCATCATTACAATAACTCCTTTACGTTCACATTTTTTAGTTTTTCATTAACTACTTCTCTTATCTTCTCGCCAATTGCTTTGTCAATAGCATTGTCAATTTGGTCATTTAGATTCCATCTTGAGCTATTTCCTAATCTAGCAACACTATCTCTTACTGTTTCAGCAACACATTTTTCCAAAGTGTACTTTAACTGTCCTGTAGTTAATTGATTTTCAATTACTTTTGATAGTAATTTAGCAATCATATCTTCCACATCTTGTTTGGTGAGTTTAAGTTCATTATGTATGCAATTGCTGATAGCTTTGTAAGAGTCAACTCTTACCTTTAACCTTATTTCTTTGTAGCCATCTTCTTGCTCCTGAGTTTGTTCTACTTCATTACTCATGTTATTTTCCTCCTTTCTTCATCCATTCTTGAGTGTACCAAAGCTGTCCACAGCCACCACCAATATCATCTTGACCTGATGGGTCAAATATTCTGACATTGTGACCTTCATTTAAGAAGTATTCTGTGAAAGTTTTTATTGCATCTAGGTTCTTAAACCCTGCATCCTTCATTGTTTCATTAGAGCTACAAACAACACTAAATGTAAAATTGAATATGGCAGGACTAAATGTAAAATGTAATTTAAGAAAGTCTGCATGTTTGTTATTAGTTCCATCCACACAGTAATTCAAGAAGACTTTTCTTCCTGTTTCTTTCCACCAAATAGAAGCCAAGTCTCTAATTGTAAATAGGCTCATTTTCTTCTCATATGGTATGAGTTTGTTTCTATCCCAATCATTTGATTTATGTATTGAAAACTGTAATCCTACTTTATCAATTTCTTTTGATAGAGCAATCATTCTTGAGAATACTTGTCTATCATCTACACCAATTGTAGAGATAAGGAGTTCAGCGTTAGGATACATGCTATGAAGTACCTTAATAGCTATTTCCACATTATCCCAATTCAACATAGGTTCACCCATGCTCATGAACATTATCTGAAAGCGTTCACATGAAGAATTGATATTATTGATATCTTTATCAGTAAGAATTGCCACTATCTGAAATACTATTTCCATGGCACTCAAATTCCTTATGAATTTATTGCCTGTGCCACAAAACTTACAACCAACAGGACAACCTGACATAGTTGAACAACATATTACTGTTCTTTTCTCATAACTCTCATACTTATACAAAACTGCTTCTGCCACAGCATCTTCATTTGTAAAAACATACTTGCAGACATTTGAATCTGAACTATCAAATCTTTTCATATCATTAAACATTATGTACAACTCCTTTTATTATTTATTTTATGTCCCATTTTGTAAAACCATCAAAACATACCCAACCTATTTTTTCAATACCATCTACAATGTATGTAAACTTATAAATTCTGGCATCTTCTGAATATAGGTAAAAAGGTGATGATTCAAAAAATGTTTTTTCTTTAATTTCTACTACAGTACCATGCATTTCAACAACTTTATTGGTAATTGCTTCTTTATTCCATTTATCAGAATAAACGAAAATATATACACAAAGCCATACTGAGAAAACTAAAATCCCTACTGTAATAATTCCTTGAGATAAGATACCTTTCATTTTAACACCTCCCTTTGCTTCATTATCAGGGGAAAATGTTCTTCCCCTAACAATGAATAATTTTATGCTTGTTCTATTCTTTTTTTAAAAAAGTTTGTTATTAAGAATGCCAGTGTTGATAACATAAATGTGTCAAAAATAAATTCATCCCAATCATTAAACTCTCCAATATGTTCTACAATTTTTACAGATTCAGCAAAGTATTCTAATAATACAACCAATGCTGAAAATCCAATAATCATAAGAAATCTTCTTATAGGATTTGGTTTGAAATAATAAACAAATATTATTCCACTACTTGCACCCCATAGTATAAAAGCAAATGGTATTGTTAATATTGGTAGGAAAGAAATATTGAACTTATATAAGTTGTTTTCTATTAGCCAATATGATGCTCCAAAAAGAATTAAACCACCAAGTATTGCCATAGGATATAATCTTTTTAAATCTTTCCATCCTATAAATAATAGGATGTAACTCCAACCAACAATAGAATAAATGACATACGAATAATTCTTAAAAAACTCTAACCACATAATGTTTTTCTCCTTATCATACAATATTTACTATTATTATATGATAATTTCGGAACAATATACTGTCAATATTACCCTAAACATTTTCCTATGAAATCTAAATTTTAGGGGCATTTTCACATCAATAATTCATTATATTACTTAGCTTTCCATAAATCACCACAACTGCAAATGAAGCAATTGATGGAGTGAAAACTACTATAGAACATAAGATAGATTCTATTTTGTTAGTTCTTTTAATAAAAATACTATACATTATTATAGATATCATCAAATTTAATACCCATATAGACAATAACATTATTTCACCACCTTAAAAATGCTCATTCCCTGCCCAATCATCTGTTACATAAGGGTCATTTCCTTTTGAATAACTTTTTCTTTTTGGAGCATTTGGATAATTATAACATTGATAATTTCTTTCTGCTACTGACTTCCATTTTCCAATAAAGGCATAAGCTTCCTCATAAGTGTTACCATCAAATCTTTCACCTATAATATCTCCTATGAATTTGATGATTTTCTTTTGAGATGCTGTAATAGGATTTAGGTCTGCCTGAATCTTTTTCTCAGACATTTCAACTCCTATAATTGTCGTATCCTTACTATAACCATTTGCAGGAGTATAAAACATTTTATGTTCTTTATGTAGATATCCTCCCTGTAATTCTCCAAGAACCAATTTATTAGTCATTGGATGTTGCTGTAACCATTCAATCATTTCTTGAACAGTAATTTCCTTAGATACTGGCAAATCTATTGACAATTGAATATTAGCCATAATGCATAACCTCCCTTAATCTGATAAGTTAATTATACACTACGGCTAATATATTGTCAACATTATTTAGTTAATTTCTTTAATTCCTTTTGCAGTAACTTAATCTTGGCTCTGGTATAAGCTATTTTGATACCCTTAGTGTAGTTAAGTTCATCTGTTGGATTACACTTAGCAACACCCTTTGTGCCATCATGCAGGATAACAATTGTTGCATTATCACTGTGTATTACTCTTTCGTTTCTTTCAGGAATTCTGAAATAATCTTCCTTCATTGTACCATCTGTAACATTTGTTTCTACAAAATGCTGTCTTGTTTGAGCATAAGTGAACTCTTTGATTATTACCCTTGGTTTCTTTACTTCTGGTATTGCCAACTCTTCTACAGTATCAACTACTGTATTTGCTTGCATAGCTTCTCTTAACTTTCTTTTTTCTGTACAATACCTACAATCACATAGATTATTCATAATATTCATTTCTCCTTTTAATTTATATTTTTTATCTTAATTCTACTAAGTACTTTATTGTCAACTGGTCTTCCTTGTAGACAATAATTTCATCATTCCTTAACATTCCATTGCCACTATGAGCATGTAAACAATTAGCTCCTGTGCAATTCTGTTGTAATTTCTCATAATTGAAGTCATAATACTTGCTGTCAAATGAGTGTACATCATATGCTTTGCCATAAGCAACATCATACAAACTCATGAATGCTGAATTGGAATTGCCACCTGCCCAATATGAACCACTTAAAGAAGTGTATCCTAGAGACTTTTCAGCCTTTGGTGCAAAGTAAATACCATATCCAAACATCTTACCACTAATGACTGCATTTGGTCTTAACACCAAACTTGTATTAACAATTGACCACCAATTCTCATTCCTTGAACCATGCCACAGCAGTTTCTTATTTTGAATTTTATTCTCTGCAATAAACTTATCAAATCTCTCCTGAGAACGCAAATTGGTAACTCTCCAACCTTGATGATACTTATTACTAGCTGAACCCAAGTTCTGTTTAATTAACACTACATCAGCAGGGACAAGTTCTTCAAACCTTAAACCCATAGCATCAAGTATTGTCTGATTTGATAATGGCTTATCTTCTTCAACTTCCTCTTCAACAATTGCCTGTTGGATAACTTGACCTCTCATAACATCAAGTAAGTCTTGCTCTCTTTGAAGAATGTTTGCATAATCCTTATCACTATCTGCTAAACAATCTGCAACCTTCTTCATTTTTCTAGGAATTATTTGGAATAAATCAACCAAAACTTTATTGAAATCTTTTAATGTTGATGTTTGAATGAGGTTATTCAGAGTAATTTGAGCTTCATCAATCATTGCCTGTGTAACTTTGTTTGAAGAGATTGTGTAGTTATCTTGAATTGCTTGTTTAGCCATTGCCTGTAATCTAGCAACAATTTGAGAAATGGATACAGATTCAATATCAATGTAATCCTTATTCTTCTTTGCCTTTACAGTTGTTTCTGCCACTAACCTAGTTTGGTCAATGTAACCTTTTTTGCTACTGAGTTTTTCATTTAGTTTACTATTCCATTGAGAAATAGAATATGTAGCTGTCTGAAACTTCTCAACACCAATTCTACCATACTGAGCAGTAAAAGTTCCATTGCCATTATCTATCATGCGATAATACTTATTATTATTCGCATTAGGCTCAACCTTTACCAGATATAACGCATTCTTTGTTTCCAATCAATTCAACTCCTTTGATTATCAAATATGTATTCGAAAGCAACAATCATCTGCTTCATGTTTATGAAACCTGCGATATGTAACATTGTCAATACTAAATAAATAAAAATCCAACAAATTATTAAAATTACTATCGGCTTATTACCTTTATCTTTGCTAACAGTCCATGAGCAGACGGATAAGGTGCTAACTAGAAACGATATTGACACTATGGAATAAAACCATTCCATATTAGCACCTCCCATTCTGACTATGGTTCAATTATGGAAATAACCTCACCAAATAATGAATACACACTCATACAGGGCTTTACAGCATCTTCTAGAAAATTATTATCCATCATATCATATAATTCTCTCTCAATGAATACTGTCATTGTTCTATAACCTACAGTATAAGGAATAGGTCTATCCATTCTGAAACATCTAACAATAAAATGTTTTCCTTCTACTTTTAAATGATGGTTTTCATATGTTACTTTAACAGATTCTTGATAAAAAGGTGTAGATGTTAAAAATTTGAATAGCACTATATCATTTTTGTATATCAACATATAGTTTGGCTTAAATTCCATAATATTCCCCTCCTAATCTTTTAGTATGTAATGTAGTACCCATCCTGCAATAGCACCAATAGTAAAATCTGCTAATGGGCTGACTCCAAACTGTCCTAAAATAATACCATTAATGGCGATAAATGCAAGTATTTTTAAGAATTTTTTCATCTTAAACTCCTTTTAAGTGTAGATAGGAAAGCGTTTAACTTTTCGTAACCACCATATATAGATTTTCCACCAGAAATCTTTATTACTCATTTTCTTAACCCCTTACTCTTTTTCATGCTCCAATCTTCGTATATTGCCCTAATAAATATTACAAGTAGAGCAATTCCAAAGAACACAATAATTCCTGCAACTAATAAAGCAACAGGTATCCACAAAGGACTTAACACCCATCCCCAACCCCAAGTAATACAGCCTATTAATTTCAAAGCTATAAACAGAAGTGTTAGTGAACCACAAAATCCACCAGTATTAATACCAAAACTTATTGTTCCTTTTCCCACAAAAGCATTCCTCCTTTTATTTGACAAGCTTATAACTTGTTCCGACATATATATCATATCATGAAAGGTATAAGCTTGTCAATATTATTTTATGAATCTTGTTTATTCATCATTCTTTAGGAGAAATTCAGGATTGATTATCTTGTAACTTAATCCCTTTGCTTCATTCCTGATTACAACACCTTCTCTAAGTACAGGAAGGAGAACAGATTTGCCTAGTGCATAGTCAACATTCTCTTGAATGGTTGGCTTTAAAGTAAAGTTAGTATCTAATATAGGAACAAACTTCACACCTTGATATGCTAGGATATCTTTAGCTTCAACGCTACCTTGTAACTCTGTGCCAAAGATAAGATTAAATGCATAGAAATCATATCCAGTAACCTTGTATTTATTCCCCTGAATACCTTCTCCTATAATTTCACCTTGCAGTACAATTAAGTCTTGATTACCTAACAGATTATGTAATACATCTTCTATCTTGTAGTTATTAGCAATTGTCCAATATGAACTGGTATCTGCTTTTTCAAGGTAAACATTTCTACTGCATACTCCAAATATAAAATCACTTGGTTTCTTGTAAAATTCAAACCATTTCAGTTTACCTTTATTTCTTTGTAAGAAGTATGTAACTGATTGCCCATCAAGCTTCTCTGTTGCAGTAAAGATTGTATCTTTCTGTGTCTCAGGAAGTCTTGGAAAAAGTTGAATTCTATCTTCATCAGTCTTCTTAATGAATGAAGGGAATTTGCCTTTCTTTGGCTTCATTACAAACTGCCTGTACCATGGATATCTTAGTAAAAACTTATGTATTGGGTTCTTGCTTGCTCTTATCTTGTCTTCCCACATATCTCTTTCTTTGTCTGCTTGTGGGTCATACTTTCTTATTCCTAAGATTTCTGTTACATCCTGCCCTTCACTGTACTTACCTTTTGGTAAAGTTCCAATAGGTAAAACTAATCCTTGACTTATTTGTTTTCTTAACTTGATTGTTCTAACCCTGAATTTTCTGTCTCTTAGAAATTCAAACTCTGCCCTATCTGGAACAATTGAATCAATTTCTATGTATACTACAAGGTCACCTACTTGAACATTTTCTGCTTTTAGTACTATACATTCCCATCCTAATACTTCTGCAACTTCTATGTTATCTGCATTAGGAATAGGTCTAATGTTTAGCACCTTTTGTACAGATGCTAACTGCCTTTCCATATGTAAAACCTCCTATTCTATTTTTTTCTTCTCTGGCTGAAACCTCATATAACCAATAGTATGCTTCATATATCTTTCAAATAAAGCATTACCATTCCATTCAATCTTATATCTTTTCCAAGCATACTGCCACCATACTAGGTAGCCATCTATGTATTTTGGAAAGTATAAGAATACTTTGTCATGTCCTACTGCGTTTTTACTCATTCTAAGCTTATCTATATTCCACTCCATATTCTTATACCTCCTTCATTTATTATGTGTTATCTGGCAAGTCACCAATATTTCCAGTACCTCTATATGAAGTTGCACATTTTGACAATGTAGCATAGTTATTTAATGCACTTTTAGCCACACCATCTACTACTTCACAACTAAATGCTGTCCAATTATTAACCCCTATTGACCTAGCATTTAATGAGGTGTCTTGGTTTGCTCCTGAGAAAATAAATTCCCAATTATAAACTGATGATTGATGTTCAATCATTTCTTTAATCATGGTATCTGTGTATTCCTTACTGGAATTTTCATCACCATCTGTCATAATAACAAATAATACTTTGCTAGGTCTTTGGTCTTCTGGTGTTTCACTCAACCTCTTACCTAAATCAACAATGGTTTTTCCAATAGCATCATACAAAGCAGTCATACCTCTTGGTTGATAATCTGTGCCTAAAACAATAGGCTGAACTTCTTTGATACTCTTTGATTTCAGGAATTCATTGTAATCATTACTGAAAAATACTAATGTTAGATTTGCATCACCTTCAACCTTTTTTTGGTCTTCAATAAATGCATTTAAACCTCCTACTGCATCTGTTGCAATAGTACTCATTGAGCCTGATTCATCCAGTACATAAACGATTTCTGTCAAACTTTCTCTCATAGTATAATCTCTCCTTTTTTGAATTTTAACTACTCCTTAATTATACTATGAGAAAGAAAATTTGTCAAACTTTTATTTGAAATTGTAGAACATTTTTCTTAATGCTATAATGCCTGAATTCAATAGTTCGGGTGTCTCTTTAAATTTATCTCTTGCCCAACCATAAAACTCATTGGCTAATGGAGTTGTAAGACTACTTGTATTCTTTATGTAACCCTTCTTACCAACTTCATCCTTTAAGGTACGCATTCTTTTCCAAAAATGGTAGAAAGGCAACTTTACTTTTGTCATGAATCCATTTTTATCTTCTATTACATAACCTTCCAGAGTTTCATCCCAACCTTGCTCATTGTCATTATACCACTTGTAGAAGTCTGCCCAATCCTTTATTGTTTTTGATATCAACTTGTATTTTAAACCAAACTGCATAGCAATAGTGGCTAAATCTGTGAAAGGCATTTTTCTAAACTCTACCTCTCTGTATATAACATCTAACAATACTAAATGAGCATTTTCATATTCTATCATGTGGGGGTCATTCTCAGGGTCTATAACCTCAAATACAAAGCAACAGTTATTTTCCTTTAGAAAGAATTTAAGAGTTTCCCTATCTTCTGCACTTACTGTATTAAAGAAAATATGCTGAAACCATTCCTTAAAATCACCTGTCAATGAACTCTTTGAAGCAATTACTAACTGGTCTGATTCTGAATCATAGCCTACTAATCCAAGATAACCATTTTCCTTTATGTAAGCATCAACAGGGAAGTTTAAAGTGGTCTGTAATTTATCCAACTTTGTTTCAGGTCTTTCATCTATATTGAAGAACTTATTATATGACCTGATAACAATTTCACCTGTGCTTGTGTTTAAAAATAATCCTCTTGCCTTAATAGTTTGCTCATTCCAAATCTTGTCATAAAACACTTCTCTGGTAAAGTTAAATGAAGAAATATTTCCAAATTGCTTTTCTTTGATGTTTTTATTTCTTCTCAACATTTGCAAAAAATCATTATTTGACATAACTTGCTTAGTGATATTTGCTCTTGTTTCTTGAACTTGATGTACAGAAGGATTGAAAATTGTATTTTTCTTTTCAATTGTTACGAATCCATTAACATCAAGTGTCACAACTCTTAAATATCCACCAAACTCAATCTTACCTTCTAAATTATAACACCTTTCATTAATTTGAATATCAGAGCCAGATACATTTCTGTGACCATGGATTTGATAGCAATTTTCAGTTGTGTTATGTAAGAATGACTCATTTGTTACTTCCATGTCTTTGTAATCACCAGTACCCTTTATTAATTGCTCTGTTGCTATGTATGTAAGATTACTTGGTATGGTGCTTAGTCCTCCATGTGTTACTAATACTATTTTTTCATTGTATGTATAGTATGCTAACTGCCTTAATTTGCGATAAAACATTCTCACTTGTTTCTTATTAATACCCTTATCCATCAATTCCTTCTTGGTATTATGTTCAAATTCAGGACTCTTAGATGGTATATCATTAGCCCAACACCATAGCCATCTTTCATGATTTCCTTCTAACATTATCACATTAGGTTCATCCATGATAGAACACATAAATTTTATAACCTCTGCATTCTCAATACCTCTATCAATAAAGTCACCTAAAAATATGTACATTTCATCACTATGTAAATTTCCTTGAAGGTAATCATTCAAGACAGTATAACATCCATGAATATCTCCAATGTGATGAATTTTTGTGTATGCTGAAAGATTGATAGGTTTTAATTGTATTGTGTTTTCAAACTGTTCAGGCTTAATTACTTGGATACCAGATGGCACATTCTGTGTAGCAAATCTTGAATATGCATTCTTGATAGCATCCTCTGGCACAAATTTATAACCTTCTCTACATTTATTCCTATAAAGAGCAAGTTCCATTGTTACATCTGTAAAATCCACACAGATAATTTTAAATCTGTATTTTTCTGCTAAAGCTTTATATTTGTTCATTTCAGAAGTTTTTGTATTAGTGGCATCAATTACTGTAAATTCACCTCTAATCATTCTTTCTTCTAACATTTCAAATAGTAAAGTCCAAACCTTTCTGTCATTGTTTTGGCTAATACCTAAACCACCATCTGGTTTTAATATAGGACTTTGGCATAGCAACCTGATTGTGTCTGCACTTAAGGTGTATTGTTCAAGAAAATTCTCCTTGATAAATGTTGATTTTCCACTACCCATTGCTCCACGAGTTAATACCAATATTCTCATTATGTAATCCTCCTTAAAATAAAATCAACTCTACGAATAGATTATCATAGAGTTGATTCATTGTCAATATAATTATTTTTTATTTATTCATTAACCTTTGCTCTGATTTCAGCCAATGTTTCATTTCTTAATAGCTGTCCGTCAATGAATACATCTTCAAGTAAGTCCACAAGTCTCATAGCATCTCTTTGTTCAAGAGTTAAACCATCAACATAAGTAATTTTACCTTCCTGCTCCGTAACTACAACTAAGCCAGTTTGAGACTTCTTAAAGTTTGCTTTGTCTGTTACAGGGTCTTTAAATAAGTTCTTAGTTACTCCATTAATCTGAGCAAATGTACTCTTTAAAGCAAATCCAAAGGTATCCCTTGTGTTATATTGGTATGTGAATGAACCAATACCATATACCATATTAGTAGAAGCAAAGCCTTTAGCCATCAATCTTTCATTGATTTGTCTACATCTATCAATAGTTATGGCATCACCATAAATACATCCAATGTGTGAATCAAGTTGCTTGAAGCCTTTTGCAGTGATAGTTCCACCAAATATTTCCCAAAGGATTTCAATTACACCCTTCTGTTCAGATGTGCGTTCAATCTCAATATATGAAATTTCTACATCATCTAAGGTATAATATTTAGAATCTGAATAACCACCACGTTCTGATATAAAATTAGCATGACAATCAACTCTATAGTATTTGCCATCAATTTTACAGGTATAACTTTTTTCATCAACATAACCATCACCATCACAATTTTCATTGAAATAAGTTGATGATTCATCGTTAAACCATTCTACTATATTATCTAATGTTAATTGTTTGTCTTCTATTGGTTGGATAGAACCACAGATGATATCAACAGGGTCACCAGAGTCTGGTCTTACTACTATTTTACCATCTCTAGCCATGATTTCAGGCTTCAATTTGCCAATTACATCATATAATACACTCCATAAATCCCATGTATCAGATACGATTGAAGCAAATCCTGATGGATAAACCTCTGTAATAATTCTCCTATAAGATTCCAATTCATCCTGACCATAGGCACACATTACTGAATGCTCTGTAGCAGGGATTGATGTTCCTACAAGTTCCTTAGTGATATCTGCATTGTAAAACTCTTCTAAGTACAATATAGCAGGAATAGTATCTGTTCCAGAGAATGATAGCAAATGTCCTGCTCCTGATGCTTTGGCTGAATCAAGTGAACTCATACCACGCATACTAAAATCATGACCTTGGAATTGAACTCCACCTAAATCTCCACCAGTTTTCTCTGCATATGAATCAAGCATTTTTCTGTATTCATTTGCAATTGTAGCACTTGTTGTTGGTTGCCACATAACACATGACATAAGAGTTTCAATGTAGTTTGTTAACCAAAAAAATTCAGGCTTTGTGTTTTCAACTGTAAGCATTGGGCATCTAAGAGGTATATGAGTACCTTCTTTAACAGCCTTAATTCTTAATGGAAGATAACCAAGTTCATGTAATGCTTGGATGTGTGAAGCATCTGGATTAGTGATACCAAGAGTATATTGAATAACCCTCTTGTATTCAGCTACAACATCTTCTGTTGGTCTTGAAAAGAAGTTCTTAGTGAAGTAATCCATTAAGTATTCTTTAATGAATGCTTGGAATCCAAAAGCAATTACAAGGTCAACTAATTTCTTATCAGCTCCCTCAATTCTGCTCATTCTAGGTGTCCAAGTTGAATAGATAATCTCTGTTCCCTGTGGATACTGGTCTTTGTGTGAAATTTTGTAAAAATCACAGAGTAATGTTGCAGGATAAATAAATTCTTTACTCATTTTGTCTCTCTCCTTCTTATCTTATATTTTTTATTACTTATACACAATGTCTTTCATAACCTCTTTCATATTCCATATGCTCTACTGCTTTCAAGAGGATGTTATAGGCAGAAGTTAATCCTGCCCTATCATCTAGAAAAATATTGTAGTAAAGCTTTCTGCTTGTCATTTGACCTTTTAAAAAATCTACATTTTCATTGATTTTATTATATGGAAGATTTATATCTTCTAGATATTTGCAGACAATAGGATAATCCTTTTCTTGTCTGCAAGTAAAAACTAAGAAGTATGCTCCCACTTTTTCACAACGCTTTAGTAAATTAATCACATCATCAAACTTCATGCCAATGTTTAAAAAATCAAAAACTGTTAAATCAAAGTCATAAGCTATTATTATCTTACCATACCTCTTCCACTCTGTCAACAATCTTTTTACATTATTTTCTTCATCTAGATAAAAATCCATCCGAACCTCCTTAAGTGTTATATACTACAAGTTTTCCTTCATAAGTAGCCTGTTCTAGGTTAGTCAAGATACTATTTGTAGTGTATACCTTCTTAATTAAATCTGTCTTAAAAATATCACCTTTGTAAATAGAATCTTCACAATGACCAACTACTAAATAAATTTCAGAAGCACCCATTTTTCTTAATTCTGTTGCTCCTAACATGAAAGTTCCACCATAACTACACAAATCATCAATCATAATAATTTTTGGAGTACCTTTCATTTCACCTAAAACCTGTAGACTAGTTATTCTGCCTGTCTCAAAATCTCTCTTTTTAAAGCCTACTAATTGATTAAAGCCACCAATCTTCTTACTATATCTCTTTTCTGCTCCTGCATCAGGAAAATAAATATAATCTGTATTGATATTAAACCCTACTCTTGTTTTTACATCATACAATATATTTACAGTAGGATAAACTTCAATAGCGTTATTAATCAATGCAGGGGTTACATCTGAATGTGGTTCAACAATCTCAACTCTATCAAAATTCAAAGAATTAATAAAGTCAGCAACATATTTTAATGTGAATACTGAACCTCCCTCTATCCTGTCCATTCTACTATAAGGCATATAGGTTATTAACAACTCTGATTTTACTTTGATTCTGTCCATATAACGTTTAACAAACATCAATCTTATCAAATCTAAATCATTTTGATAAATGAATTTAACCTTATTCAGGTGTAAACTATCAACAACTTCTACTAATTGTTTATGGTCAACATTTGTTTCACCATTTGGGAATAGAGTAAACTTAAGTTCCTCACCATTAATAAATATCATATTACAATCCTCCTGTTATTTAAATATTTTATCTAAGAAAAACAATGCTTTTGCTTGCAAGTCATTGATTGTACCATTATTATCAACAGTATAATCATATGTAAAATTGTAAACTCCTGCATCAGCCATGTTACTTTTTACTTGCTCAATCCTGTTATTTGTAATGAGCAATGTACTACATTTGAAGTAATCTTTCATTTTTTGAATCTCTTCTGGCTCTCTTACATGGCATACAATAATTCCTTTTATTTGTCCATAATTGAAGTTAAAACAATCATCATTCATAAACTTATCTATTTCAGATTTCATGTATTCAAAAGGACTATTGCTATACTCTGTTGCCAGTAACTTTAAATCTGATAAGAACTTTCTTGTCTTTTCATCCTTGGTGACACCATCCCAACCAAGAATCCTAGCTACCTCTTTAATTTCATCTACAGACGAAATATTCTTTACATAACAGTATTTCTTGCATTGGTCTACAAATGTGTCTTTACCAACACCTCCACTACCATTAATTACTACAATTTCTCTTGACTGCACTCAGTATCCTCCTTTTCTGGTAACATTAAACCTAAAAACTTAATAATTTCTTTCAAATTTAGTGGCTTAATCAAATTTTGCTGATATATCATTCGCATCTGCTCACCTTCACTCTTTGATACTCGCACATCTAAACTTATACCTTTCAACCTCACTTCAACGTACTCCCCTTTATTATTGATTCCCCTTATTTTTATAATAGGTTCTTCAATTTTTTCTATTACTTCTATAAAAGTAATCAAAATTATATCTCTCCTTTGCTATACCCATTGTACCATATTTCGCCACAATGTCAAGCCCTTATTTGTTTACTTCGTTCAGCACACATCTTGTTATGTTCTTCTAATTTCTTAAATAGCCTGTCATGTTCAGTATGTTTCTTTTTAATAGTATCTTTATCATGACCTTTAATAAATTTAAGAACATCTCTCAATTGCTTATCAGTAAATACTTTTTGTAAATGTTCTTTATGTTTGCCTGTTTTATTTCTCTTAACATTTTGGTGTTTTAATACAAAAGAATTAGCCTTTACCTCTATTATCCATTCATCAAATTTACTTGTGACTATAATTAAATCATTCCATACTTTTGCTTTTAGATTATATGTATTGGCTAATTCTTTAATTGATTCTTCTTCCATGAACTCACCTATTCTAAACTGCTCCCCTTACTGCCTATTATAAAGCACCTGTCATTACCTTATAAATTTTTTCAATCTCCATTTTGTTTGGAGTTGATGGGTTTTCGACTTTTCTCTCTTTTAAAGAATTTTCAACCAAATTTAAAAACATATTATCTGATATTGTTTTTAATTTAAGCATTAAATCTTCTGCTGTAACCTTTTTAGCATCTTCTTTTTCTTTTCTCACCTTTTTTAATTGTGTTTCCAATTGTAATATCTCAAAATCAAAATCCCTCATGCTACACCTCTTATCCTAAATTCAGGTTATCCCTGTAATTCATAGCAAATTTAATTGCTTCCATCTCACACTTAAATTCTGCTAAACCACTCTCTGTATCTTTATCTGATATACACACAAAGCTTGAATTAGTCACATTTCCTGTAGCATCATTATATGTAACAATTTCAAATTGTGCTAAGTAGATATCAATTACTGTATCTAATTTCTTATCATACCTACCTATTTTTTCAGCAGTAACTCTGCCCTTTTCCCTACTTTCATGTTCTTTATATTTTTGCTTTTTCATATTTCACCTCCTACTTTCCAAAAGTTACTATTTCAACATTAACATCTTGTAATCCATGTTTCTTTGCTATTAAATATCTTGCATAACCATCTACTAAAAAATTTGTATAGGTTACTGTAACAGGCTTATCTAATCTGCCATGTTGTAGAAAAAACTTTTCAACAGCATCTAACTTATGTTGTTTTGGTGGATGTTCAATAAAATTATTAGTGATATTAATACCATCTATATTCATTGTGTGATACTTAGGCATTGCCTTAAATGATTCAAAACCAACTGTTTTCAAGAATTTCAATCTGCCACCATGAAATAAAACAGCATTTAAAGTTTCAATGTTACCATCTAAAGCTTTTTTATAAGCAGTTATTCCACTTACAAGATAGAATTTCCCTTGAGAATATCTAACCACTATTGGAGTGTTAGGCATAGCCCTTTTATTGTAGTTCTTATTATCTCTGATATGACATTTTTCACTCAATTGAATTTCTGAGACATTAACTTCAATAACCCTACTCTTAGCAAAAAAGATATTCTTTCTATCATTATTTCTATGTACATTCTCCCAAAACATTTTGTTTGTATCGTTCATAAACAAATCATCTCCCTTAATTAGTATACTTTCATTATACAGGATAGGTGTTGGCTTGTCAACATATAAACAAAAAAAATAACACCTGAGAGGGGTGTTAAAATAAGGAAAACTGATTCTATTTTTACAAGAAGGATTAAGACGGAAAATGTTATTGTAACACATCTGCCTTAAGTACATTTTATCATATACAGTTTAATTTACAATGGTAATGTTATGTAATTTTGATTATCTTAACATTATCAACTTCCCTTTGTACTATATGTCTTGGGACTATTCTACCCTGTGATGAATAAGAATCTCCCATGACTGCCGTATTAACTACTTTGATTTCAAACCTTTTTTGATTTTCCAAGAACCAATCTCTCGTTTGTGGCATTGGTAATATATGAAGTTCTTTAGGGTCAGTAAAATAATAAAACAATAAGTCTGCTTCTGTGTACATAAAACATCCTAAAGTTTTCTTTTCATAATTACTAATAGTTTCAAAAAAGTAATTACCTGTGCTATACCATCTATCAGCCTTTATTTCGATAGATTTAGTAATTTCACTTCCATCTTTTACTTTAATTTTCATAAGTAAATCAATATCTTTAACTTGATAAGCACGATATTCTTCTACGTTTTCAATTCGTAATACAGATGGAAGTTTACTAAAATAAGCAACAATCTCAGCAGTGGCTTTATTAGTCACTTCTAGTGTCTTATTCATTTCATATATCATTTTTTATACCTCTCTATAACAGTATCAAGTATCTTGAGCCATTCATCATCCTCAATATTAAATTGGTCAATCTTAGATTGATTAGCTAAAATATATACTAATTGCCCAAATCTTAGGTCAGGGCTTAATTTCCATAACTCCCTGACCTTTTCCAACAATATGTCAATTCTCTCTGGATTCCTCATATTATTTACCTACTGTCATTGTTCTATTTTTTCCAATAGTTATTACATCACCAACATTAACTAACTCACCAAACATCTCTGTCTTGACTTCGCCATTAACTGTGATAGCACCCTGCGTAATCAATCTTTTATACTCTGCCTTAGACTGTACCATTCTTTTACATCTAAGAGCATCCCATAGGTCACATACTGGTGATGGTGGATATGAATTTTTCATTGCTAATGTCATGGCTTCAAATTCAATAGGCACATATCCTAATCTTTCAATACTCACACAATAACTTTGAGGTGTTACTGTTTTGTACTCAGGACTTGAATGTACATGACCAAAAATATTAGCATAAGGCATATTCTCATTTATGTATAATGGTGCATGGGACAACATAAAAAATTCTTTATAGATAATAGGAAATTCACTAACTTCATTGAACCCTGTATCTCTATACCATTTAGTATTTCTACAATCATGGTTTCCCATAATTAAGTGTTTATGTCCATGAAGTCTGCTTACAATATTTGTAATCATTTCTTTATCTCCAAAGGCAAAATCACCCAAATGAAAGACTTTATCATCTTTCTTGACTGCTTGATTCCAGTTTTTTATTATGCTTTCTGTCATATGGCTAACATCTGTAAATGGTCTGTTCTCATATTTTATAATATTAGCATGACCAAAGTGTGTATCTGCTATAAAAAATACTGACATTTTATCACTCCTTAATTGAGTCTAATTGTATAACTCCACTTTCATCTTCTCTATCAACTGGTTTAAGCTGATATTCTTTCTTAAGCTCCTGTAAACCAAGTGATACTATTTTATTCTGCATGAAACCTTCTACTTCACCTTTAGCTTCTGAAATGGTCTTACTCATTTGCTCATTAAATGATGATGCTACGAAAGGAATATTACTTCTAATTTCCTGTCTAAGCATTGCTAACTCATTAAGTATTGCTGTTCTATCAGCCTTGGTTATATTTGGTTTGTTTTTAAGCATTTCTTCTGTTGTCTCTGTCATTTTTCTTAATCTCTGTTCTAATTGTCTCATATCTTTTTCAAATTCATCTTGGAACTGTTGTCTTTTATTAGTATGAGGACATTCCTCAGTTCTTATCCCATTAATATGTTTAATAGTAACAGGTGTTCCTGAACCACAATTGAAGTTTGTAATTGCTTCTGCAAACTGTGTATTAGACATTTCAATTTCAATAATGGCTAGACTCTTAGGATGATACCAATCTTTATTAAGCATACGGTCAACAGATGCATTATGTATACTTAATCTAATAGTAGAACCATGTTCAATAGAACTTCCAAACAAATGACCTCTGCCACCATTGATTCTAGCTATCTGCAACATTCCAAAACTTTCATGTTCTTCTCTGATTCTTTCATCGTCAATAATGGTTATTTTGCTCATTAAAATTTCCTCCAATTCATATTTATCTTCTATACCATTGTATAACAAAAAAAAGGTATTGTCAATACCCTTTTCTCATTTTTTATTATTTATAGTAAACGTAATTTTTGAATGATTTCTGGTGCTTGAGATTTCCACATTACAGGAGCAACAACAACAGTTTTACTATCAGGGGCTATCTCAGTCCATCCCTTATCAATAATCAAAGTGTAACCAAAGTCATTATGTAGTTTTATTAATAATTCCTCTGTACCTCTTAAAATTACCTTAGTTATTGCTGTTCTTCTCCATTGTTCATATAACTCTGTACCTCTGTATTTTTCACAATCAATCATACATGCATGAGCAACTTGTGCTGATGTTTTACCAATACTCATTCCTAAATCAGCATTTACAACATAGTATTGAATAAGTTTGTCAGTATTGGTTTCATTCACAACTATATCTAGTAATTCCTGTCTTATTTTCATAAGAATTTTACCTAACATGTTTTTACCAACACCATTACAAATTCCCCAATAAATGTCATTCCAATGATTCCCTTCAACAAGATTATCTGTTCCAGTTCTCAACAAACTATCTTTTAAGTAACCATGCCTAGTGAACTTGTCTCTCACAATATCTTCCATTACCTTATCTTTGACTTGTTCCCAATCCTTACGCAAAGCAATTTGTCTACCTAATCTTTTTGCCGTAGAAGGATTCAATGCACAAAAGCATTCTCTTTCTTCCATATCCAACACTTTAGCAGATTGAAAAGCAGATTCATTGCTTTTATATGTAAGACCTTCATATACAACAGGGGCTTCAAAGAAATTGCTTAAAAATGCGTATTCCTTATCAAAACTATTTATTTCACCCATAAATTCCCTTCCTCTCTATTATATCCCATTGGAAACCACAACATAAACAACTATATTGTGGCTTTGTTCCAATGATTTGATTATATTTATTTCTAAGTGCTAATTTGAACTTTGTTCTAAATATTTGTTTCTTACCACATTTTGGACATTCCATACAGACTACTCTATTGTCCAGAAGTCATAGGCTAATTCTTTAGTAATATAAGCATAAGGCATGTAGAAATATCCTGCATCTCCCCATGTAGCACCCCATGAGTTCCTAACAATTAATACTTTCTTTACATTATCATAACCAACAACTAATACAGCATGTCCACCAAGATTTTGTTCTCTTGTTTTAGGCATTGGCATTTTACCTGTCTTAGCAACTACATCTGATTCAAAAGACTCATATACTGCCATACCAATTAATACTGGCTTCTGAGTAATTGCTAATGCTTGCTGTATCTCTGTTAATGTGCCTAAATTCTTATATGCTCTAATTTTATAAGTTAAAGCATCTTGAACAGCTTTTACACTTGGAGCTATTGCAAATTTAGCAATGTCATAAGGCATCAATATCTCTTGACAAACTCCATAAGTAGCAAGTGCCTTACATATATCTCTCATACTAGCACCTGCATCCTGTTTTACACTTCCCTCAATTACTCTTTCTTCATAATATAAGAAAAGTCTTGAAAGATTAGTAAATGGTTTACCTGATAACATTTGTCTACAGGCTACCCCTGCATTAGCAGTACATGAACCTAATTGTCCTTGGTCAAATATAGGTGGGCAATTAGACCTTAAATCTACCTTTGAGGGCAATTTAACACTTGCATGAGGATTAATACTATGCATAAACTGCAAGTCTCTTTCATCCTGTGCATCTCTTTTTAATACATATTTTCTCATTGTCATTCCTCCTATGTTTTAACGTACACCTAGACCTACCAAGCATCCAATAACTGCAAATATTATGTAGAAAATTACAGGCTGTGCATCTGTGCCACACATTTCATCAATAAATTCTAAAGCCATGTAATCTACACCAAACCATGATAAAATCCACGCAAGTATTAAACCACCAAATATTCCACTTAACATTGATTAGTCCTCCTTTTCTTCTAGATTTTTTGGTTCTCCTAACATTTCTATATTCATTTGTAAGATACCATCATCATTGTAACCTACATCAGTTGTTGCTAGGAATAAATCACAATACAATCCCATTATAGGAGTGCCATCTTCCTCATACAATTTAAAAGTCATTCCTGCTTTTAAATCAGTCACAGCAATATCTTCTAAAGTTTCAACACCATCTATTACTGTTAAGAGTTTTGCTGTTCTTGTAGTTGGTTGTGGCTCTCTTTTTACTATTACTTCTGCATCTCTTTCATCAATCATATTATTCTCCTTATACTCCTAAAAGTAGTTTAATTATTTCCAACTTCATATCCTCTGTAACTGGTGAAGCACTAGCTTTAGCATGACCACCACCACCAAGTTCTTTAGCTATAGCACTTACATCAATACCTTCTCTTGCTGTTCTATAACTTACTGCATATGAAGGATTGATAATCATGATTATGTCAAGTTCTGGCATTGATGAAAGAATAACATCTCCAATTTCAGAAGTATATCTATCTGAAAATACAATACCTACATCATAACCTTTAAACTGTTTTCTTATCATATGTTTCTTTTTTGACCAAATATGAACATCAATTTCTTTTTGTCTGTAATACAAAAGTTTTTCATCAAAAGCTGTAAGAACCAAAGGAGTTTCAAAATTAGTAAGTCTCTCTACCATTGTGTCTACAAATTCATCTCTTCCAATAATACGAAGCAATCCTTCATATTTTTTTGGTATTTCATTATTGAAGACAGTCTTCCATTCCCATGTATCATATTGTCTTACAATTTCTGCAAATTCTTCTGCATTCTCCATATGTAAATCCCAACATTCAAAACAGTCATTCTTTGTCAGGTATTCATAAAATGCAAATGTTCCACAGTTCTTCTTATTGATTCCTGCATATTCCCTTACATCTGCCCATACATATTGATTAAGTAACTCTGCTGTTTTATGATGGTCTAATAACTGTATGAAATCAGAACCACATACTTCATAAGTTGCATCAATGTACTTAGCAACTGTGTCATTTACTGAAATATCTGTGATGAAAATCTTTTCATAATCACCAATATTCTTGAATTCTTTTGCTTCAAGGAAAGATGTTACCTTTTCATTCACATCATCATAATTACAGTACACAACATCAACATTCTCAGCACCAAACACATATTTTGCTAAGACTGCACAGCCAATACCATCTAAATCAGTGTGGGTAAATAGTTTTATTCTCATGCTTAACCTCCTATTTTTATTATATCACTCTTTAATTATACTTCCTACTTAAACATTTGTCAATACAAAAAAGAAAAAGACTATTATTAGTAGTCTTTTATAGTTTTACAACCGTATTATAAAGCAATGTATGTTTTTCATCCAATTGTTTATCCCAATGAAAATGTCCAAAATACCAATGCTTATATTTCAGGTCTGGCTCAATCATATTGCTGAAAAAACCATTTAAGCAATTATCTTCCTTTACATAACATAATGCCAACATCATTTCTCTGGAACAAGTATGTGTAATAACATAGTCTACTTCCCAATTATGTTTCTCTAAGTTATCTAAAGCTGTCTGTAGCTCTTGTTTAGAAGGTTCTTCTTCTGCCCACCAAGATACATTGACCTTCCTGAATTGCTTATCAACAGAAGAAGCACCACCCATAGTAAAGAACTTTAATCCATCAATATTAAATACTTGTCCTCTCATGAGATGAATAATTGATTCACCAATCATATGTACATTACCACCCTGCCATTGTTCTACATGATAAGCATTTAACATAGAAAAATTTTCATGATTTCCATCTACAAATAATGTGGTAAAATTTCTTTCATTTAACCATTTTCTCCAAAACATCTCTTCTTCTGAATTATTCCAACAAATTCCACAATCACCACAAATTATAACATAATCATTCTTTGTCATTTCCTTTTGTTCTGGAAATTCCTTCATGCTAAGTTTATGGATATCAATAGGAATGTGGGTATCCCCTGTAATATAAATCATCTTATTTCATTCCTTCCTCTATAACACCAGTTAATCTACGAAATCCTCTTATAGTTGGCACAATCTCCAAGAGTTTTTCTTTTGTATTATACTCTGGATTTTCAATTACTTTATCAACCAAAGCATCAATTATAAAACCAATCATTTTTCCCTGTGGATATCCTGCATCCATCAAGTCTCTACCATTGATAGCCAAGTCTCTCTTACTAAAACATTGATTCTTTTCAATAACTTCATCAATCAATACACCAATTTCTAAAAACTTATTCATTCTTTCAAAGAAGAAGTCTTCATTTTGACCAAAAATATCTGCAACCTTAACCTTAATCAACTCTCTAAAACGCTCTTCACCTATTCTGTTTAACCATCTTCTTACAGACTTTATGTTGTCATGAATCTCTGCATCATGATATAGTATTAAATCTCTAACTTTCATAATGATAAGATTTTCATATCTTAATCTACCTAGAATTTCTACTGCCATATCTGCTCCCATTTGATTATGACCATAGAAATGGTCAACACCATGTATATCTTTTGTCTTACATGGTGGTTTAGCAATGTCATGAAGCATCATAGTTAATCTAAGAGCTAAATCATTATCAATGCATTCCATAGTCTTAAGAATATGGTTTCCTACAGTATATTTATGATATTCATTGTTTTGTTTGCAGGGCATTGTCTTAACAAGTTCTGGCAGTATATGTTGTAATAATCCTGTTACAAACATTTGTTTTAGTCCACTAGGAGAACATATAATAATCTGGCTAAGTTCATCCCTAATTCTTTCAGCACTACATTTGTTAATCAATTCATTATTGTATTGTATTGCTGTGTAAGTGTTATCTTCTATCTTAAATCCAAATCTAGCAGAAAAACGTATAGCTCTAAGCATTCTTAAACCATCTTCCTGAAAGCGTTCATTTGCATTTCCTACACAACGAATAATACCTTGTCCTAAGTCACTAACACCATCAAACAAATCAATTAATCCTTCTGCGTAGTTATATGCCATAGCGTTAATTGTAAAATCTCTCCTGCTCAAATCTTCCTTAAGGTCTGATACAAATTTTACATCATCAGGGCATCTACCATTTGAATATTCACCATCAACTCTAAAAGTAGTTATTTCTATAGGCATATCACCAACCATAGCTGTAACTGTACCATGTTTAAGACCAGTTTCAATAACAGCATAGTCTTTAGACCTGAACATAGCAATAACTTCTTCTGGTGTTGCAGATGTACAAACATCCCAATCTTTAGGACTCTTTCTTAATATACTATCTCTGACACATCCACCTACAACATATGCTTTATGATTATTATTAAATAGTACATTTAGCACATAACTTACAGGTGTTGGTATTTTAATATCTATACTTTTAGTTTCAAAATTCATAATCTACCTCCTAAATTAGTATGACTATATCATAACATAAAGAAATGATATAGTCAATACATTTTACCACATTTTTTCCATAGCTTCTTTATTTAATTCAATCAACCATTTATTAATCTTATCATAGTCTGGAAGTTCAGGTAGTACCTTGCATTTTTCACAAGCTTCTTGCATTTCCCTATCTAGCTTCTCAATATACAAGAGTAATTCATCTAAGGTAAATTTACCATTGCGAATATTTAAAAGCTCTTGTCTATTAGGTCTGTAAGTAGTAAAATTACCTGTCTCTAATATATCAATTGCAGAAGTCAAAAGTCTTACTGCATGGCTACCAAATTTTGTATCATAACCATATTTCTCAATAAGGTCAACTCTGCCTGTACCATTGCTTTTTTTGGTTTTTAATAAAGCAACTTGACCATTAGCATATCCACCAAACTTTTTCTTTAATGCTTTTGATAAAAAATCTCTCCTATTTTTGATTAAGATTTTACCAAAATAGTTACATTTTAAAATATGTTCAGGATTAGTGAATAAGATTTCAATGTTGTTTGGAACTCCTGCCATGCAATCCATTACAAATTTATTAACATGCATGATAGAAACATCAACATCATCTTTCGTATTCTTCCAATTTTTACTGCCTGTTGTGTTGTAATCATTAAATGTATGTAAGCCATAATAGTAATCTTCTGGTGGAATACAAACCCCTTTATAATCCTTATCAGATGTTGGTGTATTTGTACCATAGGCTGTGCTTCCTGTTACTGCTAATAAAATAGTTCTATGGTCTAACCATTTTACATCATCTGGAAAATCAAATTTCATAATATCAACCTCCTGTTAATTTTTTTAGTTCATACTTCAAATCAATGAATTTATCGCTTAAGACTATAGGTATGATTGAATCTTTTAGTAACTTGACAAATGTTACTTCATCAATAATCATACTGGTGTCACCTTCTCTATTTTTATGAACATAATATCCACCAGATGATATTTTAATAACTATCAAATCAGCCATATCATAACTTTTTCTGCTTTTCATAAAGTTATGTATTGATGTTTTGCAATGTACTGGCATAGCTTTTTTTATTGGTTTCTCTTGAATTTCTTCTTTCACTTTGAAAGGACAATCATTAGGAACATCTGCTTTATCATTCCAATCTAAATAAGAATGAACTTCTCTTTTTAATTTAGAACAATTAATTTTTCTTACATTATCCCAAGAATCAGATGTATAAACTCTTTCTGATAAACCAAATGGGCATACATCACAATTATGCACTTCCTGTTCAACAATAACTCCCATAATTCTACCTCCTTAAAATAAGAAAAGCCCATTTAAGGGCAGTTTTCTTTATATTATTGTTTATTAGTCATGATGGATGATAAGACTAGTATCTGTGTAACCATCACCATCTGTATCAACACCAACTACGCTATGTCCATAACCATGATACCCAAGGTGTCCATGTCCTACAATTATTGGAGCTACTGGAACAAGTATTTCTTCTTCATAGGTTGTAGTTGTTGTAGTGGTAGTTGTTGTAACAATTTCTTCCTCTACAGGAGCTACTTTTTCAATAGCTGTATGACATTTCCAACATTCATCATTTCCTGTTGAATTTGGGCTTCCACAACCTTTGCAATAAACAGGTCTTAAACCATGGCATGACCAACATTCAGTATTACCTTCTGGATTTTCCTCACCACATTCTACACAATCAAACGCTAACAATTTTGCCATCTCTCATTACCTCCACTTTTTATTTTAGTTTAGTTTATCTTATTTTTTAAGATTTATTGGAGCTTTCGCTACAGGAGCTTTTGCAACTGGTGCTTTTGATACAGGTGCATTAGATACAGGGGCTTTCACTACAGGAGCGTTAGCTACTGGAGCTTTTACAACTGGTGCATTTGCCACAGGAGCTTTGGCTACTGGTGGGTTAGCTACTACAGGACTGTTTGTTTTAGGTACAGGTGTATTTGATACAACAGTACCAGTTTTAGGCACAGTCTGTGTTGTAGTTGTAGTTGTTGTTTGTGTTGATGAACGCTGTTGAGTTGATGGAATTATGATTGTTGATGGCTGATGTATCACACCAACACCATATCCTACAGCAGGTTGAACTGGCTGTACTATAACTGGCTGTTGAGCATGATATGTAGTATAACCACATGATGCAAACAAACTAACAAATAGCAACATTAAACCTAAAGCACCAATCATTAATCCAAACTTTACATTTTTACTCATTTTCTTTTCCTCCTAGAATAATTTATAGTTTTATGTAACCTTTCACTTGCAAACTACTATACTAACAATCAAGTCTTTCTTTTACTTCTTTTTCTGCCAAATCTATATTGCTTTCACTATCTTGACCATTTACCCTTAAACAACCTATTACTTTTGCCAAACACTCTTCTTGCGACCTATAAAGTTTTGGATGTGTTGTTTTATAATAGCCTATTGCATGATAAATACATTCTCTACCTGACATATTTTCTGGCATATTTTCAAGGGTAATCTTAGACCTTTTTTGTTCAGACATAGTTTCCTTTCCTCCTAAAAGATTATTTTGACTACTCTCTTAGTATAGCACCTTACATTTATACTGTCAATACTTTTTTTATTTTCTTTCTTCTGGCTCTCCACAATACCTACAATCATCCTCGTTATAATGCCCATCTTCATGTTCATAATCACATTCTAAAGTCGGTGATGTTGGACAATACCAACTAAAACGTTTACCACAGGTTTTACATATTGCTGAACCATAACCACTTTCTTCAATGTCTTCATGTTTGCAGGAATCCATGGTTCTCTTTATCATAGTTTCAAGAATGATTTTTTGTTTTCTGAGTTTTTCCAGTTTAGCTTTTAAATCATCCATTATCGGAATCCTCCTGTTTTGATTCTGGCTGTTTTGGTTCTAACTCTTCTACTTCTTCAATATATGCATATTTCACTTGCAAATCTTTCAGGCTTGTTGCCATTGATATGTTGTATTCTTTTTCAAATTTTTCATCGTATTTCTCATAAGAAGTAAATTCCTCATGTTTATTAACAATTTTCAATAATCTTTCTTGATAATGAGGAACTTCTGAAATGAGTTCTGCCAAAACTTCCATTGATTTAGAATGAGCATCCTCTTCTTGACTTCCCATAGGAAGTAAAGCAAATGGCACTTCATAGGCACTTAAAATATCATTCAAATCAATCAATTTTCTAGAATCTTTTGCATACATACTGATTTGTTCTCCACTTATGTAGCCTTTACCTAACATCCAGAACAACATACATCTTTCATTAACTATGGACTCATTCTGGTCTACAAAATCTTCTCCTGCTTCATATTCAAAGTTTCTTATCAACTTGTAAATATGCTTTTTATCTAGCTCAATACCTTTAGAATCAATCATAATAAACCTCCTATCCTCTACTTGAACAATGTACTGAATCTCCTGCATTAACCTTACCTTTTACATCTCCACATCTAACTGAATCTCCTGCTTGAACATTGCCACCAACACTACCACATCTAACTGAATCTCCTGCCTGAATATCTCCTGTGATATTTCCACCAGTAAAAGAATCTCCTGCTTCTATATCACCTGTAACATCACCTTTAACAGTAACATTACCTTTAATATTTTTTATATCTCCACAGTTTCCTTCAATAGTGATTTCAAGAGGTTTAAGATTTTCATTGAGTTCATCAGAACCATCCCATAAAGTTCCATCTACATAAATTTTACTTCCATTAATGGAAATATTACCTCTTGGAAGATTATGTCTTACACCATTTATAACCACTACATTACCATTACTGCTTGAAATTATACTAGATGAATTTGAACCAAATACTTTTCCAAAATTAAAACCACTCATGTTCCTCAACCTCCTAATTATAATAAGAATTTTGTTAAAGCAATTACTATTGATATAATAATTCCAATTGCCACAAACAATACAAACGCTAAAACTCCAAACACATTTCCAAAATATCCAGTATTATCATCACTCTTATAAGCTATGTAACCACCAAAAACAGATAATGATAATACTATCAATACAACTGTTAACCATGTTGGCATCTCAATTAACTCCTTTCTACCTTTTAATCTTATCATACTCGGAATTAATTGTAAAGAGTTATTTTTAATTAATTATCTAAATCCTCACTAAACAGTATTGATGCAGGAGAACCCTTTCTATGGATACCTCCTTGATGTTCGTCAGGGAACTTGGCAGGGTGCATATTCCACCATTCATTAGCACCACCATAACTCAATTCTACTAAATGATGGGCATCATAATTACTACCAATTTTTCTATCTATATTGCCACTTTTTTTATTGTAAACATTTTCTGTATACTTGGGCCATTTTTGCCCTGTATGCTGTTCCCACTCTGAAAGTAATCTCTTTTTAACTCCATCAAATTCATGTCTGTGTTGGTTAGTTACTGCCTTATCTAGTTTTTTGATAGGAGTCTTAGCAATCCACGCAAGCATTAACTGTTTCTGTTCACTAGTTATCTGCCTATGTGTCTGAAATTCTACATCATCTAAATATGCCTGAATATCAGGGGATATAGTAGAAGTGGAAGTAACAGGTGTCATAGCACCTTGAGTTATAGGCATTGGAGGTTTAGAACATCCTGCCAATAATCCTAATATTAAAGCAATTATCGTTACAAACTTGAACATTTTCATTTTTATTCCTCCTTAGAACCATTGTTTAGGGAAACATTTTTCTCTGTTTAAGAGATATCCCTTTTCCACCATTTCTTTAAATAGGTCTTCCTTGTATCTTTTTATCATATTTTCTCTATCTTTATATCTAAACCTGAATATACCATTTTCTAAATCCTTTTCTTTTGCATAAACCAAATCAGTAAACTCTTCATAATCCCAATATTCAAGGAACTCTGTTACTGTTGTTATGCTGTTTTCTTTGATAATTTTAACCATATCTTCTCTGGTTATATCCTTTTTATCTTGTTTCATAATTTCATCTCCTGTTTTAAGCAAACTATCTTTCTTATTTCTCCTTCATGCCATATGTAGCAATCTGTGCCACAGAAATTAGTAAAATGAAAGAAGGATTTTTTATGTTTATCATACCAATAGAAGTGTCCTGTTCCTCTACGTTTACGAATAACAATAGAAAATGGATGTTTCACTTTTTCTTTCAGGGCTTCTAATAGGCAATTACTATACATAAAAAATCCTCTCCTTCCTTAATCTAGAGTAACAGTAGATTGAGTTTTATAACTGCCATCTAATTTACTTCTAATAATTTTTGCTTTATCAAATTCTCCCTGTGCTTCTAGTTTGGTGATAATGAATTGAGCATATGTTATTACTTTATCAATATCACCTTCTAAAGCACCCTCTATGAGTTTACCAATGGATGTTATACTAACCATGGCTAATATCCTCCATTAATGCTTTAATACCTTTGTGTTTTTCATCATGAAAACAACAGTTATATATAGGACATTTTCCACATCCTAAACCTTCTTTTTGTTCTACAAAGTCACAAAGCTTCTTAAAGGAATCAACAACTTCAATTATTACAGCTTCATGTTTTGATACAAGTAAATCCTTTTTTTGTACTGGTTTTTCTGGTAGGGGCATCCAATGTGTTACCTTTGAGATAGGCTGTCCATTACTATATTGCCATCCATCTTCACCATAAGCACCAATATCAATATTACCATGTTCACTAAATATCAAGACAAAATTGTAAGTATTGGGCATTTCCTTGTTTATATTAATCCATTTCATAGGGTTCTCCTTTCTCATAAAAGATAAGTTTCATGGGACTACTTAATTACGTTATTGTCTTTTAAATACTTGATATACGCTTTAGCATCATCCTTCAATTTTGTTAAAAGTTCCTGCTGTCCACTGCTACCAACATTTTTGTGACAAATTCCTATGTAGTGACCTCTTGTTTGTGACCTTCTTACCTTGTTTTTCATATGCAAGTTCGCCATTCCTTTTATTCACAACCTCCTGAAATTTTCATTTCATAGGCTTTCTTAACTCTATCAATGGTAATAATTCCATCATCAGCAGTTAATCTATTCAATTCCTTTAAATCAACATCTACTCCCTGAACCTTTAACTGTATCCATGTTGGTTCATTTGGTCTATAATCTAAATAAGTTTTGGCATCTTCCCCTACAACTTCTTTAAACATTGCCACAATTCTTTCTCCTGCTTGTTTACTTTTGATAAATCCTGAACAATCATCACCAAATCTGCCATATCCAACACCTCTTGACCTCCAAAATTCACCAATGCCATTGTCAGGTCTTATATCAGGTGTTACAAATGCATGTTTAGGAATTCCTAATCTTGGATGAACTGAAAGTGTAGGATATATATCACCAAATCCTATACTTGATTGTGTCATGCCATCTGCTAGTATTACAAACCTACTCTTACATTCACCACATATGGCAGGAAAACTTCCACCTCCACTTATACCAGTACCATAACAGTACTCACAACCACATGCTACACAACCTGAATTCTTAAAATCTGTATTGCTTATTGCTAAATATCCACTACTCATTTCTCAAACCTCCCTATCTTTGTATTTGTAAATAATTGCAAACTTTTGTTACAACTTCCATAGCTCCTTCTTTATTACCATTTACAATATTATATTTAATATCATGAAGGTCTAATAAAGACTTGATTTTTGAATCATATACCCTAGCTTCATCTTCATCTTGATTTTTTCCAATTGGATTGTAAGGTTTTACCCTATTCAAAACAAAATTCATATTATTGTATTTGTTATGAATATCTAAAACAAGATTACTAAAATCTAAATCTTTAGGCATATACATCAACTTCAACAACAATGGTGCATCAGTAACAATAACATCAACTTTACCAATTAATCTGTGTATCCTGTGTTGTTGTTTTGCAAATATATAAAGCTCATTACTGAATGTTGCAGTTCTTTCTTCCCAAACTAAATCTTTTGCAAATTCACTTACTAATTCACAATTTATATTCAGGTCTTTCAATTCTGCAAATATCCTAGAAGCCATAGTTGACTTCCCACATCCTGCTCCTGCTAACAAATTTACTATATGGGTTACTTTTTTCATTTTGTTCCTCCTAGTTTATCTTTTTGCATTACATTGTCTGTTGAATTCCAGATAATCATCCATCCAATTACCCTTACCTTTTACTGGAAATGTATCTAAGAATTTCTTGCCATCAGCTAGATATTGAAAACTAAAACCTGACCAATATACTTCTCCTTCATCTACAAAAGGTAAAGTGCTTTTTGTCCAATCTCTGTAATAAAAATCACCAGTAGCCATATTCTCAAACTCAGAAGCTAAATAAGAAGAAGCAAATTTTCCTTTTGTAAGTTCCAACATTACGAAACAAACATCATCACCAACCTTATTCCACTTAGGAAAATTCTTATTACATAAATCATAAAACTCACTTGTGTTTAATTCTTTTCCCATACTTAACCTCCTAGTTTTTTAAATCAACATTGAAATTTGTAGTAACTGTTTTCTTAGGAACAACTATTCTGTATTCTCTTAATGAATCATTTGACTGCAATACCCATGATGCAAACCATGTTTTCTTATCTGCTACAGGTTCAAATACTATTATTTCAGGTTTTTCATCTGCATCTTCCACAATATAAGATTTATTGGTTTCTACTGAATATTTTTTCTTACCTTCTTTGTAATCTGACATATAAAAATATCTGTTTTGTTCTTCAATGTAATATCTGCTACCCTTTATTGTACTACCATCTTCCAGAGCATAAATATTGAATTTCCATGAATACTCTAAATGGTAACCAGTAACAAATGTATTATAACATATCCAAGCAAAAATTGCAAATATTACAATAGAAACACTCCAACCTAACAAAATTTCTGATTTGCTACAAGATGAATATTCTCCTTTATTTGTAGTGAAATCCTTAATTATTACTTTCCCTATTGTACAATATAAACAAAATCCTGAAATAACCCCTGCTATGATTAAACCAATTAAAAACAATAATCCTAATCCTGTTGTTTGCATAATACACAACCCTTCTTCTACCTAGATTTAGTGAATAAATGATAAACAAAATATATAGCACCTGACCACATACCAATTGATAAAGCCAATCCAACAGTCCATATTGTAACTTTAAACCAATCAACTCTTCTCATTATACACTCCTTTCAATTCGTATTGACTACTCTTATATCTTACCAAATAAGAATGATATTGTCAATACTTTTTGAAAAACTTTTTAACAATCTCCTGATAACACTGGTATCCATTTGCCCCCAACTTCAAGATAATTGTAAACCAAATCACTAGAAAGCTTTGATGCTTCTGCTACAAACTTTTGAATAGCATATTTAGTTCCAGTAACAACTATATGCCATTTACACCTTCTACCATTATTACAATTAACATCAAGACAAAAAGCACCACCATGTCTAAGATTGAATGCATTAGCAACCCTGCAAACTGCATCTGCTGTATTATCAGCTACCACAGCAGTTCTGATAGTAAAAAATACAAAGTTATGTACTTCAATATCATTGTCAGTATTTTTTATAACTCTGGTAGTTTCATACACTATCTCTGGCTTTTGCTCTGATAATCCATTACTGTTATAGCTTACTAAATCTTTACTCATGATAACCTCCTATAAATTTAATATATGATTCTATTTCATGTAACAATGCCATTCTTGCCTGAGACTTTCCATGGTTACATTTTACATGTCCCCACTCTGTTGATATCCTAGTGTAGTAAGGATTAGGTATTTGACTACCTATCTTCTTCCAGATAGTCTGTGCCTGTTCCTCTGTGTAAGTACACCAAGCCTTATCCTTGAATCTTATCAACTGGTGAATAAGAATTGTTTCCTTAACCAATTTCTTGAGTTTGTTTAGCATAAGACCTCCTTAAAATTTAGGTTCATATTGTGTAGCTACTCTCTCATAGGTATATTCTTTTACTGTGCATATCTTACAAGTTCTACTCCATCTGTCCCTGTATTCAGTCCTAAACTCTGATTTAGGATACATGTGAATACCTTGAGTCTCATATTCACCTGTAAGATATTCTTTCTGATATGATTCTTGGTCAAATATTGGTTTTGTCCAATCATGAGGGCAATTTGATTTTAACCTTTTTAGTCTTGCTTCTTTTGCCATAACATGAGTTTTCAAACTCAACAATTCCTTTTCTACTTGTTCAATCTCATTTGTTAAATCTTCATATGCCATAATCTCACCTCACTTATTATTATATATGATAACCTTAATACTGTCAATATATTCTTAAGAAAAAATAAAAAAGAGAACCCTTTCGAGTTCTCTTTATATTGTATGTAGAGTTACTACTACTTAAAGTAGTAACTTTCTACAGTTGAAACGATGTTGCCAAAGCCTTTTTCAGCCATTGAGATGAATTCCAGAGTCTTCTCAGACCAACCTGCGATGATGTTAGTATTCTTACCTTTGAACTGTTGAGTGCCGTAGCCCTGTAAGTCAATAGCATGAACCCATACATCAGGATTGATTGTTTTTCTGTACTGGTCAACCAAGTTCTGACAGCTTGTTTGTGATTGTCTACCCCATCCACCACTTCTACCTGAGTCCCAACCACAGTTGATTTCATTATCAGATAACATAATGATTCTATCAACTTTGATGTTTTTATTAATCAAGTGTTGTATTGGAAGAGTAATATCTGTACCACCACCAGTGTTTCTAACGCTCTTCGCATTAGATATGATACCATTGCTTGTAGGTAATGTGATATCTCTTAATGAAGTGTCAAAAGCAACAGAGATTGAATCATCACAGATGTAATTTGCCATTGCCATCATAAGTATACCAATTTCTACGCAAGTCATATCACTTTTAGCACTAACAGGACTTGACATTGAGCCAGAAGTATCAACTGCAATAAGTGTTTTACCACTTAAAGGCTGAACGTTTTTACAACTTAACTTTAAAGCAGTTTCTAATGTATCAAGTATCTTTGAAGTAGCAAGACCTTCATTTGTCAACACTTTGTATGCTGAGTAATATCTGAAAGGTAACTGCTTATTCTTTAATACTCTTTCCTCATTTGCTAAGAAAGAATAAACTTCATTCATATTCGAAGCTCCTGATTTGATTATGTTACGAAGGTTACGCATCATAGCCATGTAGCCAAGTTTCTTTTCAGTAATCAAGTTTTCCCATACTGCCTTAGTATTACCCTTAGCAGACAACTCAGTTTCCCAAGTCTTTGGTACTTCAAGGTTACCTTCCATCAATCTCTTGAACATATCGCTTTGTGCTGTAGTAGTAGGTCTTGGGTGAGTTAAGCAAAGGATATCTTTAAGTTTGATTTCCTTACTGTCTTTGTTGTACTTTGCAAGAGAGTATTCATCAAATCTTAAGAAAGCATCTACTAAACCTTTCTTCATGGAATTTGCGATAGGCTTTGAGTATTTGTCTAATGAATAAGCCAAGATTTCTGACATATCATCAACTCTTTCAACAACCTTGTTGATTGTTGCTCTAGCATACTGCTTACCATTTGGATGATTTGCAAGTTCTGATGTTAATACATGTGAAATAGTTCTCAAATGCATTTCATTTCTTGCAAATAGGGCTAGGTTAGCAATGAACTTTGCATCATGTTCAAGAATTGATTTTACTGTTTGGATAATCTCTTTTGAGTTATCACCATAGTATTTCTTTTCATTGAATAAAGATGTAAGTACTTGTGTTACTAACTTGTCTTTCTCAGCCATTGCATAAGCAGGAACACCTGACTTATTAGTGGTTTGTAACTTTTCTTCTCTTGCTGTTTGATTAAACTTTGACATTATTATTACCTCGCTTTCGACTATTAAATTTTTTATTGGGAGGAAAACTTCCTCAATATCTTACCTTCTTAGTATAACCTATACGGATATGTATTGTCAATACTTTTTTTGCATATTTTTAAATCATTTAGAGAAAATCAATAAGAGACTAAATAAGGACTCGAACCTCACCTTTGAGTTTTCACACTCAACGCTCTACCAATTAAGCTATTTCCCCACATATAACGGGGAAAGATATAACTCTAATCTACACTACTAAATGACTTATTAAACTTAAAAAATTACAATATCATTTTAATAATCTCTAGAGAAGCCTTGAAAATACTTGCAGATTTCCAATTTTTGTTCAATTATTAAAATGATATTATAATTTTTATTAGGAGAAAAGCAGAATGGGTATAAGTTTTCACAGATTCATATTATAAATAAATTTTTGAAGTAACCCACTCTTACACTACCTAAAGGTTTATAAATTTTATTGGGAGAAAATCGAATTCGGCTATTGGGCTTATGCCCTGCTTTTATTACAATTTGTTTTATGTAACTTTTGATTCAATCGTAGCTCATTGGCTACCCATATTCTTATAATTATTTATTTGAAGTAACCGACTTCTACACTTCCCAAGTGTTTTATGTAATTTTTAGTTTGGAGAAAAACTTTGAGAGTATTTTATCATTTAAAGTTGAAGTAACTCTCAAATACACTACCAAACAAGATTTGAAACTTTATTTGGGAGAAAAGCAGGAAGGGTGTTTTTTCGCCAATGAAGTAACCCTTTACCTAACACTACCCAAAATTTAAACTTATATCATTGTACAGGAAGTAAAACGGCTATGGTTTGTTCCCATTTAAGGGATTCGATGGATTTGAACCACCTTTAAAAATTTTATAAGAATTTTATTTAACCGAAGTAACCACAGTCTGCACTGTCCTATACAATTGAAAACTTTTTGAACATTTAGAGAAAATCAATTTCAGTATTTTACGTGTTTTATCAATAAACTAATCTGGTATATGCCAGATGATGGAATTAAACCACCTTCTCGTCCTGATAATGGAAGTAACTGATATCTACACTACTAAATGTTCTTTACACACCAGAAGCAGGAATCGAACCTACGTTTCCCTCCGTAATGAGGGTGTCCTACCATTAGGCTATTCTGGAACTTACAATTAGAGAGTGGGATTCGAACCCACGACCACTCCGTCAAGCATTCTACCAGACTGAATTATCTCTAAAACCAAAGGGAAAGGAATCGAACCCTCCATACACCTAGCGTTGTTGCTATCAACATAAGTTGACATAGTGCCAAGCATCTGCCATTGAATTACCTCTGGATATCTAACATTAGAAGAAAAACGATTTCAGTATATTTTAAGCGACTTAACCACTTGTCCACATCAGGATAAGACCTGACGAGGGGATTCGAACCCCTGTCTCTTCCTTTGAATGGAAGTAACTGATATCTACACTATCTAATGCTTTTTAATCTTTAAACTTAATATTGGAAGAAAAACGTAAAGGCTTCTTTTTTATACTATTGCTCTACCATTGAGCTACCTGCCGATAATCGGAAGGGTCAGATTCGAACTGACAACCCACAGTCCCCTTTGAAGTATGCCTTAACTACACTTTCCAATGACTCCGTAATCTAGATTTGAACTAGAGACTGTGTATGCATATGCACAGGTTTTTCCACTAAACTATTACGGAAAATTGCTTACTTGGAGAAAAACGTTGAGAGTAAAAAGGACTCGAACCCCATCTTCAACATATCACTGTTGATGCTCTAACCAATTGAGCTAGTATCTTTTTCAGCAAGAAGTAACTCTAAACTGTACTGCCAAGTAAATATTTATAGGGGAAGGAAAGCGAACAGACGTTTTATCGTACTCTGCCAATTGAGTTACACAACAAGCGTAAAGCCTGTCATGATGGGACTCGAACCCACAACCTCGTCATTAAAAGTGAAGAACTTCTATTCTGCACTATCCCTTGTTTACTGAATTTCAAT